CTTACATCATCTCTTATTATTCCTGCTTTCTCTCTATTAACTGAAGTAAAGCAATATATACGTCATGGTATTAGTATGTACAAACCTATCGTACCTGAAATTACTAATATGTCAGAATCTACTGCACATTTAGAATGGGATGCTATAGGACTTCTTACTGATAATACATTTGACTTAGCTCCCTTTATTGCTGACTTAAGTTCAACTGATACATGTATCTCTGACATTGTTGATAATGTAATTGAATTAGCTCCTATGTTCGGTGACGCAGTACTTAATCCAAACCTAACGTTAGATTATACTATCGGTTCTTATATGCCTCAGCTTGATGCTAATGCTATTACAAATTGGAGAAGATTTAAAATTAGTGATGCTAATCAGTATGTTTATAATGCTCCAATTGATATGGGTAACCCAACTTGGCAAGTAAATAATATTGATAGTACGATAGGAACTGATAATATAATTGTCACTGATAACTCATCTGATCCATTTGTATTACTGTCTGATCGCTTTACTACAGACTATTTGGTGAATACATATATGTCAAATGGAAGTGCTACTGGTGTATCCGGAGTGATTTTAGGTGTGTACGAAGATCCTAGCGAGTTAGTATTTGATCCTGATAAAGGAATTACTCATCCTAGAGTTCATACTCTTAGCGTAATAGCAGATTTTTCTATTGCTTCTCCTACTCTAAAGTTTGTATATGATTTAGGACTTAGTACAGAAATTATTATTAAGACTTTACTTCAATCTGAAATTGATGATGTTGCTGCATCCGAAGGAGCTAACCCGTCATTTGCTACTACTCCTGGATTACTTACTGAAAGACAGTTTGAAGTTCAACGGAGAGGTTGTTCAATTAATGTAAGATTTGGTAAAGGAAGAGATCGTAACGATTTAATATTCTACTTCAACTTAGATTTAAATGATCATAATATTGATTGGACTGGAATTCCTGTTCAAGAATTCAGTGATTGGAATCATATCGGATACATTTCAATTGGTGGAAATAATCCAACATTCGAAGTGGAAAAAGATAAAGTATATGACTCGGTTGGAGTATCAGTTACTGATATTGCTACGGGTATTAGCATATCATCTACTATGATTAATATTACTACTAACATTGATCAATCAGATCCTCTTAACGATCTGTTTAGTCATAACATTACTTCAGATGATCCGTACTTCAATATTACTTCAGATGATTCTGTAACAAATATCGTTGCTGATTAATACTTAAATAGATCTTCTAGTTTGATAAATAGTCTAAATACTACAAATTAAATTAGGAGATCTACATTGAAAGTTGATGCAAATATAATCAACGTTGATGACGCGTCTATTACTGCTAATGGGAATGCACTTGAAGTTGGTGTAGATCCTGTTGGACAATTAGAAATAGGAGTAAGCGGAGTTAAATTAACAGACGCCTTTCAATCAGCAGCGCTTAGTGCCACTGCACCTACTGGTGCTGGTACTTCAGTAGTGCCAACAGGTAATTTATCTAGTTCTAATGTACAAGATGCATTAGAAGAATTACAAGATGACATAGATAATGCGCCAGTAGGAGTTCATAATCACGACGCAGACTATTCAGATATATCACATACACATACTGGATTTGCGTTAGATACACATAATCATGATGCAGACTACTCTGATATATCACATAATCATGATGCAGACTACTCTGATATATCACATAATCATGATGCAGACTACTCTGATATATCACATACACATACTGGATTTGCGTTAGATACACATAATCATGACGCAGACTACTCTGATATATCACATAATCACGATGGTGAAGTAGGTATAGTATTATTTTCTCAACCGTTAAATACGTTACAATTCACTCGAGCTGCGTATCAAGCTGGATGGGACACATATACTAAAATAGGATGGCGGATTAGAAATGCTGAATGCGCCACTCCTAATGAAGGTTTCATATCTATCAGTATTGCGCATAATCCTTCTGGAACAGCAGACTCTGACTATGTAAAGTTACAGAACGGAGCTACTTACACGAGAGTACTACCTACTAATACACAAACAGGAAATTTTCCTACTTCATTTGAATATACTATTCCAAACGGTGTCCAGAAACCTCACGGTCACTTTGATTCTTTAAGTGGAATCAATAGATTCGGTTTAATGTATGCGTCTAACCAAGGCGGACCTAATTTAGGATTCGTTCTCGAGAACGGACATACCGGCATTGCTGCCATGGCAGTATGGGTTCCTTGGGATATTGGTAGCAGCTTAATAGGTAAACACCTTCAGGTTGAAGCGCAAGTAGTATTTACCGGTGGTACATTTGAAATAATAGGATATAAATAATATGAGTACGATAGAAGAAAGAATAGTAGCTAGAGATATAGTTGCTTTAGGTTACCTAACTGAACAACTATATGCCGCGGCAATGCAAAGACAGAATGAAATTTTAGATGCAAATTTCATGCAACTGATAGGCGACGGTAGAGTTCTAAAGCGAGTACTTACATCTCCAGTAATGCCCATCTTTGATGCATGTCTATTAGCTATAGATGAATTATGGGACGAATATAAAGAAAGAAAAGATAACTCGATATATGACTTAGATTTTTCTGCGCTAGGATCTATATCTAACACTTATTCAGAACTAAGGACTGAGTTAGAATCTCTATAGAATATGTTTCAGAAATACCACCTTTATCAGATTATTTGATAAATAGTATAAATAAAAGTTTAAAAAGGTATCTCTCAATATGAGCAAAATTGATGCAAATCTCTTAAGCCACGATGATGAATCGATTGAAATTATCAATAGTACTGAAGCAGGCTTCAAACTAGATCCAGAAGGTAATCTACTTAAAACTGGTGATGGTGTTGCGGTTGATCTTGATGGTTTACTTGGTGGACAAATAGATGTTAATGACTTAGTAACAATGGAAGGTTCAACAATGCAACCTGTCCCTGTAGCTAATCAAGTAGTCTTTAAGAATTTCAATGCCGGATTAGTGCACGGAGCAATTGATGAACAAACATTAGCACTAACAAACAATCAGAGTTTAAATTTATCTAGCGATATTAGCATCGAAAGTCTTTTAGTAGATAACAACATACCATCTAATGCTACTCATATTGAAGTATTCGTAACTATAGATTGGTCCAAGACTAATTCAAATTGGAATGGTACTTATAGCTTTGCTATGACAGATTCTGATGTTACAGATAATGACATAATTACTAATGATAATTATCAGTTCTTGTTTAAAGATATGGAGATAGTTAATCTTAATGATTCTGGTACTCTCCAAGGATCTTTAATCATTCCTATTAATGCATCTAAAGATATTAAGTTTTATACATTTACCGGATCTGATTATGCATTAGATGATGGTGCAACTCTCGGTCCGTTTGCAAATTCAAGTGGAGCAGCTACTCTTACTGTTAGACCTAGACTACATATTAAAAATTTCCTTTTAACTGAATCTGCCGCAGTTCCTATTAAAGGATCTGAACTTGTTGGTTTAACTTACTCGCCATTACCTGAAAGTAAAACAGTTTATAGTGAAGTTCTTGATACATTAGGAGATTATCCTAATACAGAATTTTCTAACTTACGTTACGCAGTAAATTCTATAGATGTTCAAACAGTGTTAGACAATGCTAGCATTGATATTCCTGACGGAGTAGTAGGTTTAAAAATATCTACCACATTGGAGATATCAGGAAGCATTAATGGATATGAATCTTTTAACAACTATGTTCTCTGTAATCCTCCTACTGCGAATACAGATCACATTAGTGATCTTAACGATGCTCTAATAGATCTTGATACTACAGGAAATACAAGTATTGCAAATATTGACGGACTGTCTGATATAGCAAACTTTACTCAGCATACTTACATTGGCGGATCATTATCTGACGATATTCTAGAATCATCAATTGAAAACTTTGATGTATTTTATGATACTGAAGGTGTTGATAATATAGAGATTACATCTGTAATTGCAAACGGATTTCAACAGCCAACAGTAGATGTTCTATCACAAAGAATAGTAGTTAAGATAGTTGGATTCTACTTATCAGAATCAACACGTCTAGTAGAAAACTTTATTAATACTGAGTACGTTGCAGTTATTTCTACAACTGATCCCGATCCACTTACTGTTAGTCAATCAGGAACTAATAACTCATCTATTACTTATAACATAGCTAATCTTCAAGGTGCTGCTACGTTACTTAGTGATTACATATCAGAAATACATATCGAATATAGTTTATCTAATGTTTCTCCTGCTGCATCCGGATCATCTGAACTTATTGTTTCATATCCTGATGGAAGTAATGTTACATATGATTTGAGTGATATCACTAACACCGCAGAAGTAGTTAAATCTGATATCATAAGATTACCTGTTAATTATGCTCAGCCTACATTTACTATTCAATTGAATACTACTGACATTGATCCATCTTATAGTGCTTCATATAATATCATAGGCGTTACTCAGCAAACAGCGTTAGGAGACATTCTAGAATCTATAGGATTGATAGCTTACTCTGCTGCTAATACTACAGTCGATGTTTCAATTCTTCCTAATTCATATACAGATGTTCAAGCTGCGTTAGAAGGATTGTTTCTTGATACTACTGTTGCTACTCATGACCATGATGCGGACTATGCTAATATAATTCACGGACATGCGTCTGATGACATTACTGTTACTCCCACTGGTAACTTAACTTCAACTGATGTTCAATCTGCATTAGTAGAATTACAAACAGATATAGATTCATTCGTTTCTACTGATGATCAAAATTCAATTGAAGTTTCTACAGTCATACAGAATGGTGTAACTCAAGCAAATGTTCAAGCAGAACTCGAACAGATACATACTGACATTGGTGCAATATCAGATACTGACGATCAAACTTCTACTGAAGTTGCAACAACTATTCAGAATGGTGTAACTCAAGCTAATGTTCAAGCAGAACTTGAACAGATACACATTGACATTGGTACAGTATCTAATGATGAATTAGTTGGTATCTCTTCAAATGATACTACACCTGGAAATCTAGATGATAAGATAGTCAATGGATCTGGCATAGTTAAATCTATACTTAATGCTTCTGGCGATGAACAACTTCAAGTAGAATTAGGTCCTCATTATCTGGCTCTTGCTTCAACTGGTTTAATTAGTGGAGCAATTATGTCTCCAGGTGCAACAACAGGAACTATCGATATAACTATAGGACATGGATTGTATGTTGATTCAACTACTACATATCCAACAGTTGAAGCACAAGGTGTAGAGATATCAGCTAGAACTAATTTTGCTATTACTGATATTTTAACCGAAGTTGTAACTTATATATCAGTAGATAAAAATGATAATATCATCCAAAATAACGCTATGCCTACTGCATCTGAACGAAGAGATGCTATATTCTTAGGTGTTGTTGGACATGGTGATAATGTAAATGTAGATGTAAGTAAATCCACTCCTGTAATTGCGTACAATGCTACAGCTCAATTACAAGACTTAATGTCTAGTTTGGGAATATTCAATGTAAGCGGTAACGTCATTGTTCCAAATGGAGCTAATTTAAGTATCGATAAAACATTAGGACAGCTCTTCAAATCAGGTTCTAATTTTGAAACTGATCCAAAAAACCCACATATATTAACATTGCCAGCTGTTCCTGCATTAGAATTCTCTTACCTAAATCAAAATAGTACTAGTACTATTGGACCAGTAACTGCACTTGATCCTACTGTATGGGATGATGGAGGTACAACTACTACGATACTAGGTAGTGCCAACCAGGCAACTATACAACAAGTATATATGTTCTCATCTGGAATATTTTTATTACAGCTTGGTCAAGAAATATATTCAACTATGTCAGATGCGATGAACGCAATTGGTACTCATCAGTTTATTGTTGAACCTAATATTGAAGCTAACGGACTTCTTATAGCTGAGATTGTTATACGTACAGGCGCTTTGGATGTATCAGATCCAGGAGATGCACTCATATTTACAGCAAATAGATTTGGTGAAACAGGTTCAGTTGGATCAAGTGCCATCGGTACTCTACAAGATGGATATAATAACTCGGTTAATCCAGAAATATTAACAGACGATACATTAGGTCCATTATCTATTAAGCGTGGCTCTACTGGTGGTGACACTGATACGGTATTTGAAGTTATAAATGGATCTGATGCTACGACCCTTCAAATCTTAGGTGACGGTACCGTTAATGGTAGAGACATTGCAGCAGATGGTACACAGCTTGATACTAATACAACTGATATATCAAATATAGTTCAAAATGCTACTCACACAGGTGATGCCACAGGTGATACTGTTTTAACACTTGCTAATAGTGGAGTTGCAGCAGGATCATATACTAATGCTGACATAACAGTAGATGCTAAAGGTAGAATAACAGTTGCATCAAGTGGTGCAGGTGGCGGAACAGATGATCAGACTGCTACTGAGGTTAGTACTACTATTCAGAACGGTGTAATTAGCGCTAACGTGCAACTAGAACTAGAACTCATACACACATTAATTGATCCCATTATTGATACTGATGATCAAACTGCTACTGAGGTTCCTACTACAGTACAAAATGGTGTAACTCAGGCTAACGTTCAAGCAGAACTTGAACAGATACATACTGATATTGGATTAGTTACTGGAACATCAGCTATTACTTATCTGACTGCAACATCTGGATTTGTACATAATATCACTAATAACGAAGGTGAAGAAATTGTTATTGATTTAGATTCATTCGCTGCTACTATTAATCTACCTCTTACACCAATTCTTGGAGCTCGAGTACTTGTCACTGCTGAAGGTGATGCAACTACTAATCCAGTTTCAGTAATTCCAAACGTAGGTACTCATGATATAGAAGGTGCTAATAATGATGACATTGATTTAGATGGAGGTCGAGTAGAATATGTATTTGACGGATCCAATTGGATTATAACTATGTCATTAGTATCATAAATTTAAAGAACTGAAGGTAATAAATATAATGCAATATGTAATAAATAATGATAAATGTCTTGTTATTTACAAAGACAATGTCAATGTCGACAGCTTTTACAATAGCCATGAAATAATTAGTGGCGATTATAAAAGAGAAGGAGGTAATTATATTGGAGCTGGTTTATCTAGATCCGATATACTTGCTCAAGTAAATTTATCAGAAGAAGAAGTAAGAGAGCAACAACGTAAAAGACTAGAAGTTGCAGTTAGAAAATATCAAGAAGATGCTGGAATCGATGCATTTTTCTTAATGATATGCTATCAATTTAAAGATATAAGTGATAAAGCTAACGGCATAGTACAATGGTCTGATGATCTGTGGCTAAATCAATATCATAATAAAAAGGCTGATATTTTATCAGGTCTTGCAGAAGTTAATTACGATTTTACATCAGAAGATCCAGTGCCTAGCACGTTTTCTGAAGTACGATCTGAAATAGGAATTTAAATAATGAGTAAACTTTCAGAGAGAGTTACACCAGGAGCAGGAAATACTATATTGAATGGTGTATCTGATCCGCTAGTAGGTCAAGGTATTGATGGAGATTTTTTCATTAATACTACTGTTCAAACAATATTCGGACCAAAAACTGCTGGTGTATGGGGATCAGCTACATCTTTAATAGGTGGTACATCTTTTAATATTCTATCAGGAACTTTAGATCCTCAAGATTCAGAAGGATTTAATGATCAATACTATGTTAATACAACTAACAATACAATCTTCGGTCCTAAGACTGGGGGTGCATGGGGAAATGCTCAACCTATATCAGGAATTGGTACTTTAATAACAGGAGTCATTGATCCAGTCAATGGTCTTGGTAGTGATGGCGACTTCTATACAAACACCGATACTAATACTCTATTTGGTCCTAAGACTGGAGGAGTATGGCCAGCAGGAGTTAATTTGCTAGGACCGTTTGGTGGATCAGGCGTAGCTGTTACTAACATGCTAAATACAGTATCAGTATTAGAAGGTGACAATACTCCTTCAGTTTCAGAAGGTACTCATATCGCAACAGCTTATCAAGATTACCCTTCTTATATTAATTTAAATTTAACTAATACTGGACCTGTTAATTTAGGATCAGTATCGATATCTAGTTCTAATCCTGATTTTACTGTATCACTACAACCTCTTACAATAATTGGTGGTTTTAGTTCATCAACATTTATAATTACGTTTGACAGTTCAACATTAGGTAGTAACACTTCTACTATAACTATTAACAACGACTCAGTAGGATCGCCTGCATATTCATTCGATGTATCAGCAAACAACGTTGTAGTACCTACCGCTATCTTTGTTGAAACTTCTGCTAATGGTGGTTCTGATGCGAACGATGGTCTTACTCCTATTACTCCTAAAGAAACGATTGCAGCAGCAGAAAGTTTAATGGGATCTATGACACTACCTCCTCAGCCTGATTTAGAAATTATAATAGGAGTAGGAGACTTTGAAATTACAAATACATTTATTGTTGCTACTAGATGGGACACTGTAAGAATGAAAGGAGTTTCAGTTGGCACTTTAACTTCGTCAGATGTAACTAGTTCAGTGTTTACCACTGAAACAGAGGTTAGAAATAAACTACAAACAATGTTATACACTAACGGTAACGACAATATAGTATCACAAACTAATGATGTTATTCTTAATTTAGAAGATCTTATACTTAAAAATACCAACGAACCTAATTATTCAATGGAGATCAACTTTAATACTATTAAAAATTGCGCATTCCTTGAATGTAATATTGATACAGGTACATCCGCATCAGGCCAAGTATTTACAGTAGATGATAGTGTAATGTTTGCTACAGATAATAACGAACCTGTGTCATTAGTAGATGCGGATAACACATGTAGTTTTGTATTTACTAACTTCTTCTTTGAAGAAGATACTGGTAATGTCGGTAATGATGTTATAGTACAAATACCTGGAACGTTTACAAATTGCGAAATGCATTTTGATCATGCGAATTTTGAAATTGACATTCCAACCGGATCTGTAAATTTTTCAGGATGTTCACTTAGTGGAGCTAGCGGTGTAACAGTTCTAATGTACGTGGGTATTACTAACCCAGGGGGCATTGTTAATATTACTGATTGTACTATTGATAATACTACTTCTGATGTTGCTATATCCGGATCATCTACTGTAATATTGCATGATTCTTCTGTAGTAGGTTACCTCAGTATGTCTAAAACTACTCTTCCTAATATTAATCTACTTACTATAACCGGTAGTAGTACTGTTACTTCTACATCAGGTCAAGATGTAGTTGCCAATGGTGTAGGAGTATTTTGCGATCTAACTTCATGGGATACTGATGCTAGTAATTTAACTGCCCAAAATGGTGCTCAGATTGATGTTAGTAATGCTCCCACATCAGGAACGTTTACTCCGGCATACGGATCAGGTGTTGATGGTAACGGATCTGAAATTTTCTAATGATAAATAGATATAATTACAATTTAAGGACAATAACAATATGATTTATCCGGCAGATAAAAAGTTGTCAGGCCATGAAAGAGAAGCAGGTATTGTTAACGCTGATCTGATTATATATTCTCAACGTCAACTTGATGGATCTTATATATCAAAGAATGCTTCATTAGAAGAACTAGGAAATGCTCTTGGTGTTTTAACTACTCAGTACTTTGAAGATTTTAGAACTGAGGAATTAACATTTGTAGCAGGTGTTGCAGCTTTAGCAGAACCACCACGGACTCCAAGTTTAGTGAGTATTTTTTACACAGGAGTTCAACAGACTAACGTTGATGTTAGTGTGACTAATCCAGATTTCAGTGTATCAGCTGCTGGCATAGTTACATTGGAAGTTGGTTCTGATATTCCTACTACAGGAACTGTTACTGCAGTGTATACTGTAGCAGAGCTAGAATCTCCTTCTAATACAGAGAGCGCCACTTTGTTTTCAGAGGAGATGACCTTCAGCGGTGGTGATACGATTGTACTCAGTGACACTCCAGTAGACGATGAGAACATACACGTATACTACACAGGTATTTTCATGAATAATGGTACAGTTTCAGCAGGTCAAGCTGACTTCACTGTTAATACAAACATTATAACTCGAGATGCTCTTGGTAATATTCCAGCATTAGCAACAGTAATTATTTCTTACTCTCGCTACCTCTAAACAAAAAAAGGAGTATCAACTTAATGATACTCCTTTGTTATGTATTTTGCTTATGTTTAGGAAGCTAGTACTTCATCTTTGAATTCATTGAAGTTAACTTCAAGAATACTGAATAATGCATCACACACAGTCAGATAGTCATCTTCAGAATAGACAGTATTCTTATTCATCAAGTTACTAATGACGAGGCCGGTAGCAGGATATGAATCAGAGATGTTATTTAGTTCATAAGCATTTTCTTCAAAGAAGTCAATGAAGATAGATCCAAAGAGATCTTCATCAATTACAACTTCGTAATCAGAAGCAAATGAATTAACTGTATCGACAATCATCATCATCATTTCATAAGGGTCTTCTAAAACTGAGCCGAAGATCTCAGTTCCGCGTTCTAGGTTAATTTTTTCAATATCAATTTTCATATTTATTTTGTTCCAAATTTATCATTATTAAAGTTATTTTTACTAAAGACATATCTATCAACTAGTTTAACTAAGTTATCACCTAAGTCTACAACGAATCCTTCTGAGTATTCAGACTCCATCATATGTTCAGAGTTATGTAAAGCTTTAATTAAATCAAGTTTATAAGTAGTTATTGCATCATGTAGTGTGACTAAGTTATTAAGATCTCCGCTGTTCTCATTGAGTAAGCTGTCTATCTTTTCTTGTATTTTGTCTTTACCTTTCTGAGTTTTTAACTTATCTTTCTTTATTTGGTATTTATCATTAATGTGCTTGATGTATGCAGCATCAAAAGAAGGTTTAACATCCAATAAAGGAATGTCTTCTCTGATTAGTTTATTAACAAAGATCTTTAGCTCAGCTACAGAATCACTCTTGATGTCACTATTAAGCAAACTAATACGATGCTTTATGTAATCATGATTAGGAAGCTTAAGCGTCTTCTGATCAATCGATTGGATCCAGTGAATGAATGCTTTAGGAGGAATGGTAAGACCTGATTTAGATAAAGGAACTCTAATCAGATCCATTTTACCAGCATCAGTTTTACCTGCATTTTTATACTCAGTATGAATCATAAATCCCATGTCAGAATTAAGTACTTGTTGATACTCATCTGATTCACGATTAGTCACACTATACTCAATAGTGTTAGGAGTAAATGAAATTTTATCTTCATCAATTACTAAATCATCACGAGTAAATAGCATATCCCCTTGATAAACTTTATCTTTAGGAGGGTCTAATCGTCTCAGACTATCCAATGCTATTAGAAGTTTCTTTTTAAGTTCATCGGATGCATCATGATAATGCTTGTCAATACAAGCAGATGACTTAATAAGCTTAGGTACTTTGTTAAGAATTGACTTGGTTCCAATAAAGAATTCTCCATCATCATGACCAAAGAACAATGCCGGTGCTCCATCAACTTTCACAGTTATATCACTTGTTTGTTGATCAAGAGAATCGAAGAAGTTATCGAAAAATTCAATACTTGTATCATCTAAACAGAATTCTTCCAAGTGAGCAATGTGCTTATTAACACTTTTACTATTTTCTGTTTCAGCCAGAGTTCTACGAATAATTCGTTTCTTTTTAAATTTATCTTTAAGAGTAGGATTCTTTGCACTGAATTTTGGATTATCATGAAAGTTTCCTAACACTCCGTCGGATGTCATTGCTCCTGCTGGTACTTCTTCTTCGACTTTCTTTTTCATAGGTGTTTAGCCTTCGTTTAATGTTGCCATAACTTGAGAATCATTAATGATAAAATACATATCATTCAAGTAGTTAACTTTAGTATAATCATGGTTTGCAAAAATAACAATCGCTCCAGTATTAATTGTATCATCAGGTACATAATTACCTACAGATACTACTTTACCAAATAGAGCCTTTGAATCTTGTGTTCTTTCTTTAAGCTCGTCAGGTAGAAACATTTTAACTTCGCCTGCTGCTGCTTCTTGTTCATATTCTTTACCATCAATTTCTTTACATACGATAAAGTTGCCGAATGCTTTTGGGTATTGTTCTGACATATTTTTATTTCCTTTTATTTGTAAGTGTAACTTACAGTTTGTATTTGTTTCATTTCAAAGATATCTTCAGGAGAATCTATACATAGATCTTCAAGAGAATTCTGCTCACTCTTACAATTCCAATGTCCAATGCCAATGTACTTATCTTTAATCTTAAATACTTTGACGGATGCTATGTACCAGCGATGTTCATCATAATCAATTTCATCTACTTCTTCACCGGCAATATCTAATGAAGCTTCGACATCCCAGTAATCTGAAAAATCAATAGTAGCGTTTTGATCTTTTTCGTGATCTTTGTAAGCTTGTAGTAAAAACTCTTGTAGTTCATTCATAATTATAATCCTTTTATTACAAGAAACTACTAAAATCGGATAATGTAATCTTCATCTTATTAATAGCAGTTCTTTCTGCTTTTGATACTTCAGATGGTTCTTTACCTAATTCAGCAGCAACTTCATTAACAGTGAGTCGTGAATTTTTACGCTTATTGTAATAGCGAGTTTGAATAACATCTCTTTCTAATTCTTCTAAAGATTCAATAGTTTCTCTGAGAATTTTTGTAAATTCAGCAGCATGAGCATTAACATCAGGAGCATTAAAGTGACCTTTACCTTCCAAGTCATATTCTGTCATAAGACTATCTGCAGTGATATCATTGTCATTTAATGATTGTTGCTGGCGTTGCATTCCTAATCCAATAAGGAATCTAGCATTTTTAGCAATGATCTTATGATCATAAGATCTTTGTTTTGAAGCGCCACCTGGTGGCTTCTTAAATTTAATTGCTTCGAGAATATCTGAATCTGACATTGCTTCTACATCTGCTCGTTTTCCTTCAGCTAACATTTTTTCTCTGAATGCGTTGATATTAACGATTCGAACTGATACAGAATCTGGAATCTTAATAGCAGGACAAATTTTTGCTGCTAATCGTTTGATATAAATTTTAGAGTAGTTATTCAGATAAAGAACAATTGCACCATCAAATTTATCATCCACATCATGAATTGCTCGTACTGCATTTATCAGAGCACTGATACCTTCAGATTGTAGATCTTCGATATGAGAATTACTTCCACCAAAAACTTTCGAGAACAATGCAGATTGCTTATAGATATAACTTCTAAAGCTGTCAATAATTTCAACCAAAGCTTCGTCTGCTTGGGGCTGAACTTCTGTTTTACAAACTTTAATTAGATCTCTTAGAATACTGCCGTTGCTTTGTTTTCTGGACATAGTTAATAACCTTTTTATTTTTGTCGTAATTTGTGAGTGGAAAGGACTATATGAATTATAGTCCTTCTTAGTATAATACCTTTATGTTACCTTTAAGCCCGATCTGCTATAATTTGTTCAGTTATTTCAACTGATCTAGCTGCTACGAAGTCATGGGGCTTTACAATATCAAGTTTTGACTTACGTTTACTTAATGGATCGTTATCACCTGTTGATCTTACTTTTGACATATTAGCTCTAACAACGTCATTCCATAGAAGACAGAATTCTTCGTTAGTTAGACCCATCATATCAATTGTACCTAATGCTATGTATACAATATCTATCAAAGCATCGAAGGCTTCGGGTAGATCATTTGTTTCAATGGCATCTTTAAACTCATCAAACTCTTCTTGAATAAAGTTAGCTCTAAATTGCATAGCTTCTTTATCACAGAATCCGGGAGATTCGTTAATAGGAATATCAAATTTACCATGGAAGCCTGATACATCATTTAAAAGTTTAGACCATTTGTATTTGCTACTATCAACCAGGTTACCTGTTTCTTTTACTTGAGCATCTACTTGTGCTGCAATTTGTTTGCTAACATCTTTAAACATTTCGTCTATTTTAGATGTGATTTCTTTTTTAGCAACTTCTTTATATTCAGACTTGAATTTTTCAATTGCTGTGTTGAATTCTTCTTCAGTATATGTCATACTTTTCCTATTTAGTTGTTAATAATAGTTGCTATAAAACAACTATTATGAGTTTGAAATTTTATTTGTTAATATTTTTATATTTTTTATTCGTACTCTATCCAGCCACTTCCGCCACCGTCGTCATTATAGACTTCCCATTCACGTTCAACACTTTCTGCAAGTTTAGTTAGAGATGTTATGTCACTACTGAATTCAATTTCACAATCATCTAGATGTTCTTGAAGAGAGTCAACATCAAAGAACTCTTCCTTTTTTGTTCCATCTCTTGTAAGTTCATAGCCACCAATCCAAAATAGAGTGACTTGCCCAGGTTTTCTTTTATCTAGCTCTGCTTGTAAATCAGCAGTGGATACTTTACTTAAATTCATATTACAATTCCTTATATGCTTCGAAGAACCATGGCGGTACGATTCGATGATTTCTGGTTAATAGATTAGAGATAGCTGGATCTAATATGTAGGTAACACTCTTATCAGTTTCTGATCTTAATGTTCTGCCATAAGCTTGAATTATTTTTCTAATAGTTTCAACAGCATACCATCTGCTATTTAATTCCATTCGAGTTTTAACAAAGTTATCTCCTAAGAATCCAAAGGGTGCTTTACAGATTACTGAGAATTCTCCGAGATCGCCATGTAAGTCTAAACCTTCAGTCAGACTTGGTGATAGAAGAACTCCGTCGCTATGATTACGATGGAACTTATCAATATCTTGATCTCTATTTCCACCACGTGGAATCATTAATCGTTTAGCATATTCTTCTGGAACATTCTCAATAATGTACTTAGCTAAGGCATATGATTGCGTATGAATAATACCTCTTTGGCCAGCATGTTTCTTGAGTATGTTAGTGACAATCTTTACAATTTTCGGTCTAACTTTTTCCATTGTATTGTAGTTGATCTTACCGATCTTTGATGAGAGATCTAAAATTGGTCTATTCTCTTTAGGAAAGAAGTCATCACATACTACATATTCAACGTCTCTGATATCGATATTAAGATCTTTACAGAACTGATCAATATCAAGAATAGTAGCTGACATCATAAGAACCTTTTCACTATTAGCAAATAGGAGATCTCTTAGATCATTATCAACTGCTAAAGGTTTGAATTCAATTTGCCATTCATCCTTATTGATAACTACTTCATTATCATTTTCTCTTAGAGCTAAGCAGCCTTGAATTTGACCAGTAAGATTATCAAAGAATGATAGTTGTTTGTTAAGTAATGACATACCTTTAAGTTCTTCTTTATCCATAGTCGCAATCTTAAGTAAGATCTTATCCAGGATATCTTGAGACCAAGGTAGTATTTCTTCTTCTAACCAGACGAATAGCTTTTCTTTATCATCAAACTTTGGGATTGGTTCGCAATGGTATTTGTATAAAGTTTTAATTTCAATTGGTTTAATTTTGAAAGCACCTAGATTTAATAGAACACCTTCAGTATTGTGTGCTTCATCAAGAATTAAGAAAGGACGGTAATCAAATTTGAGTGCCTTTTCTGGTATCTTGCCTGTCTTGAGTATACCTGCCATCGCCATATAGTAAGAATAGTTAAGTACTCCTAAATCAGATCCATATACTTCATCTTTAAGAACATTGTAAGCACAGTGACATGTAATTTTCTTATCGAATTTACATGCTCCTACTTTACATGATCTACCTTTAGCAAGATCGCATGGATAATTCTCTGCACCTTTTACAGTAGCAATAGAAAGTTTAGCTTTATTGAACTCTCTAAATGATTTCATGTATTGTTCTTGTAAGCCTTTCTGACTAGTAAGAACGTAAGAAGTCCAATCATGCAATTCTTTAAAGTAACCTGAAATTGCATACGCTACTGCGGATTTACCAACACCAGTTGGAGCTTGGAGTACTACATATTTTTTTGTTTCAAATCCCTTTGCAATTTGTGTACATATTTCTAACTGATTCTTTCTAGCTATGTCGAACGGGAAGTGATGATCGAAATCCGTTTCTGTGAACATTTGTATTTGGTTTCCTTTAGATTGTTGCGGTTGTAGAGTTGCTAATATATACCATTAAGTATAATATTAACAACTCAGATTGGATTAAACTTACTAATTAATTAGTCGTCTGATCCGCCACCGTCACCGCCAGAATCTGAAGAGCCTGAGTCGTATGAAGAACCAGAATCATAAGATGAACTTGAGCTGTAACTTGAAGAACTAGATTCATATGAATGATTTACTTCGTTGCTATAGGTGGATGGTTCGCGATTTGAATCGTTACCACTAGTCATAGTATTCAAGTTAGACATGTTTGCAACATCATCTAAAATAATATCAGTTACTGTAGGCACGTTATTAGCAGTGACTGGATCAATATTTAAAACATTGCCATCAACTCTGTGATCACTGATAACTTCACTTAGAAGATGAGCAGCATCATTGAATGTTTCGAATACTTCTACTACATCAAGAATATCATCAAGATCATCCAACTCATCATCAATATCAAACGATGTTGACTTAAGTTTCGTTGGCTTTTGTTTAGCTTGCTTACTTTTAGTCTTACGTTTCTTTGCTGCAGTTTCAGCCTTTTCGATTTTATGGAGCAATTGAGCTTGAACTTTTGTTACAGCATCAGTAATTGCGATTGCTGGATTAGTATTCTCTACTGTAGATTCGATATTTTTGCCTTTACCGATTGCTACTACATGGACTACTGCTTCGTTGTGTTCTTCGTTAATTACAACATCAAGACGAGTAATTTCTTTCTGAATAAATTCAGGAATTCTAGTTACTGATATTGATACTGCGGTACGGATAGACATCGGTGCTTTTGTGATGTTTCTGAACCATTTTTTCTTGCCTTTATAACTAATGGTTGTTTCCATTATATGTTCCTTTTTGTTTTTGTTGTTGTTTGTTGTTGAAATTAAATATCCATGATATCATCTAAAACTTCCACGTATGGATTGAATTCTGGAAAGTTACATATTACAATGAGTCTTTTTAACGCAGCTAAGAAAACTTTATCGAACATCTTAGGTTGATCTATAATAAACACATCTTTGAATTCTTCGGGGTATTCCGTTCCACCTTGCCATGAAATTACATTAATATTATATTTATTGGTGCTATGAACATAGATCATACGCGTACGATCACCACCTGGCTTTATCTTTTCGTATTTATTATCAAGGCCCATGTGCTCAATTACATGATTAAAGAACTCACATCCTTTTGCGCCTGCTTGAGCTCCTTTCTCTACTTCTAAGAATCCTAGGACATCTTTCTTTGTGTTATAGCCGCGCCAAAAAGCCATGTCTTCAGGAGGTAACTCTCTGAACTTATCCCAAATTCTCATAATCTCTCCTGCAAATTTCTCTGAGGACCATGGTTCTTCTAATATAGAATAGAAGATGTGTTTAAGTTCATGTTTAATAGCATCCGGGTGTTCAGATTTTTTAATCTCTACACCTACAGGTTTAAAGTAAGTATCTACAATATATTTGCCAGTAAGATCTTTATCTCCATCCATATTAAGAGTTCTAATAATGTACCGTTTCTTAGCAAAGAATAATCCAGAAGAGCATACAGTTTCTCGACCAAACTTAATACATCTATCTCCAGGACCAGCATTGAATTTCTTTTGCATCATTCTGTCAGAGAATACATTGAGCTTATCACATATATCATCAGCAGCTACACATAGAATTTGAGTATCTTCATATTCAATATCTTTGTCATAGACACCATCTATATCTCTACCAATTGCTCTACCTTTTAATAGAACTTCAGTAAGTGGTTTGATGTTAACATATACTGAGTTGTGAACTAGAATGTCATTACCGAAGAATATATGAGGATCTTCTTCCATTTGAATATCGTACATGTAGTCTTTTTCAGTAGCTGTATCTACTTCTATGGATTTGATGTCCACTAAAGTTGCTGAGCCGTTATCATCTAAGAATAACTGATCAGTTTCAGTATTGATCTCATCTGCAGCTACTTTTAATAGTTCTCCATCTCTGAAAACCATAGCACAATGATCAGCAGTAATTACGATTGATTTGCCACCTTCTGCGTGAATAGTGTGTCTATCTTTATCAACCTTGTGTCTTATAAGACGCTTGATAGGTCTGTATTCGACCTTTCCATTAACTAATGTAGTACAACTTAGGTTGTCTACTTCAATCATTTCATGACCGTCATGTGTCTTAATAATGTTACTCATGTTCTCCTTCTAATCTTAATTCGTTATTATGTATAGCCTCTTTACAGAGAGTTACAAAATCATGTGATCTATCTAGATCATATAAAACATCTATATTGTTCATTATGAAAAAAGGAAACCATCCTTTAGTCATTGATGTTACTACTAACTTTAATGCTTTTCTATAAGCTAGCTTACTATTGTAATTAAAGTTAGCAGGAATAATGAATCTTTCCAATGCTATTACTTTAATTTCTTCTCTAGCTAGTTGAATCTTTTCTTCATACTCCATTAGAAAGAACATCTTCTTTTCAGGCATTACTTTACTTTCATCTGATAAAAGTTTATTGTACATAGGCTTTTCGTTATAAGCTATAGCCTTATGTATATCATCATGTACATACTTTCGTTTTACATTTTTATTAAAGAATTTATCTGGCTCTAAATTTAATTTGATATGATCTTTACTTCCGTGAATCTTTTCCCATCCATCATATAATAGATTGTAAGCTTGTATTTCGCTACCTAGCATTAGGTATCTATCAGAGTTAGCAGGTGTATATCTTCCTAATCTTTTTTGCATTATTCTTAGATCATGTACAGTTTTCTCCCATCTAACATTCCAGAATGAGTGTGATAGTTTGATGATATAAAGATCATTTAAACTTAATACTTTGCTTAATGTATGTTCATAGATATGTTTAAGTCCAAGATTAGAATTAATATCAGTATACTCTAATCTTGTATACCTTCCGTCTGTACATCTTTCAATTTTAGATGGACCATCATGTAGAATATCTAAGTCAGTTTTATATCCTTTCCTTCTAGCATCTTTTATATGACTAAGTAATGCTTGACTTCCGTATACTTTTGACATTTAGATATTCTCCACTTTTAAGTTAGATGTACTCTACCACATCAATAACCTTTTGTACAATCGTCTTAGTAACAATTTTCATATTTTCCTTTGTCAACACAAGATCAGAAAAAGAATATTGATTATCATCCCAAGATGTACCATGATAGACGTTTTCAAATCTTAGCAAAACTTCTTCTTCATCGTGTGACTTAATCTCAACTATAGCCGATCCTGTATCACCATAAAATGCTGCAGCATCACAGCTTGTATCTTCATCTTTAAAAATAAAATCAACGACTCTTACTGTAAAGAATCCTGTCTTATCCTTATAAGAAACTGGACAACAACAATCAAATGAATTTGATATCAGATCATTAATGCTATAAAACTCATTATCAGCTGAGCTGTGATTCTTGTTAAATACTAGAGGCTTTGATTTAATAACTAGCTCTTCTTCTTTATTTACCATGAGATCTACAACATCGTAGAACTCTTCAATTAATTTACTCATTACACACCTACCCAAACTTTAATAGTTCGCTCGACTTCTTTAACTTCGCTGCATTCTTTCAAGTCATAGTTATCGATATCACTACCTTCCTGAGAATTATAAGAACCTACGAATATTACATGTGTACTTGGACGTCCATCTTGGTAAGATATTTGATACACCCATTCATACGAATCACAGTCATCATCACGATTACGATCTTCAAAAACCTTTGTATATGACTCACCTAAGTCAGGAAATTGCATCGAGAAGTTATCATCATAAGATATGATACCTTTATGCGTAGTACTACATTCATACATAGCATTTCTTAAAATACTAAACAATTCTTTAAACGTTCCGATTGTTTTTGTCTCGGCGGCCTTTGATACAATATCCAAGCTTAGCTTAGTTTCCATATTGCTTCCTGATTTAAGAAGCTTGATGATTTCCATATTATGTCTCCATTTTTAAAATTAATAGATTATCTATTTAGTAGTAAGAGATACTAATCTAATACACCTTAAGTAATTGTACACCTCAAATTTGTATTATTTTCACAATATACTAATGTTGTTTCTTTTACTGCAAAAAGCGCTCGTCATATTATTTATCTCGTTTTTCATAAATGGTTAGTACATATACCCTTAGAACTAAAACTGTAGTTTTTTACTGTAGATTTTTTTAATGTGTTTCTTATCTAATGACTACCCTCACCCTCCCACTCCCAGTACTAGAATAGAAATCAAGACCCTAATACTACCTTAATATTACTAGCTAGAATAATACTCTAATAGTACTAGAATACTACTAGCATGTATATACATGTACTACGCGAGTTATTAAGGTCATGACAAGAATTTTAATCTTTACAGTATTCAAATGGAGCATTGTAATTTGTTTGTTTCTTATGTTTCCTCTATAATAGAACAATAATTTATAAAGGAAAATACATGAACCACTTAAAAGAAATCGTAACAATGTCTAAACCTGACTATAATTCTGAACCATTATTTTTTGGTAAGAACGGCATAGGTCCTCAGCGTTACGATCAGTACAAAGATAAAAAGATTTTTCAGTGCTATAAGAATATGTTGGGATTTTTTTGGCGTCCTGAAGAAGTCAGTCTTGGCAATACAGAAAGAAATACATTTGCAAATTTACTACCAGCGGAAAAAGATATTTATACAAAGAACTTAAAATTTCAAATTCTATTAGACTCAGTGCAGTCTCGTGGTATTCCTTACTTAATGAAATACTGTACCAATACAGAAATGGAAGCATCTATGCAATGGTGGATGGCATTCGAACAACTACATTCATATTCATACAGCTATATTATCTCAGATGTTTATACAGATCCTTCTAAAGTATTTGATTCAATCTACGATGATCCTGAAATTGTAGATCGTGCCACATCAGTTACTAAGCAATATAATGATTTACTTGACGAACTTCCAGAAGATACAGAATATGACAAGAAGAAAAAGTTCTATCTTGCGTGGGTATCAGTAAATATTCTAGAAGGTATTAGATTTTACGTATCATTCGCATGTAACTATGCTTTTGCTGAAACTGGTAAGATGATTGGTACTGCATCTATTATCTCGTTAATTAATCGTGATGAGAATCTACATTTAGGTCTTACTCAGCATGTTCTTAAATTATTCAAGAGTGATGAGACTGAAGGCTTTGTACAGATTGCTAAAGACTGTGAAGAGATAGTTATCCAAATGTTTAGTGATGCAGCAGATGAAGAAATCAAATGGGCAAAGTATCTATTCGAAGAATCTTCAATGATCGGTCTTAATGCAGAAATTCTCGCAGAATACATGAAGCATTTGACTAATAAGAGAATGAAAACTCTTGGTCTTGGTCAACTCTTTCCTACAGTTAAAAAGAATCCTCTTCCATGGATGTCAAGTTGGACAGATTCAGGTGCAGTTCAATTAGCTCCTCAAGAAATGTCAGTTGAATCATATAAGATTGGTGCTTACAAAAATAACGTAGCTGATGTAGATTGGTCAGATAAATATAGCGTGTAACTAATGCACACTCCTGAAGACATAGCAATAAGGAAAATTCAAAGTGGTGCTATAGCATGGGCATTTGAAAGATTTGATGCAGCGCTCAGCAACTACACTGGATTAGCTGATCTTATGTTTTCAGAGAGTGATGCTGAATCTTTAAAAGAAGAATTCTTAAATGAAGATTATCTAGCAAATAACAAACGAAAACTATTAGATCATTATAGGCAACTTTGTACTCTATTTAAAACGACAGCTGGTATTTCGTTGTTTCCTGAATTGACAAGAGGATTAGGTGATCCTAATGTACCGAACATGACATTAATAATGTTAGATCAAGCTGCTAAACTTATGCTCACTAATAGTGTAAGTTATATATTAGAAGATCCTTATCGAGATGTATCTGAAATAATAAAGAATGTTGAACATGAAACTAGTGTAAAGAAAATGTATGGATGAAGATATGAATAGAATTTTAGTGATAGGTGGCTTGACAAATCCAGCAATGGTAAGCTATATGTTTGATCAAATCGAACAAGGCAAAACTGTAATGAATGTCGATATGGAATTTAATCATTCAGCTCTACATAAAGAAGATATTCCTAAAAGAGTAATTGAATTACAGAATAACGAATCATACTGTTTTATTCCATTAGCTAGTGGATCTGCTACTCTTACTCATAATACTGAAAAATTTGATTCAATGTCTGTACATCCTAATACTAATTATCTAGGAACAGCTTATCATACTAGAAATGAGTATGCAGATACTAATGATGTATATGATGAGATGTTTAGCTACACTTCTATATTACTTTATTATAGACCTACGTTAGTATTTTTTGCAGACTTTAATTTATCTCAGACTCGCATTGCTAAGACAGTTAAATACTATTTTGATTCTCTTAAACTAGCAAAAGATATAAGCAACATCGACAACAAAACATTTAGTAATGAATCATTATCGATGCATCATCAAATACCAGGTTCAGAAGATCCTCGTAACTATTCATTAAGCCAAATGTTTCCTCTTAGTGCTACTATTCCAGATGATGCATCTATAGGTGATTGTTATTTTAGTACAAATTATTATAGTACATTTAATTTAGGAATCCAAAGTACAGCTAACGTCACTATCGATACTTCTGAGTATTTCGTTGATAAAAATAATTATTATCGCCAGTTCCTAGAGCTTTCTGCTTATCATTGTAGTGATACATATATGCAGTTACATGTTCCTGGAAATTTAATAACTCATACTATTATTAATTTTGTAGCTATACATGGATCTAAGTTAATTATATCTGATGCTGAATACATGAAAAAGTATAAAGTAATGGCTGAAGGAGAAGCACTTGATTCACGAAGACTATCAGTATTTAAATCAAAGATTATTAATCCTAAAGTAGTAGTTATAAGCTCTACTGATGTGTATGGACCTAATGATAAAGTAGATGAAAATTCTAAATTAGCTCCTTACAATATGAATGGAATAGTACATATGTCTGCAGAGTTTATTGCTAAAAGTTTAAATGAAGACAAAACTTATATCATCAGAGCTCCTAAGATTTTAAGTAAAGAGTATGCTCAGTTTTATGAGATAGTACAAGATTTTATGACAGATGATTCTTTACCATGCGTTTACATAAAAAATAAGAAAGATTCTTACATATCTACTGCTAATTTTATAAAAGCTCTTGAAACTATATTTGACCAAGAACACGAAGTAATTAATCTTTCTAGCAATATTTTTAAGAATAGAACTGAAATATACCTCGATATATTAAATAAGCTAGAATCTATTGTTTCTGATACTAACAACAGAACATTTAAAGTTAGTCAATTACCAGTAGATGATACTGACACTAATATTCGTAATCAAGCCACTAGCATTCATAATGTTATGGTAGATGATTATGAGAAGTGCATAGAATCAATCGTACAGTATAACTATAAAGAATACAATAACAATCAATCCAGAGCTGCTTCAATGGCTCTGTATAAATAAAAGGAAAATATGAGCAATACACATTCAATTAAGACTGTACCTAAATTCATTGTAGTTGAAGGTATCGATGGTAGTGGAAAGACTACTGCATGTGAAAAGATTAAAGAGATCCTTTTTGAAGAAGGAGTATTCTCTAATATTACAAGAGAACTTGGTGGCACAGAATTTTCAAGTAAAGTAAGAGATCTATTCTTACATGAAGATACTAACGTTTCAGCAACTACTGAATTGCTTTTAATCTCCGCTGGTCGTAGAGACCACATTGAGAATGTAGTAGTACCTACAATGGAAAATAATCTTTGGGTTATCTGTGATCGTAGTTATTTTAGTACTATCGCATACCAAGGTGCTAACGGTGGTGCTTCTCCAGAGGTGCTAAGAACTGTCAATGAAATAGCGATGGGTGGTATCAAACCAGATTTACTAATTTACTTAGATGTTACTAGTGAAGTTTCTAGTATACGTCGATTAAATAGAACAGATGATAATGATAAGATGGATGCTTTAGATAATGAATACTATGACAATGCTAGATTTTGTCTTAAGTCTTTAGTCCAAGCAGCTCCGTTTGCTCATGAACTTGATGCAATACAAAATGATCAAGATGAACTTAAAGAGTTGATGAGACCTTTAGTGAAATCTATCATAGAGCCATGCAATTAAATTACAATGAAGTTCTTGACCGTGTAAAAGAAATACATGGTCAAGAAATACATGACTATTTTGAAAGTAGTATGTACAATATTGTTAAATCGGATGAATCTCGTAACATACATAATGAAATGGATAACTCTTTCATTAGTATAGTTACAACATTATTAGACCTTGAGATTCCTCTTAAAACTTTGTATAGCTATGTTGATATGTCTAAACAATTAGGAGCTTATGCTGACAGTATATCTTTATTAAGATGTGTAGGAGTTTATAGCCTAAGCCATGAAAGACTTGAATTTGAGATAAAAAGTAGAGATGAAGAATGTCTTGTATCACGTATTAGTGGTGCAATGCTAGACATAGACTCAGCGAGTAAATTGTATGAATAAATTTGCCAAGTTAGTTAATGCTTCATATAAAGAAACTGAACCAGACATAGTACATGACTATAAAATTAAATGTGTACTTTTAGCGATTACAGAACAAACTAAATATGCACTAGGATTATCAGATTATGCTACTAAAACTATGACAGATTCGTTATATACTCTTCATAAAAATCATGATCTTGACCAAGTGTTTGAAGGTGTTAGTGAAATTTATAGCTATATGTTTTCAAGTATTAGCATAAATTTGATGATGAGTTACACAAATATGTTTCCTGATTTAGTAGATGCCAAATATCTTAACGCTATGCTACATAATTTTATTGATTCTCTTGACAAATTAAGTGAAGATAAAAAGTTTACGTACGTAGCTACTATAAGAAAATCATCAGACTTAACTGAATTCATTAATGATGAAATAGAAGATAAATTTAAAAAATTGGAGATGTACTCATGATCACTCATAAAACCGCACTGTTAGTTAAACGTGAGGAGGCATCCGGTAAGTATGTAGTTAATAGACTACATTATGGAATTGAACCAGAAGAAGTATTACCTACACTTAACGAATGGTACAATGATCCTGTTTATGTTTCTGATCTTTTAGGTATGTTTAACGGAGAGCTTAATACTTTATCCGGTAGTCACATATCACCGGAACATAACTATGAAGAATTTCCTAGAGAGTACAATACTAACATGCATATTGATTCATTTTATCAAGTAATTCTTGGTTCTAATATGGATGTCGAATATGTATATTACTTTGATGATCATGAAAAGGAGTGGATTAGTTGTGTTTCCTATTAGTTAAATACATCTTAATTAGGCAACAAAATGAGTAACATTATAAAGCACTACACTAATCAGAACATGGATAACGCAGAGGACGTCCTCTCAGAAAAAACTCTAAAGGAATTCATTAATGATAACTATACAGACTATCTTCCAAAGATTTATGATAAAGTTGGAATGATTGGAGTATTAAAGAAAGTGTTATGTGACAAAGAAAGCTATTACAAATTTTTAATAAAGAGTGGGTACGAAGATCCAGAAGTTTTAGTAGAAGATCTATTTAAACTTTATGACAAATCTTTATTCACTAGTAAAGTAAGGAAGTGTATAAAATCTTATTATGAAAAAGAAGACGATAACAGCTGAAGATTGCTATAGACTCTTTCACAAGTATACAAATCTTATTGGTTCGAACAGAAGAGTTAGAGCCATTAAGAATTTTGAAAATGCGAAGAGTAAGCCAGCATGGATAGAATTTGAAAAGTTTGCATTTAAATGTACCAGACTTAATGGTGCTTTAGATCCTGAATTTATGATTGAGCTTCTTGCAAAAGATGCAGAAGGATTCTTTTCACCCAAACTACTTAATACTCAACGCTCCATTCAAAAATACAAACTTGCAGTACAGGTCAAGGAATCCAAAGAAACTATTCCAGAAGCTATACAAAGATCACTGTCTTATATTAAATCATTAGGTATTGGTTGGGAAGCTTATCTCAATTCTGGATTGTATGCTATTCCAAAGATAATTAAAGATAAGATGGCAGGTAAGATTTCACCTTATCTTATTTATATTGATCCTTCGATAATTGGTCATATGAAATCAACATACCCCCAAGATACATACATTGAATTTTGCAAATCATTAGAAGAAGACTATGACTCTATGGTAGCTAAAATAAATGCAGAAACTGATCCAAAATTTAAATTCGTAAAAAATAACATTAAGAAGATTCTAAATAGAATTTAGTTGTTTTTTAACTAACATCTTGTCCAATATGGATAAATACCAATACCACTGAATGCATGTGGTCTAAAAACAAAATAAAAACAAATAACAAATAGGTAACAACTATGGCTCTATTAGGTGCTAAAAAACTAAAAACTCTGCAAGACAAACTTACCAAAAAAGCTGAAGCAAATAAAGGTTCTGGTGATTTCGCTAGTTCAGAAGAAAATTTCCTTCAGTTCAAAGGATCATCTAAAGGTACGAAGTATAAAGTTCGTGTAATGCCTTATGATGTTAAAGATGAAGCAGGTGAATCTACAGGTCTTCCTTTCCTTGAACAGTATCTCCATTATGGCCGAGATGCTGCTGACAAATTCCGTAAAGTACGGTGCCCTTCCTCAGATAATCCTGATGGCAAATCAATCTACGAAATCTGCCCAATTTGTAAAGCTGGTAAAGCTTACTACAAACCTGGCCGTATTGATAAAGAACCCGTAGCAAACGCTCGCTATGGTGAATACAAACGTAAATTCCAAACTTATATGTTGGCTTACGTTGTATCAGATCCCATTAATCCTGAGAATAACGAAACATTCAAATCAGTTTTCGTAACTGTCGGTATGCGTAAATTCCTCTACACTCAAATCTTTGGTATTGATCCCGATGCTTATGGCAACGACGATGACGAAACAGAGACTACAGAAGATGAAGATGCTGCTGGTTTTGACGGTATTGCTCTCGAAGATGGTATTGATCTTATTATTACTGTGGGACTCAAACAAGATGGCGATCGTACTTACAATGATTACTCTTATACATGGGCAAGAAAAGCTTCTACTTTAGATATCAATGAAAAAGATATTACTAAAGCTGTAGCAGATCTTAAGTTCCAAGAGAATGCTCACTATTCTTCTTTCGAAGAAGTAGTAAAATGGAATGACGATGTTGTTATTCCTTTTGGTGAGGATGCTGCTTCAACTATCACTAAAGTATCTGCTGCTGATGTCTCTGATATCACAAGTGGATTAGATGATATGGATGAAGATGTAACAGATGAGCCTGTCGCTGAAGTTAAACCTAAAGCTAAAGCTAAGACCAAAGTCACTGAAACTGTAGTAGAAGAAACTGCAGCGACTGATGATTTTGATCCTGATGATATCGATGCATATATTGATGGAATCTAAGTAACAAATGAAGAGGATATAGCAGAAATGTTGTATCCTCTTTTACATACATCAATCATATAAATAAAGGAATTTTAAATGGATAAGAAAGTCCACATTGAAATTAGTGATTTAATAACATGCATACAAGCTGTTGGACGAATAATCCCAGGTGCAGTGTTCACAATAAGAAAGACCGGTACTGAAATAGCATGCCTCAAACCAGGCAATACTCTAAGAGGTTATTTCACAACTACAGCAATGAAGTTGGATGAAGATGCCGTAGAAGATGAGATCGAACTCTGTCTTCCAGATGTATACAAATTCTCAAAAATCCTAAACATCGTATATCAAACTGGTGGTCTTAAGACTATCACTGTAAATATCAATGATTCAGGTAATCAAATTCATTACAAGAAAAGAGGCTCCTCGTTTAAGATTACAGGTTCTATTAAAGAAACTATCTCACGATACATTGCCCCTCCTATCAGAAACAAACTTGAGTCTATTAATCAAGTAAAAACTATGAGTTCCAACCTTCAGAAGATTGCCACTATGGGATCGATCTCTGATAACTCAGCAGCTCTTAAAGTTTATATCTCCAAGTGTCCAGAATCAGGTGTCATTAATGCCATTGTAGAAGATGGTGTAAGTGCATTATCAGACTCTATTGGTATGCCAATCTGTTCAGAACTTAATGACATCTCAGGTACATGGAATGACTCCTACTGTATTGACATGGAAACATTCAACTTATTCAACGTATTCCGTAACTCAGATCCAACTATTGAGTTAGTAGGTCTAGGTAGTAAGCGTATGTTAAGAGTTACATGTAAAGCTAAGTCAACCAATAAAGAATCCGATGAAGAATATTCTACTGAAATGTTAGTTATCGCTGCATTAAACAAGAACAAATAATGAAAAAGAAAAATATTTTAATCCCATGGTCTGGTGGTTTTGATTCAACTGCTCTTATTATTAATCAGCTAATTAATACAAAGAATAAAATCTATTTAGCTAGATGCAATTTCAATAATAACAATGCTCAAACTGAATCAGAACTGAAGGCTATGAAGAAGATGCTCAAGATTTTTAAGAGTTCTTTAGGTGAAAAGAAATTCAATAAGAGATTCAGAAATCACGAAGAAGCATTAACACCTACATTCGAATGTAAACTTAATGATGATTCTGTATTAGTAAGAGAGAATTCTTTTAATCTTTTCCAACAGATATTCGTAGCTTCAATGGCACCACGATTTTCTAAAGATATTGATGAGATACAATTAGGCTATGTTAAAGATGATTCATTCTGGCATCACTCTACTGAGATACTAGATATCTATAAACGTGTCATGACATGTACTTATGCTGATCATCGATTAGGTATTACTATTCCTTTTGAATGGTGGAGTAAAACTCAAATGCTTGAACTGTACTCTCGATTTGATGCTGGTAAAGATATTCTGAAGAACATTTCAGTATGCCAATCGGGTAATCATTGGAGAACTGATAAAACTCATGTTGAATCTATCACAGACATTAATATGGCATCAGTATGTCCTGGAGATAAATGTAGATCTACTGCAGCTCTTTATAAAGAGTTTAAAGTAATCAAAAAAGAAAAGAAAAATAATGTTGAAGCTATGGATACTATGGAAGCTAAAGGAGTAGACGATGAAAAATAAACTTTATACTTTATCTTATTTTAAAAAAAGATTAAGAGATGGTAACTATAATTCAATTACGTTGTTTAATAGTTATAGTGAAGACGATCAACGATACTGGACAATTCTAATTGGTGAAGATAATATCCAATGTACTTGCTTAAAGTTCATGAATGAAATGAGTCAGATTGAATTTAGTTTTCACTTTACTGATAACAAACAAACTCTTAATATGGACAAGAAAGTTACTACTCATTCAATGAATGTAATTCTCGAGTTATTAAATAACATTACTAAAAAGGATAATACTGATGCATCAAAATAATATCTTCAATGATAACGTGCCACCCCTCACAGATAGAGAAATTATAGCAGAGATCTTTAGTAATACTGAAGGTCATATCTCTGGATTTTCTTTACCTTATGATTCAGATTCAATTCCAGCTCAACCTTGTAATGAAATTGAGTTAGATGATGACTTCAATCCATTGTTCTCTACTATGCCTGTACATAAATCAGTATACGATAGAGAGTTCATGGATCTTAATGATGCCTTTAACGAGAATGATGGTTATGCTGGTCTAGAACCTTTAATCAAAATGGGAGATATTTGGGAAATTAACAGAGCTGAAATTGTATATGGCCCGCTGCCTGAGCAATATAAAGTTATGATAGTTTTGTCTGACACTGTAGGCGGCGTTCTTTCTAATGACAATGTAGTAGTTGCTATGGTTCATGATGATCTTAAACAAAATTATACTTTGATTGAAAGAGAAGGTAAATCTATTATTAAATATATCGATGCTACACAAGAACATGTAATGTCTGAAGTATCTATGTATAAGACGGTTATGGATGATGGTAAAACTATTCATACATTTCCTGGTGACGAACATATGTTAGTAGGTATTGAAATGATATCTGATGGTGGTAATTGTGGAGTAGAATTACCATCATTCAAAGTTTTAAATTTAAACACCTATCATATGAATACATATCAGAACTTAAGTGTTTCTTTAAAGAACAAATAAACTAAGGAGATACTTATGTCAGAATACATTGAACCAGATGCACCGTGGATAGAGAAGTATAAACCTAAAACTATTGATGATCTAGCATTAGATGATAATCTTAAAGAAATGTTTAACGGATATGTAGCTAATAATAACATTCCTTTCATGACACTTTCTGGATCAGCAGGAATAGGTAAAACTTCTTTAGCTAATATACTTATTGATGAGTTAGATGAAGCGACTCCACTGTATATCAATGCCTCTGAGAACAATGGTATTGATATGATTAGATCAGAGCTCAAAGACTTTGTAGAAAAGCAAGGTTTTGGAGGATTGAAGATAGTAATACTTGATGAAGCTGACGGACTAAGTCCTAATGCTCAAGGTGCTTTAAGACAAATAATGCAAACAAGTTTAGATGATACCCGATTTATTCTTACATGCAATTACCCACAGAAAATCATTGATCCTATCTTTTCTCGAGCTCCATTAATTAATATCCCATGTGATAAGAAAGACATCATCAAACGCTGTATGTTTATTCTTAAATCAGAAGGTATTAAACTTACTAGAGAAGATGTAGGTAGAGTTTCTGGTATCGTTAATAAATACTTTCCGGATATCAGAAAGGTAGTACAAATTTTAGAACGCTGTTATATTTCTGGTCAATACAGAGATGTAGCAATGCGAGCTAATAATGGATCAGCACATGATCTTATTCTTGATAAGATTCTTGCTGTTAAATCCTTCAAAGATCTTAATATTATTAGAGAGTTCTGGATGACAAATGAAGCTAGTTTTGAAAAGGACTACTCTGCATTAGCAAGTAGTCTTTATAATCGAATAGTTACTACGTCTGACGATGCTGAATTACTTATAACTTTAAGTTCACATATATATCAATTAGATAATGCTGTAGATCAAGAACTACAGTTCCATGCTTTAACATTGGAGTTATTATGAGCATATTCGATTACTTTAAAAAGAACGATAAACAAGAAGAAGCTCCAACAATACTAGACAATACTCATTCAGAAGATCTTAAGATGGAAGATAAGGGTGCTGAAGGTGAAATAATGCCTGAAGATAATAGTAATCAATTGGAGTTTATATCAGCCCCTCCTGGATACATTCCAGACCTTGATGCAAACTATAGTATCATTAAAAGTGTCATCAAAAATGAATCTATTCATGTAGTAAGATTTAGTTTAGTTCAAGCTAATCTTATTATCAAGCAATTAGAATTTGGGTTAGGGGATATAGATGATGATCTTTTAGATGGTCATATATATGATGCTGAAACTTCTGCTGTAGGTGATTTACGATATTATTGGGCATCTCTTAAGGAGCGCTACACTAAATAATCTCACCTGTAACACATAACAATGGGATAAATACTAAAAACAAAAGGTATTTATCCCATTATGACGTTAATAGAACAAATAGATTATATTATTATAAAGAATCTTGACGGATCTCTTTCTCTAAGAACTACCAAAACTATATGTACTATGACAGGGATACTCGGATACTCATTTGATAATGAGTTATGTTCTATGTCAAAAGCAGGAGCATTAATAATTAAGTCTGGGTTTACATGGAATGGTCCTAATCTTATTAACAAACTCCTAAGAAAAAATAATAATTTTAAGATCCTACTTAGAATGATATTCCCGAGCTTAGTCCATGATGCTTTATATACTTTAATAGCAGCAAAGCTTTTTACTAGTTGTAATTGTGCTACAGTTGCTCACTCCTTTTATAGCTTACGATTAGCTGCAGATCAATTATTCTTTAGACAATTAAGGTTTGAAGGACTCAGTTATTTTAAATCAAAAGTTTCATATTATGCAGTAAGAGTTTTTGGTAAAAAAGGAGCTCAACATAATGACAGATTTAATAAAAGAATTGATAATAAAAAGGATAATTGTGTTTTATAATCTCTAAGTTAAACTAAACAAGGAGATTAACATGAAAGACAATGAATACGAACAACTTAAGGTCGATGACAAATTGACTTTTAAACAGAGAATGCGATTACTGCAAGATACATGGCAATACAAAAGTTTGGATGCTGTTATTAATATTGCACTAATCGTAATTTTGGCTTGTAACATGCTATCTAATATCAAAACTTGGGACAAGATTGACGCTTTCAATAAAGCCAATCCTATAGAAGTAACAGCTTCTACTACTGCTCTGAAAAAGGAGTGGTAACATGTCATATGATGGACCCAAACCAAAGTTCTGTGGTGGAGCTTATAAAGTAGATGGACAGTATGGCGAATACTTTACTATCTATTTTTCACAAGCAGATCTTAAACTAATGCTCGAAGAATCAGATCATCGTGGTGTTAAAGTATCCATGAATGCTAAACGTACTCAAACTGAAGGTAGTACTACTCATTACCTTAAAGTTCTTGAACGTAGAGAAACTTCTACTACTCCAGTTAAACCAGTAGAACAAGAAAGAGATATCTCAAGCTTATACACTCCTCAGTTCCTAGACACTAACGCTGCAGTAGCATCTAAGATGCTGGATGATATCGACGATGACATCCCCTTTTGATATAAGAGAAAGCTGTGAAATTGATAACGGATGTGATCATAAATGGGTCTTAGATGTAGATCCATTTGGTTCATTCTTAAAGTGCACTGAATGTCGAGAGTGCCTACCTACCGGCTTTCTTAATTCACCGCTAATCAACAATAAAAAACTATCAGATAATGTTTGGCCAGAGGGTATTTGCTTATCTTGTCATTGGCCAGTTTTAATGGCATTAAACAACTCTAATTTTTGTGATAAGATGCCTAAAGAAGATCAATGTTTTGATAGATATGTTTACTGTACTAATAAAGGATGTGACAACCATGAAGGTGAAAGTCAACATCAATCAGATATAGATTGGATTATTTATCCAGAAAAAAGAGGAACTAAATGATATATGTTATCGAAGGTGTAGATTGTAGCGGTAAATCGACAATCATCCAAGGAATTAAGAAAAGATTAAATAACGGATTAGATACAGAAGTAATTCACTCTACATTCCCACAAGGTGAAACACTTGAAGAGAAGTATGAGTTTCAAGTTAAGTACTTCACTGATCTTATTAATATGCTAATTGCTAACCAGCATAAAAAGAATTTCATTCTCGATAGAGCATGGATTCCAGAGAAGTTTTATTCTCCTATGTATCGTAATAGAGAAGCAGAATACATTGATAATTTGGAGCAACGCCTTATTGATAATGTAACTCCTAATCTTATTAGAAATGTATTAGTAGAAGCACCAGTAGAAGATATTGAATATCGTTTCAATACTTACCGTGGAGAGGATGATCCATGTCCTCCAAGAGAAGATATTGTAGAGTTAATAGGTTTATTTAGAAAAGCTACAAGTAGCGCTCTAAGTCACTACATTACCGCTCACAATGATAATAGCACAGACGTCGAATTGATTATCGACTCTATAATGTAAAGGAAAATATATGATTGCAATCGAAGGAAACTCAGTAGCAGAACTACTTACTAAAGTAGTAACGCTCATTATTAAGAAAGAACATAATCCAAAAGTAGTAAATATCTCATCACCTCGAGGTAAAAAGTGTTATGCTATCAATGATAATATTGCTCTTAAATTAACCGATCCGATGAACACCGTATTCGAATCAGAAACACGTAGTACTCAATTAGAATATCTATCAGATGAACTTCATCTTTATTTTAAAGGTACTAACAAAGTTAAAGATTTTGCTAAAGCATCCAAGTTCTGGAATCATCTTACTAATCCTGATGGAACTACTATTAATTCAGCTTACGGTCATCTTCTTTTTAAAGATAAGAACGAACATGGTTTTACTGAATTTGGTTGGGCAATGAATTCTCTTATCAAAGATAGAGATACTCGTCAAGCTATTATCAGATTCAACAAACCTACTCATTCATTTGAAGGTAACAAAGATTTCGTATGTACTCTTAGTGGTGTATTTGCTATTAGCGATAACAAACTTAATCTTACTATCAATATGAGAAGTAATGATATTCAGAGAGGCATTCCATTTGATATTCCTTTCTTCTGTATTCTATTACAACAAGCTCATATGATTCTGGTTAAAGAATATCCTGAATTGAAGATCGGTACTTATGAACACATCGTTAACAACATGCATATCTATGATACTGAGTATAAATTATACAAAGACATTGTAGATAAAGGTCGTAAGTTTGTTAATCGTAGATGTCATATTGATACTCAACTTATTGATAAAAACGGTAAGCTTATTGTTGAAAAGTTTAATCGTAAAACTATTGATGAACATTTAGTAATTACTTAAGCTAAAATAAAAGGTCTATTAATTTAGGCCTTTTGTGTTGTACTTATCATATTAGTGGAGTATACTAAATAAAAACTGAGATTTACATGAGTATCAATGCACCAAACTGTAATATAAAATCTAAATTCAATGGAGCTAATGTGAACACTAGGCATAAATCTACTATGATTTTAAATCTAGAATATGCAGATGCTCATGATCATTTTAACGAGGAATGGCTTCTGATTAAAGAGAAGTTCCAATACACTACAGATAATGTACAAAATCTAATAGAGTTATTTCCACATCATTTTTATATGTGGTATAAACCAGATAGAATCGATGCTGACATTATACTAGAAGGAAAACTTGCTCTTGGTTGTCTAAAATATATTGATTTGTGGTACAAAGATTATGAAAAATTAGCTGAGCATATAGAAGAATATAATAGTCGTGGATTTTCAAATCTATATCCACATTTCAAATTTAAAACTAAACAAGAATTTATAGTGGAGTCTATGTATGGGACCAAGTAACGTACAGTATGATCTAGAATGGTTCATCAGTAATGCACATAAAATAGAACAATGGTTTGATCCTAATTTATTCAATGCTAATCAAGGATATGCTTATCTGTTTAGTACATGTATGGATAGCTTTGATTTATGGTGGAAGCATGTATCATCACCTGACGACGACTACGATAATTCTTATATAAGATGTGCACAAGGTACTGAAAGATTTGATGATTGGTTTATCCCAAATAGATTCGATTGGAAACATGTCTCTGAATTCTTATGTATACATTTAGCTGACAAGTTTGATAAATGGTTTGATCAAAATACATTCAATACTGAAAATGCTAAAGATGAATTGTTTGAATATTGTTATGAACATATAGACAAATGGTTTGATCCTATTGAGTTTGATGGTATGAGTAAAGAAGAATATTTAGTCAATAAATTATATGGATATTGATTGTACATTATCACAAGTGGTTGTATAATAAGATTATCAAATTAAAAAAAGGACAATACAATGAAAGTACTTATTCTCAACAAACTTACGAAAACTACTCACATTTACAACACAACAATGGAAGTTCCGTTTAATGTTAATTACATAGCGGTAGATGGAGATGGTGAGATCAGAGGGTTTGAAGAAGAACCTACACTCACCGGTGGACACTTTGGTTCTAATGCTTATTGGACAGCATATACACATGATGCTTACGAAATTAGTATTGGTCAAATGGACATTGATCCTTCAGATGTAGTTAATTCTCTTAGAGATCTAAACAATATTTAATTCATAATTAGTGATTAGTTGTTTCCTATCGATTAACCACCAAAAACAATAAAGGAAACAGCCAATGGCTATCGTGAAACTAGAATATTACAGTACTGAATTCTGTGGTCCATGCCGGATGCAGAAGAATGTAGTTCAACAATTTATTGACAACCTCCCTTATGTTGTTCCGTTGACTATCAATACTGAAGAGAATACTGTTACAGAAGTTAATTCAATTGACGCTGCTACAGGTACTCTCGCCACTGACAACAATGTCACTAACGTTCCTACTATCATTATCAGAGATGTTAACGGTAATGAACTTAGTAGATTCGATGGTGTGAAACCTAAGAGCTTTATTGAAGCTGAAATTAATGCAGCAGTTGCTGGAATAGTTTAAACAAAATAAAAAGGAATAAGAAATGAAAGAAGATATCGATACGTACAACGAAGTATTGGCTGAAGCAGTAACGTTGACTAAAGAAGCTCATGACATTAAGAAAGATATTTTTACAAGTGTCAATGGTATCTTACGTAATGGATTTGATCGAGCTCCCGGAGAATTTCATCTAGCTAAAAACATGATCAAAGATCTGGATGATAACGATGTTGCAGAAGAAGACAAGAAAATGATTAAGCTTCTAAAGAAGTATCATATTCTCAAGAACTACTTTGCTATGATGGGCAAATCTGCTGACTTTGAACACTATGATGATATTGCTTCATCAGACATCGTTAACGTTAATTATCCACCTTCTGTAACTCCAAAGCAAGAAAAGAAATACAACTCATGTTACATTAGCTTGTTTGATGAAGCCCCTGATCTTACTGGACCTGATGCATATAATAATAAGTGTGATGTAGTAGAAAAGTTACTAACTATCTCTCAGAAGTTTGATAAGAAACTTGATGACATTAACGAAGTTATCAACGTTGATCTTGTAGAGAAACTTGCCCCAACTCGTATTGACAAGTCTACTCTCAAAGCTGGTATCTCACTTACTCTTAAAGCAGAGAAAGACGTTGAAGCTGCTACTGATAAACTCCACGACGTGACTGAAAGTAATCTCCTTCAGAACGAAGCACTTGGATCAATTGATATTGGTGAGAGCTAACAATGAGTTTTGTTACTAGGACACCTAACTTAGATATCATTGATATCTTTAAGGCTATTCAATATATGACTCACTATCGAATGGATGAGCCTCTCCACTGTTTGTTAGATAAAGATGTTACTGTAGCAGGTAATGCTAAGATTGTAGTATCTCGTACTGATAATCCTGAGTTAAGTGTGGTGTTTTGGTATAAAGGCATTGAATCTAACTCTAAAGAACCTGTCTATGCACTGCATAAAAACTGGTGGTGTGTTAGAAATCCTAAGCAAATTGACACTGATGCATGCATTACAAATCATATATTAGAAATCTGTGGATAAATAAGTAAAATTATTTAAGGAACATACCATGGCACAAGTAACCCTACTGAGTGGTGTCTCTGTAGAAGAGCGCGAAACTCCAGTTGAATTGAAATTCGAAACTACACTACCACAATCTCTTATTATAGTCGATGCTAATTCAGGTGTTGTATACACATTTGATCATGAAGGTGACATAGTAGAAATTGATGATGCTAAGTACGAAGCTCTAAATGTTATTTGCGCTGTATATTCTGAAGAGTAAATTATAATTAAAGTGTTAAAAAAGGGACAATGTGATTTTACATTGTCCCTTTGTATGTTATCTTAATATTATGAAAAAACTATTAAGCACATTTAGATACTACACAAGATTAACCTCTTATGGTAGGGATCAGTTTGAGAGAATACAAGCGATGACTGATATCGAAAAGTACGAGTACAGACACTTAGTAACTAATAAAAAGATAGAAAATACTAATAATGTCATGACTACTGTAAGGATAATCATGTCAGATGTCCAGTTTAAGAATTGTTTCAATCTATATGATGGTATGGAAGTACAAACTTCTCCACGTAATGCACCCGCTACATTCTCTTATGGAGATCATGATGAAAGAAAGTCATTCAATGGAACGATACTTAAAGCTATAATAAGAAACGATCTATTGTATGAAGATTTCTTATTTGGATTCAGAATGATAACTTCGAAGGAATACAAAACAAACTTTCCTAACTTTAATAAATGTCTATTTAAAATAACACATGAAAATTTAAACAGATACTTTGATACGATGGGTATAATCGTAAGAACTAATTACGGAAAGCCTATTGAACAGAATAAGTTAGGTAGATACGTAGACATGGAATTTTGGAAACTTGATAGAATTTCAATGGCATTAGGATTAGCAATGCTAAGTGGATACGAATTGGATATAGAATTGGATAAAATTCTAACCTTCAATGATCAAGACTTTGAAACAATGTTTTTTGATATCAAAGAGTACATAGAAATTAACTCAGCAATTATAGGAATGTATAATTAAGATGAAAGAAATAGACGATTTAATGACCGCTCAAGAAGCATACCTTAACCAATTAGAAGCAATGATTCTCATGTATGAGAAAGAGATTTTAAAAATCAACATGCGACTTCTTGATATTCAAGCTAAAATAATAATGAACGGATAACTGAATGTTCAAATATCTATATAACAAATTCATGTACAGAGGCATTCCTAAGATGGTAGCCAAGGAAGCAATGGAACTTCACTCTGTATACGGAGTACATCCTGACATATTAAGACTTCGCATGCATAAGGATTTTTCTGTTCAACAAAATGTAGAGTACTACATCATAATAACAGCACTTGTTAGTAAGATTAAATGTTCTTCACTATTCCAGTCAGGTATGAAAGATGACAAGGAGATGTGTGAATACATTGAGTTATGTGGAGTCCAAGCAGGAGACTTTATCATAAAACTTTTTAAGTTAAATATTTCAAGTAAAGATGTAATAGCTCCTATGTATAATTACAGTGGAGCATATAGAACAGATGAGAGTTACCTTGTCCATTTGGAAAGATATATAGAAGCACTTACAACTTGTATCATTGATGTTACTGTCGACAATCTTAGTTTCTTGAATGCTAAAGCTTATGATGATATTTTTAAAGCTATATGTTCAGGAGTTAAACTTGATTTAGAAAGAGTTCAGACAGGTGATGCTAAGTATTTGATTGATGTTGTTAAACTACATAACGGGTCTCAGAGTGCAAAACAACTTTATGCTTAAAGGTTACATGGGAAGCTTCGTCAAATATGTGTATAGACTTAATTTTGAACTCGGTACAAATGTTATATCAGCATTGCATAGATCAAACAGGCCAGGAAATTACATTAATGTTAAGTATTATTCTGACTCTATATTTTATGCTAGACATGGTGAGTTTATAGATGCTATGTATATGTATGTTACTAACATTAAATGTAAATCAAGTATAAAGAAAGAGCTTGGAAAATACTTAGTAGATCTTCCTGACGACTACACTCCTGCTTTATTAATGGCTGCTCACTTCATGAAACTATCTAAATTTAAAATTGATAAAGATATTGAATCTCGTATGGCTATAAAGATATGTCATGCTATTTTAAAACAAGATCCTTATGCTGGTACAAACATGGCGAAATATTATGAGCTTATATGGTTTCATTATATTGTATGCAATCCTAAGAAGTATGGACGCTACACATTAGTATTCCTAAGTGCTGGAGTATCAATGAATTACTCAGACAATTTAAGTATATCAGAAAGTAAAATTATTAAATGCAAGAATAAATTTAATGTAATTAAATATGATAAAGGATGTAAGCCAAATTATTTTAAAGATATTTGTATAATATGATTGTACATTAAAGAAAAGAAGTTTATCTTATATCAATAAGGAGAACGAATGAATATTTTATACATACACGGATTCGCATCATCTGGATCAAACAGTTCTAAAGTAAAAACAATAAATAAAATTTATCCAGAAGCAAATATATTCGCACCTGATTTAAAACATGATTTAGTGCAAGATGTACAATTTCTCAAAGAGATCTTAGTTTATCTAGATGTAGATATTATAATCGGAAGTTCGATGGGAGGTTATTTAGCAACAATACTAGCAACAGAGTTCAATGTTCCAACTCTATTAATTAATCCGTTAGTCGACACTCAGTATTTATTAGACAAAGCAGGCGCAAGGTATAGAAACTATTCTACAGGTAAAGACTTCTACTTCAGTAACGCTAATTATAATACTGATGTATTAACAAATGATAATGGAAGAAATGGAAGATATTCAAGTGATGTTAATGATATTAATAAGATAACAGTAGCTTTAGGAACAGAAGACAAAGAGTTAGATCATACTTTAGCATTAGATAAATACAAGCAATGTACCATCCTAAAATATGAAGATGATCATCGTTTCAGTAAATCTTTTTTACCAGCACTACTAAAATTTCAACAACAATGTGAAGTAAACAAACTATATAACTAAAAGGAAAATAACATGTCAGAAGAAAAGTACGAGATTTTTATTAAAGCAGATTATAATGATGCAGATTATGTAAGTTCAACTCACAAAATGAGTGAAGAAGAAATCGATCTCATCAAACCTTTAGTCGCAGCAATCAAAGCAAACGGAGGTGATTGGCCAGCTCATGAATATGCTTCAGGTGATAATGATATTCGAGTTAAATATAAAGAATTTAGTGAAGAAGCAATCGACCTATTCAATGATATATGTCCATGTGGTGAGTATGGCATTCATTCAATTGAATCTGTTGAGTACTACCCACTGCCAGTTAAAGTAACTCTTCTGTAATGCTTGATCAATCTGATGCTCCTGCTGGATTCCTTGCAGTAGAAGCTACTATGTTATGTGGAGGATGTAAACTATTTAGAAAAAATAAGTGTTTAACAATGCCTGAAGCTAAGTGTACTAGATCAGAAAGAGAAGACGGAAAGTTGGTGATATTCAAGAAGGCTTAATAATTTAGATAAATAGTACTAATTAATAATAAAATTGGTTAGTACTATGAATGAAGCAGAACGATTAGAAATATACTCGTATAACGCTACTGTTATATCTATATATGATGCTGATACTGTAAGAGCAGACATATCATTAGGTTTTGGATTAAAATTAGAGAATCAATCTCTTAGACTATTTGGAATAGATGCGCCTGAAGTTAGAGGTGAGGAAAGACCAGAAGGACTATTAGCTCGTGACTTTTTAAGATCACTGATGCCTGAAGGAACTAGATTTACTCTTCTTACAGTTAAAGATAAGAAAGGTAAGTATGGAAGACTTCTGTCTACAATATATCTCCCACAAGAAGATGGTAGCTTGTTGAACGTTAACAATTTACTGTTAGAGCAGGGCTTTGCTGAAATTTATGTATAAAGTGATTGTACATTCACGTAATGTGATATATACTATCTATACAAACTAAATAAGGAGATACAACATGAACAACATCAACATTAACAAACTCTTTCTTTCTGATCGCTTAGTAACAATGTTCCGTAAAGAAAAGATTAGTGCTAAAGATGCTCTACAACATCTTATGGATGCTAGAAAGAAAGAGCATATCTACAAATCAGATTTCAATCAATTACTCTCACCGCTTAAACGTGGAATGGACTATGCATCAACCATTGCTGATAAAGCAGTTACATCTTCTTCAGTAGATCCTGAAAATAGTAGATCACTTTGGACAGCTGGTTTAAGATTCCCTTATCAATTGAATCATGTCAATAAGTATTTAAAGACTACACTTCCTAAATTTAAAGATCAACTTCCTGAAGAAGAATACACAATCGCTTTGGAATGGGGACAAGCATGGCAAGCTGTAGGAGAATTAGTAAAGGAATTGAAACCCTTTATAGAAAACAGCAGACCTCCTACCGAAAAGCAATTGGCAAGACAAGCTGAGCAAGCAGAACTTGATACTCTTAAAGCATCTAATCATAGTGGTGCAGTTCTTAAAGTGTTAGCAGAAAAGTTAGATGCAATTGCTAAAGGATATAAGAAACAGATTATCGAAAGTCTAATTCTTGATATTACAAGAGCAGCTTATGATAACTTGGCATTCCTCCAAAATCCTGATAATGCAAAGCAGATTAGACGATACAGTTACGACTACAACTTGATCAACCAAACATCTCATAGAGTTTATGCTTTAGCTGATCAGTTTGAAGATAAAGTTAAGAAGATGGCTCAAAACAAATACGACACTATCAGTATTCAGTTTATTGCTAAAGCTCTTAGTAAAGTTGAATCAATCATTGTTAGAAAAGGACTTGATGCTGAAATTGAAGTAGTAGCCAAAACATCAAGTAACAACGCTGCAATCGAAGCAATTCTAAAATTTGTCTTTACTGATAAATCTGAGTTCAATCTAAACTCTAAGTTGAAGATCAATTGGAGATGGGGAACCGGTCACTTCTATCAGTACCCTTCACTCTTCCAAAACATCGTAATGCCAGATGGTACAAAGATTAAAAGATTCAATGAGTTGGAAATGAATAAAAACTTCGCAACAGTTTAAGTTAAAACTAAATAGATCAAATTTAAATATTTGGTCTATTTGTTTGTTTACTTATTGTATAGGTGTAGTATATTAAAAATAAAAAGGAAGTGTAATGAAAATGTTCAATGGCGAAGAAGTACCGGTTACTACAGAAGAACATATCGAGCTATGTAGAAAGAAAGGTTTAGATATTGACAAATATACAAACAGTCATTACTCTGAAGCAAAGGTTCGTAACTATGCAAAATCATTACTGCTTGGTATCGATACATCCAAGTATGATAAGTATGATCTGCCTGCTATTGTTCTTATTGTTCTATGCACTATTGTAAAAGAAGGACAAGACATTCCATCTGAAAAAACTCTTGCAATGCTAGCTACATGTGAAACTGGAGTTCTTATGTCAGTAATGGAATTACTTCAAGCTGGATTACATGTCTCACATGATTCAATTATTTTTGATCCTACTCTGTCAGATGTTCAACGTAAGAAAGAAGTAGTACTTATTCTAGATTCTTTCAAATCTTTAACCACTTATAACTAATATGAAACTGATAGACTTTCCAAGTAGAGATGAAGCTATTATTAAAGCTATTAAAGATTACAACCCTGTGTATGAATACTTTTCTAAAGAGCCTCGAGGTAAAACTTCATCATACAATCTTCCTGATCCAGCAAACAATACTGATCATACACTATTAAAGATTAACTACAAAGATTATAACAACACTAAGTATCTAGAATCTCATGGACTTCAGACATTTGTTATTAACACTGAATATGTAGCTCCTTCACCAGAACAACAAGAAAAGATTGATATGATACGTACTACTTATGCAATGTATGGTGATGATCAAATGGAAGGAGCGGATGGTAATCTATCTACTGGATATTACATAACAAGTATTTTCAATATGAGAAGTAATGGATATGTTGAAATGCCTAAAGCTCTACACGATGAAAGATTTACTAGACATGATACACCGGATGAAGACGAGTATATTGACGATACTGAACTTATTTTCTATCATACTAATGGAGTGTCTGAACCTATAGATTTTTATATGGGGTGCACATATAAAGATACACATGGAGAAAGAGTAACAGCCGGATTCGATACTGCTCACTATAATGATAATGCTTCTACTCAATGTACATCATTCTCTTCAAAGGAAATAGATAAAACATTGTTACAAATTGTTAGATTATTGGGTGTACAGTCTTAAAATGTGTGGTATCTTAATTAAAACAAATATAAGGAATACCTAATGAGTATAGAGTTAATTGAAAAATACAACGAAGCATACCGCAACGGAGAAGTTCTAGTAAGTGATGCAGAGTACGACGCATTATGTGAAGAGTTTAATTACGAACCTGGAGTTGGAGCTGAAATTTCAACTGGTGATAAAGTAACTCTTCCTATTCCAATGGGTTCACTTAACAAAGTTAAATCTCTTGAAGATCTTATCAAATGGTCAGCTCCTCATCCAAACGAGACCTTAGCTGCTACACCAAAATATGATGGTTGTTCAGTTCTTCTTAAAGCTGTAGGCAGAACTATTAAAGCAGTGTATACTAGAGGAGATGGCAAAGAAGGTAGAAACATTCTTCCATTACTTGATAATCACAAACAGATCCAAGCGCTCAATGAAATGATGCAAATGGCTAATCCTGAAGAAAGATACATTCCTTCAATGGATGAGTTCTATATCATTGGTGAGATCATTATTCCAGAAGATCTATTCAAATCAAAATACTCTTCAACCATGAAAAACTCTCGTAACATGGTAGCTGGTCTTATTAATAGATCAGAAGCTCAAGCTCCTATTCATGATTGTATGATTATGTTATTTGATATCAAAGGCGATACAAAACAAGCATATCTAAACAAAACCAATAAGATTGAAATTCTTAACTTTTGGAACCATGAATACATTCAAACACCAATCCTGGTAAGTTGTGTAGCAGATCATCACATGGAAGATAAGATGATGAAGATGTGGCAAAACATGGACACTAAAGTTAAATGTGATGGCATCGTAGTAGAATTCAATAGCTCATTATTAAGAGATGAACTTGGATTAGAAACTGGTAAATTGAATCCTGCTTTTGCCCGAGCGTTTAAGCCACCAGTTGAAGAACAAAAAACTACAACAGTTGATAAGATTGATTGGCGAGTTAGTAAAGATGGTAAGTGCATTCCAGTTATCAATCTTGTTCCAATAGATCTTGATGGAGTAACAATCAGTAACGTAACGGCCCATAACGCTTCCTTTGTACAAGATAACGAGATTAGAGTTGGATCTCTAATAACTATCAAACGATCCGGTGGAGTTATACCCACCATTGTTAAAGTAACCAATAACGATGATGTAACGGAGTTTTAAGATGAGTTTAGGTTTAGGTAGATTAGAACAATCATTAGCTGATTTAGAAAATCATGACAATACGGCTCATGCTCAGACAATGGCTAATCTATCTAATATAGAGACCATGGTGAAAGTGATGGCATCTAAATTAGAACAAACTAATGAAACATTAGATGCCACTGCAAACAAACTTACTAGTGTTTCGGAAGAAAACAAGAAGCTTAGAGATATTCTTAAAATGTTGTACTTTGATTACGATGGTGTTTATTATAAAGGAGACGATTACGATGTCTATGATTCAGCATCAAGTGATTACTATACAAAAATGGTAATTTGGAAAGATTTTCCTGAAATCAAAGCTCTTAACTTTGTAGAAGAAACTTGTAAGGAGATGTACAACTAATGGATACTGACAATATGACTCGTGAAGAGTTAGTCAAAGCTCTAATAGATGTTACATCAAGTAGAGATGTATTCTTTAAAAGAATTACTCAAATTGAATTTGACCAGCGTATGAGAGCTGAACAATCAAAAGTTAAAACCTACGACCTTGAAGATGTAGGTAGTCCCTATGAATCATATAGAGAAATGGTTGAACAGAAAGACGATGCTTCAGGTGCAGGTGATTGGGTAGAAATTGAAGATTTAAGAGATGCTGAATTTAGATATGATGAACTTAAGAAATTTCTAATTGATTTACAATCAGATTCAGAAGGTGTAGCTGGTTATCATTTGAATGGTGATGTAGCTCCATGGTGTGAGTTTGAAGAGATAGTTAATTTAGGCTATGTAGAAAATATATGTAAGGAGCTATACACATGAAAAAACTTAAAGATGATGCTCATAAATCATTCTCTTCATTTAGAAAAGTAGATCCATGTATTTTGCATCTTGCTACTGTTGATAAATGCAGTGATTGGTTTTTTAAATATCAATATGAACTACGTGGAAAAGATTTAAGAGCAATTGCTACATGCTACTGGTATCCTGAGAAGTATAAGTGGGATGAAGATGTAATTACATATAACGGTACTGAACACATGCCTACGATTCATGATAGTATAAGTAACAGAATTACATTTACATCTAATGAATTAAGATCAGTGAAGAAAGCTCTTAAGTATGATCACAGTAGAACGGGATTAATAGAAACTTCTATAATAAGAGTAACACCCAATGGATCGAGTTGTTGGACAAGAGATGTATTCGAATGTGAATTTCAAACTCCACAAGATGCATACATTTCTACTATCACTAGTATAGCAAATGGAATACCTCACTATAGAGACATGCTTACAACTATTATTGAAGAAGTGTGGACACTAGAAAAAATACTCAACTTTACAAGAAACTATGCAATGACAAGGAAACTATACGCATGAGAAAAGAATACGAATTAGTACATACTAACAACAGTTATGTGAAACAAACATCAGATGAGTCAGGAAATCCTTTACCTCTTATGCAAGGGGATAAAGAAGATCATACTCATGTAGTTAACACTGAAGTTTATGCTTCAGAAACATCACAGCATCAAGTAAGCTATTATAAAGAAGATGGAATTATTAGTCTATTAGCTCCTATTATCCATGTACAAAAGCCTAGTGAGTAGTATATTGATCTAACAACAAAGGATTGATTATGGGATCAAGTAACTTAGTAATACGATACAACAGCGACATAGAGAACACTTACTACTATGATCATTCAGATGATACGATTGTCCAGATCATAGGATTCTCTCATCATGGCAATTTAAAGTACAACAAGTATAAGTATGATACTTTATATAGGAAAGTGATATTGTCTGATACAGTATCAAACATGATAAGACTGACCGCTGCTTATGGTGAATGGACAAATACAGTAGTTGATGAAATGCGGTCTATGATAAAGTACCATGAGAAAGCAGACTCTGAACATTACAATTGTCTTAAAGAAGTATTCATCGAGAAAGGATCCAAATTTGAAAAGGAAATAACTCAAGCTACTAATCATCATATAGGTGACTTAGATCCAAGTGTTATGTTCTTAGGAAAATCTGAAGATATTACTGGACCCTTTATATACATGCACAAAATAAGGAATCTGTATGCATAAATTATTTCCTGTATATGAAAGATCTTGGATCAACTTACATTCTCGAGATATGCACACGTGGTTTAGACCTGATGAATTTGACTGGTCTTACATAAAGTTGCTAATTCAATTCTGTGGAAAACAAAGAGATCTCTGGCTTAAGCATGTACCTGATGGACTATTAATTGACGAAGCTTTCCTTTTAATAAAGTACGGCAGTGAATACTTAGAAGATTGGTGGGACTTTGACATGATAGAAGAAGGTGGAGACAGAGATGAGCCGGTTTATATTGAATATCTAATGCTATATGCTCCAGGTAAGATTGATATTTGGTATGATCAAAAGTATTTCATGAAAACTAAATCTGAATTAATAGTGAGCATGTTATATGAGTAGGAGATCAAACACGCCAAGTACAACAGTTCAACAATTCAGAGCTGTTATAGATTATTATGATATTTGGTTTGATCCGGATACATTTGATTGGGAGAATAATGCTAGATATCTAGCTAAACTTTACATGCATAAATACGACGATTGGGGCAAACATTGTACTACTGAGCATATATCATATCATGTATTCTATTTTATTAAGTATGCTAATGAAACTATGGATGATTGGTGGGATGAAAGCTTTTTAGAAGACAGCTATTATGAGGAGAAACTACTTGATTATGCACTAGATCATATTGACGTCTGGTATAGCGATAAATATTTTACACAAACTAAGCAGACTATGATTGTACAAATGCTATATGTATAGTATATTGTTTAAACATTACTAAATAAGGAATAGTACAAATGAATAAAACATTCAATTTTTTACCAGTAGCATGTCCCGCTTGTAAGTCAAAACTTCAATGGGATGACAATGGAACTCATATCGTTTGTGTTTCTACTACGTGCTCTGCGCAAAATAGTAAAGGACTTCTTAACTTCTTTACAGTTCTTAAAGTAAAGCATGTTTCAATGGGAACGATCAATCGTTTGATTGAAGAAGGTCACACCTCGATTGAAGCAGTACTTCGTTTAGATGAATATGAAATTTCTCAAATGGATGGCTTAGGCAAATCAAAAGCAAAGCAAATTGTCAAAGGTCTTAAAGAAGCGGTTACTGATGTAGAACTTGCTACTATCCAAAAAGCAACTAACATCTTTGAAGGCTTTGGTGAACGTAAACTAAAATTGTTTAGTGACTATGTATGTCCATTAATGAAGCCTACTGAAGAAGACCTCCTCAAAATTGAAGGTGTAGCTGGTGTTACTGCTAAAACGTTTGCTGATAACTATGATGAATTCTGGAAGTTCTTACAAAAGAATCCGATGATCAGAGTTAAGATGCCAGTTAAAGTAGTACAAGGATCTATTAACGAAGATCTCAACGGTGTAGTATTCACAGGTTTCAGAGATTCTGAATTGGAACAACAGATCATCGACAAAGGTGGTGTAATGAATTCAGGTGTATCGAAGAAAACAAAGATCCTCCTCTGTAAAGATCCTGATGGTAAGAGTAACAAACTCCAAGCAGCAAGAGAGAAAGGAGTTAAACTCATGACTAAACAAACCTTCATTGACACTTACATGTTAGAAGGTGGAATCATGGACATCTAATGGAAGCAATTCCAAATAGATTCAAGTTCACTACTATTAAATCAAAGTTTAATAAAAGTGGGACTAGACATTTATCTTATTCTGATTCTCATATCATTATGTCTTATGGAAAGATCTTAGGATATTCTTTAGAAGATAGAGTTAATGTTTTGTATTCTGCTATTGATAAAGAGTACATCACTAAGTTTAAAACTCATTTTGAATTTGAAGGATACAACGAGAGAAATATATTCAATTCATTTAATAACTATGCCTTTAGTAATACTCAAATGTCCAAGGATGCTTTTAATTTTCGTTATAATGATCGCCTAGTACAAAAATCTTCTATGCGTCCAGACTATTCTAAGTTTATAGGATGTGAAAGTACAGAGACTATGTCAAAGAAGAACAAAGCTAAAGCTATGAAATATCTGCATAAATATCCTGACGACTTTTCTTACAATCTAATGCTAAGAAACCATGAAAACCTTGCATCACATCCTATTAATATGTATAGTAGTGATCTTCTTAACTATTATTTTGGAGCTCCTGGAACTCTATCTACTGTAACAAAAACTTCTAGAATTATATTAGATAAGATATCTGATCCTAAGCTTATACAATCTTTTAAAGATTGTCCTTTCAGCAATTTGATAAATGATAATACTGAATTGGAAACTACAATGGTAGTGTATAACTTTGATCAATATACAGGTAGACAAAGAAATCAGTCATCAGTAAGTCACTTCCATACAGAAACCGATGATGCTAAAACAACTAGATTAAAACGACACGGTTCTTCTGGAGCATCGGTTATACAAGACTTGTATACAACCAAATGTATGCATCACTGTGATATTATTATGATGAGATTAGTTCTTGTTCAACTAGGAAAGTACAGTAGGTCTATTAAAAAACATATACAGATGCTACAACGAACAGATCAATATATATTAGAAAGTTTAATTAGTAAGCTAATAATAATAAGAGGTGGTGTACAAAATGACATCCGTATATATAATAATAAAGTGAACGATTATTATACAGACTATAATGAAAACATATTAAAAGGACAAGTAGGAGAACTATATGCAGATGATTGATCAAATAAATTCACGGCCGGCCCCTACGGATATGCTATACTGTAAAGGTGATTATATTGTGCCTACATGTATGCTATCACTGAGAGACTTTTTTAAAAAACGACAATATGAAATGTCGTATGCTAACAATGGAAACAGTTTTAATTCTGAATCTCTTGCTTCTCTTGCTATCAATATCTTAGATAAGATAAATTCAACTTTGTATTCAGATCAAGATCGATTTGGGATGGGCAAACATCTATACACGAATTTTGACTCAGATTACCGTACTATATTAGATATAGGAAATCCTGTATTTGATCATCTTATGTCAATGGGTTATGTATCATTTCAGAATTCTTATGATGAATCCAGTGTAGATAAACTTAGTAGCTTAGTATCAACATATCTAGATTCTACTGAATTTTTAGATTCGTTTTGTTTGGAACGGTTCTTATCTGGATTGGAAAAATATGGGTTAGTTGCTCTACCGTTACTAGCAGATGCAAATTTGTTTATTGCTAACTGCGCATTAATTAACTCAACTTTAGAATACATTAATTCTACTCACATGTCGTGTGGATATATTTCACCGGACACTTTTGAATTTGTAGTATTCATAGCAAAAATTATTAATGACTGTGACAATGCTTCAACATTAGGATCGTACAACTATTCAAATAATACTTTTAATGAAATGATGTACGTATTATATCAATGCTCTTCTACTAATTGTGATTATAATATATCGTCCTTAGTATTAGAACACATCTTTGTTAAAAATCAAGTCAGTATGTGTAATACATTTAGATTGGGTGAAATAGTAAATAGATCAGCAAATGGTATAAGTAGTAACGCAGTAATTGAACTTTTAATGGAGTGTGAATATCTTATAAGTGATAATAACTTTTTCATACTATCAGAATCAGATATATCAACTGTATCTCGATTAATGAACATGGTAGAATTACATCCAAGTGATTCATTAATGAATGATCGTTTATCTGATGTATTGATTAAAGATCTATTTAGTTTAGCTGATAATTATCCAGAAGTACCTTCATGGAAAACATCAGTACTAGTAGAACTATTGTACAATAATCATGCAGAAGAAGTAATCACTCAAATGTCACCATGCGATTCTTATGAAGAAGTTAAAGAGGTATTAGATTCACGCAAATCTTTATACGCCTGATCACTTAATACCACGTCCAACAAAAGGAGTATCAAATTAATGATACTCCTTTTTATTGTTTATTTAAAGATGCTTAAATCTATTGGAGGAAGAGGACACATTAAATTGTCAACATCAGTAATACTAAGCATATCATCATTACCTAACATTACTAACTTATTAGATTGCATGTTAGTCTTTTCATGTACTGAGAATCGTTTCTTCATACTCTTAAGGTTTCTTAACATTGGATATATATGAGCAGTTCTAGAAGCTTCTAATGCTGCATTGTTATTGAATATAGTATCTCCATCTTTAAGATCTTGGCAAATAAGATGTAAGTAAGAAAAAGTTTCATCGTCATCTTCAGTCTCAAATATTGTGTCATCTACTTGAGCATTATACTTAAGTAGTACTTTAAATTTGAAGTAGTTTGGATATGTTTCTTTAAAGGTGCTCTCGGACGCTTTGTCTCTATTGACATATAGTCCTTCAAGTTCTTTAACTAATTCATCTATGTCCAACTTAGTAATGTCTCTAAGTTCATTAATGAACTGTATACGATCCAGTGGCTCAACATGATCCTTTTTAGCATACCAGTTTGAACACCATTTACTAGTTATATCAGTGTTATAACAATCAGTGGCATTATTAATAGAGTTCCACATGCAGATTGTTTTCCAACTAAAGAAGGACATATTATCTAGATCATCTAACCACTTAGTCAGACGTTCTTGCAGCAGTGGAAGTTCAAATGTTTTAAGATGATTAATGAACCTTAGGTTACGATCATCTAAACACTTCTCAGCTTTAGTAATGCTTTGATCAATTACTTTAAGTAAATTACGAGTCTGATACTCATACTGTGTTGTATTGATTTCTACTTTACTTTTACTCATCGTGTCATCTCCCAGAACTTAGCACGACCACAAGTTGATTCACCTAGCAGTGTTCTATTAGCCCATGGCATTTTTGGTTTATAGTAAGTGTCACCAGAATAATCTCCGATAACTTCTGTCCAAATAATCTTTTGACAAATTGGTTCAAAGTGCTCATAAATCTGAGCTCCACCAATGATCATAAGTTCATCACATTCAGGAATCTCTTTGTATGAGTTGATGTAATGGAACCCGTCACTATGCGGACGACCATAATTTCTTAGACAGCGAGTAGTAAGAACGTAGTTAGTTCTATTAGGAAGTGGTCCATTAGGCAGTGTCTTAGCAGTAGTAGAACCCATAAGAACAGGCTTACCTTTAGTGTACTTTACGAAATGAGCAAAGTCTTCTTTGATATGCCATGGCAGTTTCATCCCGTCACCGATGAGACCGTCTGTAGTTGATGCATAAATCATTGTGACTTTCATATATTTTCCTTTTGTTTTAGATAATTCTAGCAAAATCCCTAGATGTTAGATTAATAGTACCACCACATGAACTTAGCTTATTGCACATAGTGTGAGCTATGTTCAAGATGTTATTCTCAATGTAATACAGCTCATCATAAATAACACCCGTACTTTTGATATTTTCAGGTGCATCTTCTGTTACTAAACCAAAGCTAATTTTATGATCTTGATCAAGTCCGTGAAGTGCGACATAATTTAAAGATTGTACAAACGTTCTAGTATTAAATAGATCGCCATGTTTTTTATCATACATTTCTGCACTCATAACAAACATACCTCCAATAAAAGATAGGAAATGTAAAGTGTCTTCTTTTCTACAATCACTAGTACTTAAAATGAAGTCATTGATATCAGCTTTGAGTTGGAGCTTATTTATTAAAGCACAATCAAGATTGTGTATCGCTTTCTCTAGAATTCTAGCGAATTCTTCTATATTCATAGTTTCATTTCGTAGATCAGCATTGTGTTTAATTTTAGTGAAAGTAGCTCTATGTCTAAATGAATCATTAACTGTACCATGATAGATAACTTTCTTACTTCTAAACCAGCTAGCTGGCTTAACTTCAATGATACCGTTTTCACCTCGCAATATACCCAAAATCTCAGGTAGTTGAACATCTACAATAGAGTCTACTATAGCCTTTACATTATCATTCAATAGTTTATTAAGTGAATGTACTTTAGCTTGTGCTAGTACTAATACATCCTCTGCTTCTACTTCACACGTACTTAATTCTCTACTCATATTTAATCTCCATACATTCTGTTTATTATTGTTGTTCTTGTTAATTTATTTTTTATGTTATCTGTAGATCTTTTATAAAACAAACTATGCCACTCGTCGATATCTTGAATTCTACATTTCTTTAATAGATCAATGTAATACATTCTAAAGTGTTTACATAAGTTGGTTTCAGCATACTTTGCATCTCCGTAAGTTTGTTCTAATAGAAAGTGTAAGTCTTTGTATTGTATAGTTTCTACTTGCTCAATTGCAGTACCCATACATCTAAGTAATCTTTGAGCATGTCCACCGTGATGTCCACGAGCACTACCTACTACAAAGAATGCAGGAGTTGTATATTTCAAATGAATCATTTCACCAATTAGAATAGGCATCCAATATGCAGCATCATCACCTCTAAATTTACAGAAAGCGTGCATAATAGTACTAGGCCACATTGAATTTCCTTGGCGTCTGATATCATTAAAAACTTCAATAACAGAAGCATCTGTCATGAGTTCTTCAGTCGTATGATCTTTTCTTTCCAGATATTCTATTAAGAATTGGCGAGTCTTGATAGCTCCAGTTATGTTACTAAGTATTCCCATGTTAATCTTCTCCGAAAGATACGTTGGTAACAAATACAGTTTCTTTCGACTGATCCATTGTAAATTCCATAAGCACTGTTATATCTTCGTTATCAACATGATTAGCATAATACTCGAAGGTTACGTTATCTATAGATAGTAGTTGACAAAATTCCCAATCTTTAAGATATTTATTATGTACCGTTAACACATGTTCGAACTTTAAAGTTACACACAATGATACTTCATGTTCTTCGTAAATTTCTAACTTATACATTTGTATTTCCTCTTAATGATATCTTCATCCAAAGATAAGGGTTAACTTCAGTATACAATTCATGTTCAAAATCGTCAATGTCAGGGCCTCCTTCTATATGAAATACTTTAAGCATACGAGCAGCTTCGTTAATGCACATTTGTTTTCTATTGGGAGTTTCATTTTCAAATCCTTTCCATTCATGATTCCGTGCAATTTCAGGTACGAATAGTTGAATCCATAAGAATATCTGACATACATCTGTATTACCTGGATGTGAAGTCTGTAGAGCCATATTAAAATCTTGGCCTAGTAAGCATGTTACATAACTTCCAGGTTCGAAACCGTACATTACATAATTCTTAATAGAAGACATAGTATTGACTTCTGCTCTATCAAATAAAGTTCTTGGTAATATCATGAGTAAAGACTCTTTGAGCTGGTTAAAATTGAATTCAATTGCGAGTTAGATTCATTAGCAATTCGAGTTTTCCAATATACTGAATCATCTATTGTACCAGACTCTATACCCTTAATCACAGTATAATACTTGCTAGGAGCAATATTTTTTAACAAAGCTTTATCCTTATAAGGATCTACATCATACAGAGACTTTGCTAATACATCATACAATCCTTTGTCTTTAAGTAACTTACTATTCTTATTCAGAATATTATCTGACATAACAAATCTAACTGACTTAGCATAACTTATTCCATGTTTATACACATAGGTACTGTAAGATTTAACAGCTTGTTTAGTTGAGTTGGATATCACATGGAAATATAAGAACAGTTCTAATGGTGTGATTAAGCCTCTGAATTTTATAAGACGATAGTCTAATTGTTCAATGTCATCTTTACTAAATTTAGAGACAGCATTAATAACTTTAGATGTTGAAACAAATGAGTCAGTACCTTTTATCATTAAACCATCTTCATAATGATTACTTACATCAATTGAACTACTAGAGTTGATACTTCCACTCCAACTGGTAGCATCCTTTGTAATCATATGAAATATAATTTGCAAGGTCAGATCATTTACATTAGCAGAATGATTTACTTTAAAAGTATCTGATAGTTTTACATTTTTATTTGTAGCATACAATTTAGCAAACTGTTTGTACATTACATTAGTTCGATGTCCAAATAACTTAGTAGCTTCTTTGCATGAAATATCTAAAACTTCAAACTCCATCATATCATTTGCTTTACAAATTTCTTGTTGTATAGCAGTTTCTAATTGAAGTGTATACGATGTAACCATTTCGAACAAATCATCTTCTTTGTAATTGTAAGTAGCTGAGATTAAGTATGAATCAAATTGATGACGAGTTATTTTTAAATTTCTATTTGTATGAAATCTAATAAGTTGTTCTTTCAATTGCTTGTTAGAAAGTTTAACGTGTCTTACTCTGTTATGAAAAGCATTTGACAAAGTGTTAAGTGAAGAGTACTCGTTTCTATTCTTATTGATCAATCCAGTAAGAGTCTCCATGTTATGATCATCTTCAATCATTTTGAATATAGCTAAGATGTTATCTATAAGATCGATAGCTTCTTCTTTACCATGTTGAAAAACATGTTGATTAATTGCTTTGATGCATGTATGTCTAACTAGAAGTTTAAGATGACTACTATTATAAGAAGTAGCTTTGTTTAAATCAATTAGATTAAGTAAGTTAAGAACAGTAGTATCTTTATTCTCTGTTTCTTTAAGAGAGTTTATGATAGGTAAGTTAATATCATCTTCAATAACACTTCTTAGCGCCTCGTCATCTAGCATTTTATCATAATGCTGAATTGCACTGACACTTGTTTGTTTAGATACCATGCGTAGTAGTAATTCGAATTTAGGTAAGTCTTCTGCTTCTACATACTTATCAAGTTTTTTGAATATGGAAGTTCGTGCCACTGTAGAAGTACTTAAAATATCTCGTACTTTCATGAATAATTCTGTTTCTGTCATAGCGGTTTCCTTAATTGTTACTATAAGATAAACTACTAATATGATAAGTACAACACAAAAGACCTAAATAAATAGATCTTTTGTTAAATTACTTTAAATTAGATATTGTCTTCTGGCTCAATCTCTAACTTATCAATCTCTGTACGAATACCAGCGATTTCTTTTTCCATAGCTTCAGGATCTTCATTCTCAGAAAGAATAGAGTCACCATTGTCAGGTACTAAATCAAATTGATCGCCTGGCTTGTCAAAGAAAACTCCGTATTGATAAGTAGCATCAACTGGTGTAATTCTTACATAGGACATTAATGATTCACCTGCTCCTGGAGCTTCCATCTCTAAAACATCACTAAATACTTTATCAGTTACATCTACTTCTGATTCAGAATAGTTAGCATCTTCAGGTTCATATGGATCACTATAATTAGAGTATTGGTATGTATGCTCAGCAGTAATTTCATTTGCAGAATCTACATCACTAAACACTCTAATGAATTGAACAGGATCACCGTGCTCATCTTCAATTGTAAATCTTTCTGTTTTGTATTCAGCTTCACGTTTTTCAGTCCAACCAACTCCGTAAATTTCAGAAATTGCAGTTGAAAGCAAACCGTTAAGAATTACAATATGCTCTTCATCTGATCTCTGTTGAGCTTCAGTTAAATCGTAATCCACTAGTCTGCCATTGGTTGGTAATCATCTTCTGAATACTCGATAATAGAATTAGTAAGCTCAGCTTCAATTGAACTTTCTGGATCGATTGTAAATACGAATGTAGCTTGAGTTTTATCATCATTGAAGACTGTCTTCTGATCAGTAACATTAATACCTGCATTACTTAATTCATCAGCGAATAATTCTAAATCACTATCAAGCATACTATCTTTATAATATGATGCATCATAATTATGTACGTCCAATGTCATTTCAGTGGCATCATCATTGTAATTAGCCGCACCCTCAATTGTAACTTCGTTACGAGGATCACCTGATTCCATGCCCATAACATCATCTGTTACAAGATCTATAAGTTGTTTTACCTGTTTAACTTTGCTACTAACTTCAGGAGCCTTTGGAGTTACTTCTTTCTTATCAGCTTCATCTCCGAAAATGATAATACTTCCATCTGTGTATTCTTGTTTAGTTGCTTCGTAAAGCTTCATGAATTTTGACATATTTAATTCCTTAAAATTGTTTTTATTTTATTTATCTTACTTTTAGGTATGTCTGCACCAGAAGTAATCTGATTCAGAAGTGTCAATGTCAATACCTTTGGTATGATATAAAACATCAATAAAGATAGAATCACTATCACCATTCCAGTAGTGTGGAATTACATTATCAAGTTTATGCCCGTTGTCATCTTCTGTTTCACTATTAGGTCTTAAGTAACCGAAGTGTCCACCATGAAAGAAAGTTTCATCATACTTAACTCCGTCAACATGGACAGTGTATTCGTAATCTTCTATACCACCACAACATTCACAATCATATGAATCACGTTTAGTATCAATTTTAATATCAATACCTAACTTTGCTAGTATAGCTTTACCTACAATTTCTTCTGGATCTTTATCTTCTGCTACTGAGATGTTTTCAATTGTACCATCATCGTATGTAACTTTAAACTCTAGATTTTGAGGCCATTCATCTAAGTCAATATCCGGGTACTCTCCTTCTACTTTAATCTTTTGCATTAATGTCCCTTTAGTTTCATCATTCGTTTAATACTACTATCGCTAAAGATATGTTTCAAACAAATACCTGCTTGATCTCTAGGTTGTCCTGTACTCCAATCAATTTTCCATCCACCATGTGCAAGATTCTCGCATATACCAACATACGTACTTCTATGATATTTGCCAATAAAATCGTTAGGCATGTCTGATACATTATCAATAGGATCATATAACTCTGTAACTGCTTTTTCAATATCCATTAATTAGTCCTTGCTCTAATAGCGGGTGCCATGTAATTAAGAACTTGCAATAAACGCGGATATCTAAAATGTACACTAAGCGATTCACCTGTAGAGTAAACAAATGCTTCTTCATTTATCCAAGTAATCTGTACTTGATGTTTATCTTTAAACTCTTTAGAAATACGTATGTAATGATGTCCATACACGTTGTTTAATAAATTTTGAGGAATGTTGCTTATGTTGTCTATACAATCATATAAGCGATTGACACTCTCTAATAACTCTCTATCATCCGAGGACATAAGGACACCTATCAGTAGCAAGACTTGGTAATGCTGTGACATAGTACAAAGGTTTATGAAGTACTTCTATATGAAAGTACTTTGCAAGAGATCCAACACCTGGATCTTTACCTGCTATGTAAGGATGCATGCAATCCCAATGAATATCAATTTCATACTTAGTAGCAAACTCTACTGCAACCTTTTTGTATAGAGAATACTTTGCATGAAATTTTAATTCTTCTGGTAAATTAGAAACATTATCAATGTCTCCGTACATCTGACTTACCATTTCACGAACACTTTCGCTATTCATTATCGTGTCTTCCTATGTTCTCTTCTATAAAAGTAAAAGTTTCAGGATACATAAAGCAGACTGACATATCAACTCCTGGCATTCCATTCTCACTCTTTGTTCTAGGAGTTCCATCACTCCAATCTATTTCAACTCCTTGCTCTGCGAACTGTTCTGCTATGCCTCTGATGCCTTTATCAAAAGCTTGGTTGTTTTTGTAATTACTAGGCATTGATGATATGTTATCAATAGGATCATATAGCTTTCTTACAGCGTCTTCAACTGAAGTATTATTCGCTGATTTAGTTCTTGTGGCAACTTCTTTCCAAAGTCTATCTACATGATCCTGGAGAAGATCCTTTTCAGATTGTGTCATATCATCAATGCCTTTTAATTAGATTGCTGATTCACCAGCAGCGATCAGAGCTTCTTGTGCCATTTGAGCTTTGAGTCTTGCTTCTTCTTTCTCGCGTTCAATCTGAGTCATGGATGCCCACTTCTCATTCTCGAGATTCTGCATTTTAGCTAATCGTTCAAGGCGCTGAGCATCAGTTACAAATTCTCGTTGAGTGCCTTTAGCTGTATTGTGAGTAGTATGACTAAGCCATACTGAGTTGAAACGTTGTAAAGGAAGAGTTTGTACTTTACCAACTAGACTTTCCTTAGGATGTTGAATAAATTTGTATGTAGCTTTGCCATTTTCATCCATAGCATTCTCACCAGTAGTTTCGATAACTTCGATAATAGAGTGCCAGTTTTCAGCTGATCTATACTTTGTTCCAACAATTGCATGTGCCATATTCTTTATTCCTTTTGTGTTTTGTTTAATAAGATGTTAGATCTAATATACACGTACTTTAAGTATTGTACAATCCTTTTATAAACTTTTTTACATTTAGTTCTACCAATCAACTCTACAACGAATATGTCCATTGTCAATAATCTCTTTCATAGTAAAGATTATTTGAAACATGTCATTAAAGTCTCCACTTTCATAATCACTTAGATTTTCGAATATATTACTGAAGTCTACTGCTTGGTGTCTATCATAGTTATCTGTATAACGTCTGAGTAATTCATATTTTGAATCTACTATCCAGTAATCTTCAAGATCTTCGTCAATAGTTTCACGATACATACGTTCAATAACGTTAAACATGTCATTAGGATAAGATTTATCTTCTTTCTTATCAGCACCAACTTGATAATAGCATGGAAGAAAATCATCAAATTCAAATGTTTCTTCAGTGTACGCTTCATTAATCAAAACGATAGTAAGCTCTTCTTTAGCTTTATCAATTGATATGATCTCATATAGATGATCGTACTTCTGATGAGTCTGTTCATTGACGAAGCCTTGCTTAGCAAAGAGCTCCCATTCAATGAACTTATCACCTACTGTTAGTGCATCTTTTCGTGATTGCCAGTAGCTATCTGATTCAATTTGTTCAGAGTTAAGTATGTTATCTAACTTCAATTGTAGTTCATCACCCTTGAACTTAGAGTGACAACATGAGATCATCTCAATACATTCTTTCGTAAGCTCAATTAGCTCTTCTTCTTTATTACGCATTTGTTTTCCTTTATTTATGTAGTACCATTGTAGTAGATTCTATTTGAAATCCTAGAGACTTGTAAAAGTTTATTGCAACTAAGTTGTCTACATGACTTGAAATTTGAGGTAGCATATTATAATTGCTAAGTTGTTCTAGAACATGTAACATTAATTTACGCGCATATCCTTTTCTTCTATAGTTAGGCATAGTGTAAAGTGATCTTATATAACCGGTCTTGCTGCTCTTAAGAGCAGCAACATCACAGACGCATACTATCTTGTTATCAACTTCTATATACCACGTGGTACTCTCAATAGGACTTGCTCCATGCTTAACTATATTAGTGTAATAAATTAATTCAGTCTCTCTTAAATCTTCTTTAAGAGAAGTCAATTGAACATCTATTGCGCTATCATTGACTACATCTTTGTTTATTACGTTATGTATTTTCACAGAGAAAAAAGGAGTACTACGCCACCTTCATAATTAGATGCTTCTTTATTCATATTACTCTCCTTTCATTGATTGAACTAAAGTTATTTCTTCACCACAGAATTTTTCTGGACATTCAGTATACCACTTATCACCCATGGCAGCCACATCCACATCATTATCATCACATTCTACTTCACAACCACATCCATTACATTTACCATGTAAGTACGTTACTACGCTTTTCTCTACACCACGCTTAGTTATTTTCATTTTGTTCTTTCCATTTGTTAGTTACATTTCTAATAAATTCTCTACCGCATTGTGTGCCGAACCATTGTACTACACTTGCCGCAATCAATGCTTCATGTTGAGTTGCTAGTTCAGGTTTATCTCCTTCATGAATAATATGTTCTAAAGCAGTGTACCCATTATTTCTCCCAGGAGATCTTTCGTTAAACTTATTCCATTCTTCATAGTACAGTTTCTCAAATCCACCTGATGGTCCTAGAGTTCTATCAAACTTTACTCCTTTATGTATAGGTTCGGTCAGATCATCCATGATCTTGTATGCATTAGCAATTCTACATGAGTTACAATTACCGCATCTTTCTGAATAGGAATCTGTCTCATAGCATTCACCATGATTAGATCTCTCTAAGAGATTTAGAACATCATGTAACTTATCACGTTGAGAATCATGCATCTAACATATCCAGTAAAGATTGAATGTATTCTCTTTTTAGAGTTGTAATACCTGGAGCAACCAAGTCTCTTGTTAATCTGATTTTAAGAGCTTTAATAATTTCTTTATCAGTGGTTGGCTTTACTTCTTTATCTAATGGAGGGAGTACTACCTTTACATTTGATCTAGACGTTAACTGAACAAATACTTCTACTATACATGTTATTAATAGAATAAGTACTACAAACAATATTAATATTGAACATGGATTATTTAACATGGCTTCCATTAGGCATATCCATTTAAAGTATGAGAGAAAGATTCATAGTTCTGAACACCTCTGCCACCACAGCATTCACAATCTTTAAGAGGTTCATTGACAACTTTCAGAATACTTTTTAAGTATACATCAAGTCTATCTTTAAGATCTTTTACATTGGAACCTTCCAGTGGTTCTACAGTGTGGTAGTCTTTGAGATATGTGGTAATACTAGGTGACTTAATTTTGAAGACACATGGAGTGTCACGTTGAGTTCTGAATGAAGTCGAGAATCTTGGTACTACATAAGGATCACCACCATTTTTCTTTTCTTCAGCCCAAATTTCTTCAGTTTTAATTTTAACAACTTTCTTAATAGCAATTGAAGATGAATCATCTCTATCAAATATTGCGTATCTAAGATCCATGTTGTCACGTAAGAAAGATCTGATAACTTTCATTAGTTGAGCTGGTTTAATTGTACAAGGTTTGTTGTATAACAGAATGTCAGTATTCATTAAAGTCTGAAAGTCATTCCATGTTACGATGTCAGCAAACTTAAGTTTAACTGAGTGATCAGTCATGTTTGATACCTTTGGATCTAGTTGATATGCATCGTTAATGGGTTTAGAAAAATCACCAGCAGAAATTCTGCCTAAGCAAATGTCGGTAGCTTTAAGAACATGCCAAATTTGATCATGCATGGATTCTTTATACTCTAGCGATTCAATTTTTGAAACACCTTTAATAATCATAAAGTCTTTAGAATTAAAGGTAGCAGTTGTTTCATAATCGTTTAGCACTTTACCGTTGATCTTTAGTGACATTCGTTGTGACACAGCATTCATATCTTCATACTTTAAAACTGTTTGACCGGATGTAAAGTTATTTTCATACACGAATTTAGCTACGATCATGTCAGCATCTTTAACTTCAAAGTATTGAATACTTTTAATATGTTGTATGTTACCCATTAGTCTTCTCCATAAAGTAAGTGTGAGTTAATTTGAGTTTGCCAATTGAAATTGGATGGTAAGTAGATATGACAATAATCAGAGTTAGCTTCAAGCTTTCGGTATTGTTTAAACTTACTGCGTATACATTGTTTAATATCAGCGTGTCCTTTAATAACTTGAATAGGATCAAACCATTGTTCAGCTTTATCAGGAAAATGTGATACTAAAACTCTATGATCAATTGCCCATCTTAGGGTTTTTTTAGCATAGAGATAATCAAAATGTTCAGGGTAATTAATTAAAACAGTATTGATAGTATCTGAATCAACCATCCATTTTGCTGGACCTTTAAACACTAAATCAAAATGTTTAGCATGAGGTTTAGCCATAAGAAGATAGATCTTATACTTACGCTTGAAAGTCAAAGGATTGAACCATTTATCGATTGAGTCGATATTTGATGCCATCCAGAATGATGTATAATTTACTTTCATTTATAATAGTCCTTATTTGTTTTATCTATTATAACTCTACTACACACACTGTACAATCACTTTATAGTTTATTTTCCCACTTTTGTAATTTAGCAAATGCAATCTCTTTAAAGTCTTTCATAGTGCCACCTCTTTTAAAGAATAGAGAAGCTACTACAATAAACATATCAACTGCTTCTGAATAAGAAGGCTCATCAAGTTTCTTATAGCCTTTTACTTTACTTCCATCTTCAATACAAACAGCAGTCGAAAACTCGCCAACTTCTTCCATAAGATGCATTAGCATAGTGCCAGTATCTTCGTTAGGATCTTCTAACATTTTATCAGTGAGTCTTTCAATTTCTTTGAACATATTTTCTAATTCAATTGTTCCGGTCATAGTATTTCCTTATTTGTTTTATCTATTATAACTCTGTTATACACACTGTACAATCACTTTAGGAACTAAATTTAGACTTAAGCAATATAGGTGAATTCTGTAAGTATATGCGTGAAGCAGCTGAATTCCAATCACCTCTTATACCAGGATAATTAGATCTATGCTCACCGTTCCATGCTACAATAGCGAATAGATGGAAGTTAGGACGTGATGCGTAACTAATGAATTCAGTAATGTAATCTTTATTCAAGAGTCTGAGATGCCCGGCTTGGGCAATGTAATCTTCGCCTGATATTTCGCACTTATGCCGCTGAATACAAGCTAGCATGTTAGTAGTACGAGTAGGAGGAATCCATTTAGTGAATTCATCTAGATAGCCAAGTAGTTCTTCTTCGGTACCTAAATGAGTTGCTCCATTTTTAATAGAGTTTCTGTACTGTTCTATACTATTAGTTCTTAGTATGTCAATTGAAAACTTATTAGAATGATTCAATTTTATTGTTCCGGTCATAGTATTTCCTTAGTTGTATAAGTGTTTAGTTATTAGTTCTTGTTTTGAATAAACATCTTTGTATGCTTCTATACCTAGCTGTGCATAATAAAGTAATAAATCATCTGAATACCAAAGGTCAATATCTTTGATACAATATTGAAGTAATAAATCTCCATCTTCCTGATCTGCAGAGTTGACATACTTCTTTTCTAGAAGTCCAGGAATGAACCAATCTTCTATTCTATCAGGTACTCGTCTTATAACATGTCCCATATAGTTTAAGTTAAACATCATAGGATCCCACCAAAGATCAAAGTATTGAGGAAAGTACTTAGGTAGAATGTGAGAGTAACTATGATAGCCAAATTGCTCCTTTGAAAATGTAGTTGGAAACATGTCAGTTACATATTCTTTGATTACTTTAGATTGTTCAAAGTATATAACTAAGTTTGCTAGTGGCTCAGTCTTGCATTGTTCCAAGTTAGATTCAATACGTTCTATTTCTTTGTCTACTCTAGCTTGTCTTACTGAGTTGTAGCCTACTGAAAATGATGATGTACTCATGAGTAAAGCCTATCTGTCATATGCCAATTGACAATTTCTTCTTTAGTCATGTGAATCAGGGCATTGTATTTAGCTCCATCTTCGTTGTCTTTACGTTTTAGTGCGTGACACATTATAAATCTGTTTAGTGATTCAGGTGAGTACCAAATATCAATTTTATGTAGAGCGTTATCAAGTAACAGATAAAGCATATCACTTTCAATATATCTAATGTCTTTAAGCTTGGATCTATTCCACCACTGTTCCATGTGGTCAGAACAATAGATAGTTAGCATTCTGTAATTTGCTTTAAAACAAACTTTACTTGGATCATACCAAATATCAAAGAAACGATTAAAGTGTATTAGCAAGTTGTTCATATGATTTTCAAAGTTATATGTGTCTTTATGAAGTGCCCACTGTTCTTCAAAGTTTTCATCCCACCATTTTCTAACAACTTCTGAAGTACTTTGAACTTGTCCTAATACAGAGAATACATTAGTACGTGAATATTGAATTTCAGCGTTTACTTTATCATATCTTCTGAGATAATCTTCTGTGAAGTCTTCGTATGATTGTTCTTGTTTTAAATTTTCATCCATAGCTATTCCTTATATTTTACCATTGCTTGATAAAAAGAGCTACAGTTATATCCGCTTGAATTAGTTCCTTGTAATACACCAAGAACTCCAAGTAGTTCATATCCACGTGCTGAAAGTTTAACAATTTGTTCAGGTATGCTTTGATGCATATTGGCTTGTACTATTTTGTAATCAAGTAATTCTTTCATAAAAAATCCTATTGCTGTTATCTTTATAATAACAAACAATAGGATTATGTAAACCTCTATTTAGTAAATACTGTGCATAAATGTTGATAAATAGTTTAATTGAGTTGGAGCTAATGTAATATCAGATCCATCAAAGTTTAAGTATTTACAATTTATATCTTCTACAACTGTACCTACTAGAACTTCTGACTTATCGTAGCTAATAAAGTATACTTTATCTTGCACGAGTTTGAATAACGGTGGTGCTTCTTTCTTTTTACTCATTTTTTCATTTCAGTCCATGTTGATGTTACTTTAGAGAGATCGCTGATTGAATCAAGATCTTCATATGTTAACTGGAAGCGCTGCATTTTAGTATGCTGTTGGTATACTAAGCTACAATCTTCTACCATATCTAGCTTGCCTTCTAATGCATCTATAGCTTGGCGTACAATGTATTCAACAGTAGAAGCTGCTACACCTTGAGCAATACATTGTACTACAGAAGTTTTACATTCGTCTTGATAGAACTTGAAGTCTTTAGGATAACCCATAAGAGCTTTGAATTCTGCAATGTTTAAATCGCGATCTTCATGTGGGTGGATGTATTCTACCATAGAAGTAATAGAGCAACAATTCGAATCACCTCTCATCTTATATTTACCATGACCAAAGTACCGTTTACCTTCTTTAAGACATTGTGCAATACGTTTAACATTCTTATAGTTAGATGCATGCGATTCTTTAATAGATTCAATATCTACATTATTCATAGCAAGTGATTCAAACATTGCTTTCTTAGGAAGAACATCTTTATAGAAAGGAACTAAAGCTGGATCAACATGGCCTTTGATGTATTCTCCCCAACCTTCATGACTAGAATCAACATTAACTAGAATATCATCTACTACGCATTTAGGATTTTTCATTGCATTAACGAGAGGTACTTTGTTATCAAACTCAGATTTCAACCAAGCAACAAACAAAGTTCTTTGGCGAATCATTGGAACACCGTGAGTATCATTAGTAAGACGAATAGCAGTGAAGTTATATTTTTCTTTCATAACATCAATAGCTTCTTTAAGAACAGGATAACCTTTTGAAATTAAAGCGGGCGCATTCTCGAGAATAAGTACCTTAGGTTCTAAGAGATTAGCTGTATGCGCTGATTCTACAATGTAGTTATTAATTGAAGCATCAGCAGAAGCATGTCTATTAACAGAAGATAATCCAGAACAAGGAGCATTGGAAAACATAATATCAATCTTTCCTTTGTACTTCGCTTCTATATCAGTTTCAGTCCATTCAGTTCTTCCAATAACATTTAGATCTTTTTCATTTTTAATCAAATGATATGAATTTTGTGTTAGAATATCATCTGAAATTTCCAGAATATCATTTACTTGGAGTCCAGCATTTTTCATTCCGAAGTATGCTGACCCGCCAAATATGAATTGACCGATGCCTGTGTATTTTTTCTTACTCATATATGTCCTTTATTTAGGTTTATCATTAAGAAACAACTAACTATCCATACATGGATTCTGCTATATATTCTTGTTCTGTTTTATCAAAGAAGTTTTCTGATGGAGGATTTCTATGCCAAGTACTTATATTACTTATACAATACTTTACTAAGTATTCTGTTCTACATTTATCAGAATTATCTTTACTGTCAGTAAAGATATCACTAAAATACAAACTAGGATTATACCATTCTCTGAAATACTCATTACAATATCTAGCTAATGCTTTAGCATACCTCCAAGTATAGTCTACATTCTTAACATAAGGCCACCATTTTTCAAAATGTTCGGAACAGAATTCGAATAAGAATTCTACATCAGAAAAACAATATACTTCAGGGTCCCACCAATCATCAAATCTATCTGAACAGAATTCTGCTAAGTAAAGAGAGTAGTACCACTGAAATGTATCAGGATCAAACCAATCATCAAAGTACTTAGCATTATCTATCCACCAAAGATCTTCAAATACAATATCTTCGTTAGTTAGTTTCATTCGTACATTACATTTGATAGAATTGAAAGTTTAGATTCGCCATGCATATAAATAGAAGCATCATCAAACCAAGTGTCAATGTCTTTTATACAATGCTCTACTAAATGAGTAACTTTGGTTGCAGATTCATATATATGAATCGATCTGTCATCCTCGCAGTAATATTTTATATGGTACCAAAGATCAAAGTTATCAGCACAGAATATAGCAAGCAATCCGGAATATCTCCAATTGTACTTATCAGCATTCCACCATGTTTTTATATTATCGTAGCAGTGTCGTGTTAATGCATCAGATTCATGGTAATCATAAAGATCTTTGTCCCACCAAAATTCAAAATATTGAGAACAATACTCTGCTAGATATCTACAGTTACGCCATTCGAATAAGTCAGGATCAAACCAAGTATGAAACAACTTTCCATTCTCTTCGAACCAATCATCGTTATACTCGATTTCCCATCTTTCTCTAAGTACATTGTATTCTAATTTATTACTCATAATGTCTCTGATATATTTTTAAAATAATATCTACTATACTACACTATTAAGAGATGTAAAACTCTAGTTGTATAATGATGCAGTTATAAGTTCTTGTTTAGATTGAGTGAATATATCCGAGTCATACCAAGTATCGATAGCATACATAGCACTTAAAGTTAATGTCTTTGTTTTCTTTATCATGAGTCTTCTAAGATTCATCTTCTCTAGATTACTAACTGAATTAAAACTATACTTATCTAAATCGAAATACAACTTATGATCATACCAATCATCAAATCTGTCGGCACAGTATATCATCATCAGTTCATTAGGTTTGATCTCATTCCAATTATGTCGCATAGGATTCCACCAAACATCTAGATAATCATGACAATAATAAGGCAGATGATTATAACTAGACATATCAAACAAATCTATATCATACCACTTCTCTATATCTTTAGTGCAATATTTAGCTAGTAGATTACATCCCCAGCGATCCCACTTAAAGGTCTCTATATCAAACCACTCATCAAATCTATCGGCATTACATCTGAACCAACTATGACTGTAATATAATTCTCTTCCTTCATCATCATTATGCATACATAGAATCCACTATGATTTCTTGTTTAGTATGTACTAATCTTTCTTCACAATACCATACATCTATCCTGTCAATACAATGGTCTTTTAGATAACACCACATATACCAATCAAACTTATCAGGATTCCACCATACATTAAAGTTCTTAGAATTAAACTGTGCTAAGTATTTAGAATATCCTTGGTAGTCAAATCTAGTATGATTCCACCAACTTGCAAAGTGTTCAGGACAATACTTAGCCAATTGACTATATGCTAAATCAGAAATAAGTCCAGGTCTATACCACTTACCAAAATGATTAGAACAATTAACTATAAGTAGTTCAATACAATCCCAATCAAAAGTCTCTAGATCAAACCACTCATCAAATCTATGTTCGTTAGCCCCGAACCACATTTTGCTGTAATAAGGTTCGTACTTATCAGTTTCCATACATACTCTCTACTATAAACTCTTGCTTAGTTTTCTCAATGTTTAAGTAAGGATACCACATATCTATATGACTAATAGTCCTACTTGCAAATAACTTTAAGGCGCTTCTTACGCATATGTCATGTATAATGGTGTGAGGATCGCATCTGAACCATGTAGGAAAGTTATCTGAACAGTGTCTAAGTAAACCATCTACTTCGAAATATCTAAAGTATTCAGGATCCCACCAAATATCAAAATGATCAGAACAGTATCTAGCAAGTCGGTTACAATGTCTCCAATAGAACTTATCAGGATACCACCAAGTTTCAATCTTGCTACTACAGTGACTAGCTAGATAATGTGATTCACTCCACATGTACATATCAGGATCGAACCATTCGTCGAATCTATGAGAATTGTTAATGAACCAAAGTTCTGTGTATGTAACATCAGAGGGGTCTAATTTATTAGGCATGTTATGTTATAGTATCCTTGTTATTATGCTTAAGATAAGATAACACACATTAATGAGATGTAAACAAACAAATGGACTAAATTTAATTATTTAGTCCATTTGATTACCAGGAAGTTATATCTTAGATAGTCAAGTCTTTAAGAATGATATCATAAACTAATGGAGCATCTGCATGAGATTTCCAGAAAGCGAATGATTCTTCTCTCATCTTATCTCTTGCAATTGGATCGTTAGCAAGTTTTTCCATGAGTTGTGCAGTCTCTTCTAAGTTATTCTCATCTACCCAAATTGTACCATTGTTTGGACAATCGATAAGTGGAATATCTTTAGTAAGGTGCATAGTATGCTGACCAAAATGCTTGTGGAATACTGGAATAGTACCGGATGCAATTACATCTGCATGGCAATATTCAAAGCTCTTACCATATTTCTGAGGTTTGAGATTATAGAAGTCACAACCAAATGCTGTCTTGGAAAGACGATGCATACATTCTACATATTTGTAATCACCAAAGACATAAGCATTTTCTCCAACTACCATGTCATCTGGACCAATGCCACATTTCTTGTAGTTAAGGCATTCTTTAATATCAGGGCGTTGACCATTTGCACGTTGACCATCATTGAAGAAGAATCGCAATCCACCAATAGATAGTTCCATACCTTCTAAAGAAGTTTTGAATCCCTGTGCCTTGAGGTGTTCACGGTGAAGGTCATAGACTTGTTCAGGACCTTTCCACATTGCAGATCGACCAATGAATTTGAAAGTCTTATCATCTTGTTCTTCAATGGGTTTCCAATAGTTAGCACGATGTTCATCAAAGTTAAAGCCTACTGGAAAGACTTTCATTGGAGTAGTGACACCTTCACGCGCCATCTTCTTAGCCAAGTCACCTTCAGTAGAGTGAGCAAAGATAGTATGCATCTTACTACATATTTCCATCATACGAGCATTTCGAACAATTGAATGAACTGAATGGTCTACACAAATCATAATCTGTTTAGTAGTAAGACCATCAATCATCGCCATGAAGTTATCAACTGATTCATCCGGAGTTTTCTTGGGTGGCTGAGAGAAATGAATGACTAGATCATAGTCACTATTAAGACGAGCAGTAAGAGCTTCACATTCATCTTTGTTCTTCATTCCCCATTCTTCTATTTCGATAGGTTGAGCATTACGTCTGCCCCATTTTTTATCGTTAGTAGCAAAGATGTCACAATTGACACCAATAGTTCTACAGTACTTTTGCATTTCAATACAGTTCTTTGTATTGCCTACACCTGGAATACCGCGCGCCATGATGAGTGCTACTGATTTATAATTTGACATATTTTTCCTTTTTGTTTTGTTTTTGTTTAATAATAAGAAACAAGCTTTTATAGATTTAACAATCTTTTAACTTCTTTTTCCCAATACAATTTATCTTCTCTTATCTTAAATAAAATTCGCAATTCTAAAATAAGTAAGTATTGTTCTTGAGGGTTGCTGTTGTAGTATTCAATTTTGTCTTTGATATCTTGACCATTTTCTACTCTTAACTTATCCTGAATCTCTCTAGGAATCTGTAAGTAATCAGGATCATACTCTGAATCAATGAATGGAAGTACTCCTGCCATTGCATAAAATGCTGGTCTGAAGTTAAGAGAATCATAGCTACTAGTACATCGTAGTAAGAGAGAATATTTATATTCAGATACTACCTTAAATTGTTCAGTTGGTAAGAAGGATCCTTTATAAAGAGGGTTAGCTTCGATCTCATCTTTAAGTTCTTTGAGGTGAGCATACTTCTCATCAGCCATGTACTTAGCCATCATAGTAGTCTTACGCTTAGCTTCTTTCTGGTTACATATGATACCATTAAGCGTTGTAGGAATGTACATAGAGTTCTTTTCAGGATCCAATCCTTCTAATCCTTTAAGGAATTTCTCGTACATCTTGTGACGTTCTCCTTTGCCGTAGAAGATAGAACCATAGAAGCAAAAGTCTTTAGGACATTCAATGTCTTCTTTGACTTGATACTCCGATCCAAACAAACATTGCATTTCACCCATTGGCATGTGAGTAAAATCACGAGTACCGCGATGGTCATCTGCAAAGTAAAATTTAGTACTCTTATAGCCAAGATGATCTGCGTAAGTCCAGTGATAGACAGGATCGATAATGTAGTTATAAGAAAGGCAACCTGGATTGTTATTGATGATACATTCTAATACTCCAGCATGAGCAGCATTTTCATTTTGAGAGAATGCAAGTGGAGACATACCAGTAAGTGGTACAGCATTAACACGATCATTAGTTTGATGTATAGCTTTAATAACATTTAGATCTGATCCAACATAATCAAAGTATTCATTTTGTAGATCTTTAAGAACTGGATTAGCATCTTTCTCAGGTTTGAGTACATGTTCCATTAGAGGAAGCATGAAACTAGGAAGTCCAATTGATACTGCTTTGATTTTGATATCACCAAGAACTTTACTGATAGAGTCTACTACAACAGTTTGGTTATGAACTCTAAACCAATCACATTCAGGGGTAGGAACAAAGTCTTTACTTCTGATAAGTTTCTCTGTAATGCCAGGGTTATTTGAAATGTTAACAATGTTTCTGTATCCACGATCTTGGAAGTATTTGATATCATCCTTGTTTAACATACCAACAATGATTATGTTGTAATCTTTAGCTACAGTATCCATGATGAACTTGTTAACAAATCCATGAGTGTATTCATACTTAACTGCTTTGCTTGTTAAAAATACAACATTCTCCTTTGAGCCGTCAAGCTCCATGTATTCGATGACTTCTGCATATTCATATTTTTTCATTTATTCTTATACTCCTCGTATAATTTGTGGTACGTACCATTTTGTATTAAAATTGTATGCTCAGCTTGTCCTTTAAAAGTAAGTCTATGCTCAACGTATTGTAAGAGTTCACATGTTCTAAGAGCTAGATCTAAGCTTGTATCATGTAGTTCTGGTCTAAGAAACTTTGACTGTTCTACAATATCTTTGCACATGTCTGTTTGTGTTACTACTTCGCTAGTGAAATTCATCAGGTGTCTCCAACATGGCCATTTCAATATTGTACATGAAGTTTCCATATTCGTCTAACTCTAAAAGTTCATTTCCAATTGTATCTGCTGAGAATACTCGAGTTCCTTTATATGTCATCATAGGTTCAATGATATCTGACATTGATCCAACCGTGTCAGTAAGTCCTACGATGATATATTTAGGAGCTACGGTTATGTTATTCTTGAAATACTCTTTAAGTTCTCTAAGTTTATCACCAAAGAATCCAGTAGTATTGACTATAACAGTGTCAGGATAAATTCCATGAAGTCTTAACAAATTTTCTGGCTTTTCATACAGATTATCAATAAGTTTAAAAGTAGCAGCAGGATATAACTTTCTTACTACTGCAATTGTTTCATCAGTGAATTTGTCTACACTTATGTTAGATGACTCGCAATCTCCGCCACAGTCTTCACCGTCAAGTACTACTACTTTTAAAATATTCATTTGATTTCCTTTATTAGCTTATGCTATACAATACCACACTAACTAATTATTGACACCTGTGTTATTAACTTTAATTGAATTAAATATCTCTACTGCCTTTATATAAAACATCATACAACGATTTATATTATCTTTATGTAAAGGAATCATAGATAAAAATAATGTTGCAGTAATGAACTTGATTTCTCTAAGATCAAAACTACATTCTACTAACTTCTTTTCAAATGCATCTATAATAGATTGATTCTGATTGGATGTAAGTATTTTATATTGAAAGTCTTTAGGATCATTGTTATAAATCATGTATACATCATTTGAAATGTAGTCATAGTTACCTACAATAGAATGATAAAGTTTGGCTACATCATATCGTACATCTCCATAGATAGTCGGAACAGATGAATCATAATGTCCCTTAGGATCAATAACTTTCAAAGTATCTGAGTTAGAATCAAACAACATGTTACCGAAGAATAAGTCGCCATGAACTATCTGATAGTACTTGTTATAATTAGATCCTTTGAATATTTCATCATACTGTTCTGCTATATAATCATAGTTACTAACTCTTCCATCAAGTTCCTTGCCATTTACAGTTATTGCATTATTTAAATAAAGACTAAGGAATTCTGTATCATTACATATACCAGTACTTGAATCCATAGTATCTGCAATACGATTATTTAGTTTAGTTAGTATAGCATCCTTAAACATTTTGTTTGCAGGTATTAATGGGACACTATTAATTGATTCTGACTTAAATCTTCTTAACATAGTAAATGTAGTTTCAAACAATCTATTCCAGTACTTAACGTCATTATTGTCATACATAAACTTACTAGCACATGTTACATGATTGATGTATTCTAACTCATATTGTTTATGCTCAGAGAAGAATGAACTGTCGGCATTATAATCAATAAATTGCGGAGTAAAGATTCTTAGTCTATTAGGAAGATTAAGATACCATGCAATTTCCTTTTCAATTTTGTCTGCATTCTCTTTGGATGATTTGACAATTGTATTATGATCTGTTACAGATATCTCATTAAAGTACCGAGTCATGTTCTTCTTACATTTAATGTAAGTATCAATCTCACCAACATCTTCCCAATTCTTAGCACGTACTGTTCTAATTTTAAATCCTATCGCAATGTACTTCTCCATGATAGTAGAGATTTGAAATTCGCCGGCAATAGTCTTACCCGATTCTTTAGCCATCTTAATAGCTTTACGAAACATCATTGGGTTAGTAAAATTGTATGCTCCAATAAGAGCTCCATTGTCAGTAGGAGTAACATCTTCCATAGAAGGTTTATCTAAGAATTCTGTAACGTGAGTAATATGTTTAGGACCTTCCATCTCACCATTAGCACCAAATCTTACATGGCCAGTAAACATCATGTTAGTATCATCACCTTTGAGAATACACCAACGTGATTGATCTCCGTGTTCTACTTCTCTATAATAGATAGCATCATCAAAATCTTCAGGACTTTCATTAAGTAAAGTATCGCCTAAAAGAATGAACATGTTTCTAATGTTTGCAAACTTATCAATAACTTTATCTACTGCTAGTTCAACTGCACCGCCTAATCCGCTCAGAGTGTCTTGAGTAACATAAGTAATCGAGTCAAATTGATCCTTATAGATAAGATCTACGTACTCTTTAATGCTGTCTTCGTTATATCCAGTGACGATGCAGATATCTTTGTAATCATGCTTTTTAAAGTAATCTAACTGATGTCCAATGATCGGCTTACCTTCAATTGGCACTAGACACTTAGCAAAGTTATCAGTCAGACTCAGCATTCTACTACCTCTACCAGCTGCAGGTATAATTGCTACTTTAACTCCGTTATTAGAAATTAAGTTTATCATTCTCGCATATCTCCTTTAATTCTTCGTAAGTACTTGTAACAAATTCACGTGGGCGTATAGCTTTGTCATCCACATAGAATCCTTCCTTTGCCCAGGGCTTTCCTATCATTAACTGATCGTATTGTACATTGTACTTAGTTAGCCATGCTTCTAGAACAGGTACTGTATGTTCTGTTATCTTTTCTATGTCTCCATCAAAAGATCTCATGTTTCTTGCAGTAAACAGAACTATTTGAAATCCTGAATCTTTATAAAGTTTTATCTTAGTTATCATATCATGATTAGGAACTGCGTTAACATAGTCTCCATTGTATGTTGTACAAATCGTATCATCAATATCCATAACAATTGTCTTTTTGTTTATTGGCATATTATTATCTTCTTTAAGTTTATTACTTTTAAGAAACACAGTTTAGTTGATTCTCAGATCTTAACTGTTATCATCTCCCCATTTAGTATTTTTCTTAAATACTTTTACACATATAACGTTAAACCAAAATACTATAAATATTGATACAGTAATTACTGCAGGGCTTTTGGTAATTGTAAGTATGTTAATACAGTGGAGTATTGACATGATCATTAGATATGGCATGAATGCTGAGTATATATAATGTCTGGCGCCCTTTTCGAATAAAATAGGAAGAAATGCTACTCCGCCTAATGCAAGACTAGTTAACATAAACGCGCCTACCATCCACATAGCCGGACCTGACTTGTCAGGTCCAATGGCAATAGAAACTACCGCGATTACTACTGTTAAGAATCCTGCCCAACATGCACCTAAAACTCTATGTAGCCATTCTTTATTAAACGCTCTAATATCTTCCGCTGATGGTTTATAGTCATCTGAATCAGACTGTGATAATCTAGATTCTACTCTAGCTAATCTTGCTTCAGACTTAGCAGCTTCAGATTCTCTTGTTCTACATTCGCTTGAACAGTATCCGCCATAGTAACTTTCACTAGCATCGTCACAATGTCTATTAGCGCATTTAGAATAACCTCCATCTTGGTATAATCCATGTTGTCGCATATTACTTTCCTTTATTTGTTTAGACTTTTCTTAATACTAACAAACTGTTCTTCGTTATTATCAAAGAATTCAAGTACTATTTTTCTACGTAAGTTTTTGACAAACGGATCTGTTTCGTTATCCATTTCTTTACGGAGTGTCATGACCTTATTATATAATTCATCAGGTGTATATTTCATTTAATGATCCTTGTTATTGATTAATATAGTCTAACAGTAATCCAAGAATCACTAATGTACAATCATCTAATCATAAAGTTTAGTCATCTTTCCTAGATTGAATGCTACATCAATAAGCTTAGTAGCATCCAAAGGTTCGGTATCATCTACAATAGGAGAAGAAAGAATCATATCTACTGAAGCTCCACTACGTAATGCTATGTTAGTTGCCATGTTTCTAACATCACATTTAAATAGTTTAGGAATATCTTCAGGCTTTGGAGAGTTTTTACATTTAGCACAAGCTAATACGATTGTCATTTCAGATGAGGTAATAAGATCTACATCTATACAACATAACAACTCTGATTTATAAGAAGTTACTAATGATGCAATACCCATTAAGATATCAGTTTCACGAAAGAAGTTAAATAAATCACCTGTATAAGAATGAACATCTACACAAGCTTTAACATAATTCCATGCATCTTTCTGACAAGAAATTCCTATTATAGAGTTTTTATAAATCAGAGTACTATCATCAGCTTCAGTAACAAGAATTCTTATTTTAGCAGCTAGTTCTTTGTCAGTAAATCTACCAAGTAAATCATTGACTGATTCGTTTCCGTCAATCTTCATATCGCAATCTATTACTCTATTAATATGAGCTGAACCTATTGCTATATCACTAAGGGCTCCTTGAACTCCAGTAGCACCAGATCCATATGGTATCGATGCTGCAGCATAACTCATAATATTACCCATTATGCTTTTCGTACAGAGCTCTTAATCTAGCAATGCCATCGATGTAAGTCTTCTCTAACTCGTCTATAGATTCTTTAGTTACTAATTCGACATATACTTTGCTACAAGAATCTTTGCCACTAGACTTAGCAAGTTTAGCATTCAATACTTTTGATGACATAACGTGAGCACCATGAGCTCCACCGATAACTTCTTTTACTACATAATAGCCTTTAGTGTACGATGTAACTAATCTACCTTCCTTTACTATCATTATAACTCTCCAATCATTTGGTTAAGTGAGCATTACCCCACCATTCTTTTCCATCAATAACTTCTTCTAAAACTTTAGAATAATCTTCTTTAACTAACTTAACTAGTAAGTCTCTCATTTTATCATCACACTTAGTTTTTCTAAGAGTCTTCATAAATCTATAAGTACCTTTCGGCATGAAATCGAATCTAAATAGTATTCCGTCTTTAGTACTTTCTTTAATTTCAGATTGAGTCATTACGTTTTTCATATTATATCTCGTTGTTAATTAGTTTAGATAAAGATATACTACTAAAACATAATGTACAATCATTTATTAATATTTTATTTTGATTCTCCAATGATAGCATTAATTTTATCTCTAAGATCAGCGTTATGCTGAGTAACAGCGATACCATATTGTTGTGGTAAGTAAACATCTTTTAGTACTTTGTAATCATCTTTAACATAATCATTCAAAACACATTCATCATACATTACAGAATCTACTTCCCCTTTGTACAGAGCTACCATACACTTATCAATATTGTCATATAGTTTAGGTTCATTACCAGCATGGGTCATTAAGTTATGTGAAGAAGTATTTCTAATAGTAGCAACCTTTTGTTGTTTAAGTTCTCCCATTGAATATGATTGTACTGAAGCTTTATTCCATGATGCAGCAGAGATACCAATGATAGCTCCGAAGTACATAATACCACTCATCATGATGAATGCTGCAAATATTCTACCTGATATAGTTTTTGGAGCTACATCACCTAGACCTGATGTTGATGATAAATTAAGACTTAGCCATATACCATGTCCGGCTCCAGCCAAAAATCCTTCATCGTTATTATCTCCATTGAGATCTTTTTCTAATACAGAGAATATCATTCCTGATATGATCAAGAACACTACGAAGAGTGCTGCTGGAATAATCATATTACCAAAGAAGTTACAACACTTATTCCACATGCCAGTAGTATCTTTCTTAAGGAGTTTAACTGGAGAGTTGTTATAAGGAATTGTAAAATCAATCACTGATTCTCGTTGAGCATTAATAGTGATGTTACCAATAGCTATATCGGAAACACCTGTCTGAACATTGTTTAACGCTGTTGCAAGATCTACGTTCTGCATCTTAACATCGAACTGTTTGGATAATTCAACAATAAGATTCTTATCTTTCTGTGAGGCGTCATGTGTCATAGAAACGTTTAAAGTCTCTGCGTTTAGTGAAACCATTAACGATAGTAATAGGGCGAGGTATTTCATTAGAGTAGTTCCTTTTTGTCTACGATTGGGCTAATTGTTATTGAGCATACAGTATGGAATCCATACTCACCATGATTACAATATTCTTCGAATTCTTCACAAAGTTCTTCTGAAACTCCATAATGTTCACTTGGACTTAATTGACCAAGATCATCTCTTAAACAATCTCCTGTTGGATAGTTATTACCATGCGTCCAGTCAGATCCAGATTTTGACGTAGTCTTATATGGTTCGAAGTTTTTGATCTTAATGATTAGCGGCATTAGCTCAGCTAACTTTTCATCAGTGATAGTACTAATTCGAATTAATTCATCACCATCGTTGCAATCTACTGTTACCGTAATTTCATGTGTCATTTTATCTTACCTTCTTTTGTTAGATGTTGGCAAAACAATTGTTGTTTTGCATATTCTTTGAAACCTTTCTTATGAATAATAAACTTAGCTTTGATTGTAGAAATACGCCCAATCAAATCAGTTAACTTCGAATCGTATTGAACTAAAGCTTTCTGATTAACTATTATAATGTCAATTACATCCGAAGTCTTATAAGAATCTTTAGTATTGATCATTACAGATGGATTAAAAGGATTTTCAATTAAGTAATCTATATCGTTATAAAATAATTGTAAGTAGTTCTTATACAGATAACCTAGCTTTGTCGCATCAGTACCGTCATGTGCTTTGAGCCTTCCATTAATACTAGCTGTCATAACTACATTGGATCCCATTATCTCAGTTGAATGAAATTTTCCACATGCAGATGTATAGGTGTTTTCTTTATAGACACTAAGTCTCATACTGAACTTTGGAAACTTAAGATAATCTAGTTCAGATTCATCTCCATACATTCTTAAACAATCTAATTTACTCATAATCAATTCCTATGAAAATCGGGTTAGTAGAATCTAATCTATCTAACCCGCTTGTACAATCTATTTAGGAACTAATTTACTTTTTAGTTTCTACAATTTCTTTGGTAGCTTGTAACTGTACTGCTTGGTTCATTGTGCTTTGTCCCATTGCTTCGTATGGAAGTACAAAGATTGTATTACTTTCACCTTTAGCTAATGCAATAGTTGTTTCTTCCATTACTTCTAATTGGCGCCATTTGACGAATGCTGGAGTTAATGAGTCAGCAAGTATTTGATTTTCTCTTGCTTGGCTCGTAGCTTTCAAGACTCTAACTTTATTCAATTCAGTAATTACGGTTACTTGGCGAGCAGCATCGATAATATCAGCCTTTGCTTTAGCAGCTTTCAATTCATCTTGAAGTTGAGCGTGTTTGATCTCTTCTCGAAGTAATTTAATTGAAGCAGGGTGATCAAGATTACTAAGCATTACGGCAGAGATTTTGACTGGCATATTAAGTTGTTTGATTCTTTCTAGAACAATTGTACCGATCTTAGCTTCAATATTTTCTCGTTCATTACGAATATCATTGGTGTTATATTTACCAACTACATTCCTAGCAGTATTCCTTACAATATCTCGTATCACCATTGTATAGAAATCTGCAATGCTCATTTCATTTTTATTATCAACCTTTTTTGTAGGTACTTTATTGATAAGGAATCCTACAGATGTAGTATCAACTTGGAATGATAAAACTGTCTTAACATCTACATCCATGTTAATTTCATCAGTACAAAGAATTTGAAGTTTCTCTGTATATGAACTGAGTTTTCCATCAACATAGAAGGCAACATCACGGCCAACTACTGTGTAGTAACCTTTATCATGGATAGTAGTTGCGCCATCAGGTTTCATGACAATAACAGTCTTGCCGGGTGGAACGATTTCACCACAACCCGCACAAACTAACATGATAGCAGCTAATAGTAATGTCTTAATAATTTTATTCATATTCTTTTATTCCTTTTTTGTGAATTCTAAGAATTCATTTATTGTTTTATCTCTTAATTCTTCTGTATCATTTAATGCTTTCTTTGAAGTAACATCATCAGTATTAGAAGGGTTGTAGATTATTGATCCTGCTTGGTTTTCTTTTGGTACTATCTGTCCTGCTTTATTAGATTCTTTGAAGTCTTTAAAAGTTCCAAAGTATAATAAAGATGTTACTGTACAGAACATAGAAAATAACAAGAATCTTAGTAGGTAGGACTTTGCTAATTTTTGAACATACTTATATTTGTCTAAATCATTTAAAACAATATGGAATGATGTAGCCATTATAATAATAAAGAAATATAAGAATAGTGTTAAACCGTGAATCATTTTGACACCTTAGAATTTAATCTCCTTGGTCACTATAATAGTAACCAAGGAGATCGTTTATACTTTACTTACTTCTTAGTATTCTTTGCTTCTTCTTTCTTTGCTTTCATAGCTTCTGCAAAGGAAGGTTTGCTAGAAGAATTGATGTAAGTATCTTCAAGGTTCTGAACTTCAGCTCCGGCACTTGCAATTTCTTCGTAAGCTTCTGCTTCAGCTTCGTTGGAATTGACATGTTCTTCGAATGCTTTGAGTTTACCAAGAGCTGAATTCTCACCGTTAAGTGCTTCAGAGTCAGCAGCCATTTCTTTGCGAATCTCAGCAGATTCATTTCGAGCTTTAAGAGTATTGAGACCAGAAGCTGCAGAGTTAATTGCATTTTCATACTTCTGAATATCAGCGCGGAGGCGATTTTCAATTTTCTGATTTTCATCAACTTGCTTAGTGAATGCTTTTACTTGTTTAGTAGCATCCTCAAGTTTGCCGATTGCGATATTGTAATGATCTTCGTTACCAGCTTCGAGAGCACCGTCAACGATAGTTTGATACTTGCCTTCGTTAACCTTAGCATCTTTGAGTTGGCGTTCAAGAAGATTAGTATTTGTCATAATCTTTGCCAACTTGTGTTTGCTTTCTTTAACTTTAGCTTTACCATCTTCGAGGCCAAGTTCTCCCTCTAATTCTTGATTTTTGATGCTGTTATCGAGATCTCTGATTTTACCGCGAAAAAGATTTTTCAATGTATTGAATAGTCCCATAATATGTATTCCTTATTTTTATTTTTATTAAAGATCGTTATTGATCCTTTATCTAAGATACAACACTTAAAGTGTTTGTACAATCGCTTTTATAACTTTTATGAATATAATTTACAAGCGCTATAAATCAATTCAATTTGTTTGTAGTTTAGTGAAGTGTCAGGTATTTCAAAGGTTCTACCAGGATCATCCAGCATGTCTAATAAGCTTTCTTCAGACATAACTTGTAGCGCCATAGTTTTACAATCGTTAACTCTCATATGATAGTTAGAAGGCTTCTTAGAAAACCAATTCTTTTTATGAGGTTTAATATGAAATATATAAAAGCTATCTCCATTAACTCTTACTATGTATCTATTTAAGAATTGTTCTAATAAGAAGTTAGGAGTTTGCCAATTACCTTCACCACACGCGGTACATCTAATTGTTCTACTTGCGTCACATCCAAAACAATGACTACTCATTAATATCCTCCTTCTACTACATGAGACATTAAATATCTTCATAGGTTTCATATACTCTTACAGCTTTACAATCAAAGCCATTATCTCTAAGAGCTTGTGCTTTATCTAACACACTTTTCTTATTGACATATACTTTACCAGATTGATCAAATCGTGCTGACCATGCAGGCTCACCTGACTTATAAAACCATCCAATATCTGGTGAGTTATACTTTTTAGGTGATGTACCTTCAACTGCGATAATTTTATAAGTAGGTTTCATTTGACTAGTCGTTCTCGATAGTGTCATAGAGTTCAATATCAGATTCAGTAATGGTATTACCTTTAAAGATATTGATTACGCCAGCGCCATCTTCTTCAATATTAGGACCATAGCTTTCATCGATTACAATAACTGTATCATATTCAATGTCATCTTCTGTAACATATTCAGAGATAGTTAGAATGCCTTGACCATCAAATTCTGAGTTAGTAACCGTACATTGCATTTCAGCATGTTTCTGAATAAACTCTGAATCATCACCATCAGTAATTGAATTAGTGAAACTGATATCATCAAGTTGAGTATCTTCAAGATCTAAACCTTCAGTATCAAATAGGAATGTACAATCTTGTTCGAAGTAATCTGCTCTACCCCAATTTTCAAAATCATTGGTGTCATTGAATACTACGAAGATTGATTCTTCGTTGTCGATTGTTTTGTAGATGAGCGAGAGATCCTGTTCAGGATGATGAAGATCAATAATATCATAAGTTACCATGTCTTCTAATTGAACGATTGAACGTTTACTTTTTACTTGAAATACAATGCCGTCTGGATTTGATCCGAATTCATGTGCATCCATCTGGCTTCTTGGGTCTTTAAGGAGAATGAAGTCTGTAATATCAATATGATTCTTGTTCACCATTGGTGTGTTCCTTTTTAAATAGATATATGTAATAAAAGAGAGACCATAATTGATCTCTCTAAGGTGTTAGTGTATTAGTTTCGTGATTGTGTGATGCCTACACCAATGATAATTAGAATAAGGATTACTAAAACAATCGCCATTCCATTTCCACTGGAAGTTCGGTGCACTACTACTGGTTGTTGTTGATGATGTACTGGAGCATAGATAGGAGCTGGTTGAACATAATATCCTGCGTTTCTCATAAGAATAGCAGTCATTGCTACATCAGCTAGAGAGTTATATGGAGAGAAGATTCCGCCATGATGATAACCGTATGAGAGAGTAACGGGGTTCCATCTTACATCGTAACTTCTACCACCTGATGAGTAAGTAGAAGGAATGTGGCTAGGTCGAGTTGCTGGTTTAGTTGCATAGGTTGATTTGTATTTAGTAGCATTTTTAGATTTGAAATCTGCCATGGCAGCTTTCTTGGTTTTGAATGAAGTACCAGAGGCTTTGGCCTTAGCTGCTAATTTAGCATCAGCTGGACTCAATTTCTTTGGTGGCATTAATTTCTTTTTAGGTGCAGGTTTTTTAACTGCAGTTGGAGTCTTTTTGACTGATGTTTTAGGGGCGGTTGTTTTTGGTTTTGTTGCATATCCAGATGAAGCGGACTTTCGTGGAGCAGGTGTTGCTTTTGGTTTGGGTTTTGCTACCGGCTTTGCTTTGTACGGTGTGGATTTTGGTTTAGATGCCCGGTAAGGACTGGATGAACTCGATCGTGATGAACTTGAGCGAGATGAAGAGGAGCCACGTTTAGCTTCTACGGAGGGAGCAATAAGAATTGCGAATGCGATAGCAAATGTTGCTAGTAGGTTTTTAACCATTTGTATATTCCTTTTTGTTTTTTTTTGTTTTTTTGTTTTTGTGAAAATTATTTTGAATAGTTGTAGTAAAATCTTACAATGTTACTGAATTGACTTGCATCATTAGAAGCACCGTAAGGATTCTGTAAGTACATGTTACAGTAGCTTGAGTTAATTTCAAGTAGAGTTTCTTTAGTTGATCTAGATCCAACTTGTGAAGCATTACTAATAATATCAATTCCTAAATCATACTCACCTTTACATGTTGAAATAGAAGTTTTAGATTCAGAGTAGCAATCAGTTTGGATATTGTTGTCTTTCAGATGTTTTAAAACTTCTTGTAAATTTTTCATATTGTAAAGATTCCGTTAAGTTGTAATAAGTTGATATTAGAAGATATACCAATTTTAGTTATTGTACAATCACTTTACCATAAAATTTTAATTTATTTTTTACCTCATACTTAGTCATACATTTCTTCTACTGCTACAGGGTTAACTGGAAGGCAATCTAAACTTTGCCATGCGACTATATTTTCATGAATACATGGCCCACAATCACTAATTGATCCTCTATCATCGTGATCATATCCAAGAAGATAACGTTCAACTTTTTTATCATCAGTAGAATGCAATAGAGGCGTGTCTATATGTCTAACATCACCAAGTCTTCCTAAGACAACTATACCTGATGATAACGCAAGTACTACATTATCACCAAGTGGCGGAAGGTTCTTATCTTTAAATGCTACTGAATCTTTTTCTACAATGATTGTATGAGATAGAGTACCTAAGATGTAATTCCATTCATACTTCATTAGTCAATTTCCTTCAATTCGAATTTAGCTAACTTAGCATCAGGAAAGCCATGTGATTTAACATAGTTAAGTTTCTTCTGAGCAAATACTTCTTTAACATAGAGTTGACCATTCTGAGTCCATGCGATGTATGAATACTTTCCTTTGTCGAAATAGAGATCTTCATCAGGACTCTTCTTTACTTTGAATAGAATTTGAGACATTATAAAGCCTCCATTGATATTTTGATGGGCTTTACTACTACACCTTTAATTTCTGCTGAACATATGTCAGCGAACTTTCTATGTTGGGCTGCTTTCCATTCTTCACTTTCATTAGCATAGTACTCGTCGTTTGAATCGATTTTCTTAATACATTCTTCTGCTCTTTTAAATGCAGGTAATGAATTTGATTTAAGTAACTTATTAAGTCTTTTGCATGCTTTATTAGCATTAGCTTTACTTACATAGAATGACTTGTCTGAAAGTGTATAGAAATCTGCATACTGAGATATTAGGCGTGTCTCATCACAGGAATCTTTGAATGCCAGCACATACATGGTTATTTCTAATTCCATTTTACTATCCTTGACATCTGTCAATTATCTGTTGTTTGAATTCTTTATAAGAATAGTTAAATTCATCTTTGTCAATTACTTCTACTAAGATGTTAACGGATGATTCCATGTAGACTACGTTACTAACTACTTCACAACCTTCTAAAAGGTAAGTAGCTTTTATAGCTTCATGCCTATAAAGATAAGCTGCATCGTACTGAGATAGATTTTTAAATTTAGCATGCTTTCCTGTAATACGGATGATACCCATTCCAGTTAAACTATCAAGTTCTTTGCTAATACCGAATCTGTTTGATGTTCTAGACATGTGCTACTCCTTTAGTTGATAGATATAAGATACTCTACATTTAGGAGATGTACAATCACTTTAGGAATTAAAATGGAATATCATCTTGAGCTATATCATTGATGTTGTGAAGACTTGATCGAATAGGAACTTCTTCTACTTTAACATCTACTAAATGATCATCTTCTTGAGCATCACCAGATAACCATCTGTCTTGTACAAATCTATTCTGAGTGTTTTCATGCTCATGTAGATTGTTAATCTCTTCAGCAAATGTTTGATTCCATTTATGATTAAGATCATCCATCTTCTTGATAAATTGAATAGCAGATCTAAGATCATTCATGTTAGTTTGCTTAGTAGGATCAGGTTTAAGTTTATTTGATACGCCACATCCCATACAATGGTATATGTCTTTTCTTGGAGTTATTCTTAGACTAGGAGTTCTTTCGTTATGAAATGGGCATATTGCTAAATAGTGTCCATCACCCTGTCTCTTTACTGGAAGATCCTTAATGAATGTTGGGATAATTTCTGATCCTTTGAATGGCTTTAAGAATCTCTTTCTACTTCTAATATAAAATTTCATTTCTTTTCCTTTTTGTTAAAGAATCTTCTAACTGTGTATCCTCTAATAAAGCTTACTACAGAAAATCCTAAGCACATAGCAAAGTTCTGATTCATAGTAGATTCTACTCCACATAACGGGAGTATTAACAACTGAGCATAAAATGATATTATGAATCCACTACAGATGTTAACAAGAGATTCTTTTGCTGATTCGAATTTAGTTTGCATTTGTGTTAGTTCTAATATGTGGTAGAACTTTATTATCAATTACTTCTACCGTGTCCGACGGACAGTCACCAATTCTGCCATATTGATCGACATATCTAATATTGTCTTCCACCTTGCTTGAATTGCTATTTCTCTCGAATTTATAAATGTCAATGATAGTTATGACTTCGTCGTATCTTCCATACTTGTCGTTTTTAATCTTTGCTAATATGTTTAACATGGTTTTTCCCTTTTAAAATGAAAGGTGGAAGATACAAATGAATGTACGCTTTCCACCCCTATTGATTTGTTGCAGATCCGCCATAGAGGAGAGAAGACACTACAATCTTAACACTGTTAAGATCTACTAGATTTTCAAACGTACTTCGAATCTAATTAGTAATAAACAACTTTTTATAATTTATTATTCTTCCTCATCCTTTTTGTCTAAGTCGAAGCGTTCAGCTTCTAATAATCTTGCATAGCCAGGAGATACTAATTCATGCTTTAAGTAGTACATGAAATCATCACCACATTCCAATTCATCAAAGAACATAGTGATGACATCTCGTGCATCGAAATCATCAAATCTGGTGTAAGTCATTAACTTAGCTTCTTCATCAGCATGGTGCATTACCACTCTGAAGAATTCTTTACTTTCTAATAAGAAGTCTATTAAACGTTGCTTTTCCTCTGAGAATTCGCGTTCATCTTTTCTTCTTTCATATTCTGCAAATACTGACGATTTAAGTAACATAATGTTGATCCTTTATTTAGTTGATAGTCTTAGTATAAACCAACTAACAGGAAAGTAAACCGCTATACAGAAATAAATTGCAATTATTCTTTCTCCTCTAATAATTTACATTGAACTTCAAATCCAGATAATCCAGTGAGACCACTTACCCAATCTATTAATACTTCTCTTTCTTCAGTAAGAAACTTGAGTTCAGTATCATTTTCATGAAGTTCATCAAGTATAGATTGCTTATATTCAGATTCATTCTCTTTGCTTAGTCCTACATAGAACATAGGAGGTAAGTCATCAGGAATAGGATCTATATAATTGGAGAAGTAACTTTTAATCTTTTTCATCTTTATTTCCTGATGCTTTAATTTTTTTATAAACATAAATTATTAATTTATTTAACCAAAATGCAATCCAACCAAGGAATCCTATAGAGTTAATTAGCAGTTTTTGTTTTAATGTCGGAGGCTTCATATCAGGAAAGGACCATAAAGTATTAACTACAAATCCAATTGCTAATGAAGTTCCACAAAAAATAATTGTACATGCTATTATCGTATAGAATTCCATGATTGTCTCTTAGGTTGTTGCTACGTTGTGGCGAATCTCTTTATAAGAGTATTTCTTTAAGAGCACTCCATTTTCAAAGATAGGTACCATGAGATCTTCCAATTCAGGATACTCTTCTAATCTTACAGTAGTAATCACACCATCAATTTTGACATTTTTAAGTCTGCCTCTCATAGAAGCTTTTGACTTATCTGCAGGTTCTTTGTAAACATCATGCCAATCTTCGCCAATCTTACGTTGTGCACTACATTTGAAAGCAGAGCGCTGAGAGTCTCTATTTCCTGATGCCAAGTGGAGATTACCACCTTGTCCAACTAAGCAATTCTCCGCTGACCATTTATTCTCTAAGAGCATGTCATAGATGTTAATGATGTCATCATCTTTAAGACCGTCACCGTAAATGCATCCAACTGACGGGTGCAATACTTTATAGCCTTTATCATTTGTAGTATAACCAAATGTTTCTGATAGAGTTTCTACAATCCATAGTACTTGATCTTCTGCAGTGTCGCCCTTGAATCTTGGTGAATCCGGACGAACTACAAATTTAGTAAGTGAATCTTTTGGGGCATGTTCCCAACGTTTAATGATAGCATCTTTGAAGGTGCCACATATCATGTTAGTTAGAGTTTCAACTACACCATAAGAATCTGATACATAACTGAGTACACCAGTAGGACTAACTTTGATGTTATGTGCCATGACAAGATGTTCTTTGCCTTTGCCTTCTGATGTAGTAATGCTGTGTTCATTTGCTCGTACTGAAAAGCAATAAGGTTCATTAATGAAGTCACCTTCATAGTGGCCATCGATCATATCAAGTGTCGGACCTAATGTGTCAGTACCCATTCCACCCGCTAGAATGTGAGCTGCTCCACAAATGGCAGCTTGTTCGTAACAGCTTGATCCTCTCATTCCAAAATCATGGAGCATAAATGGAGCAACATCTTCAGCATAGTCACAACTTTCTTGAAGAGCTTTAAGAATAATCTTTTGTGTTACAGCTGACTTAGTAATTGTAAGACTGCCACCCCAAACCCATGTTGAAATTGTTTCAAAGTGATTAGTGATATCACGGAAAGCATCTAATGAAAGATTATCAGGATCCATGTTCTCTACTACAAATAAAGCATTACCTTTTCCTACTGGTACAGCTACACCTTCAGGCATTGCTTTAATACGGATAGATAGTTTGCCACCATTCAAATCAACCAATTCTTGCCATGGACGAAATTTGAATGCTTCTTCTAAAGGTTTATTGAAGTGAAGCGGAAGAACTAATTTAGCTTCATCGATATGCTCTTGGAATACTACTCTGCCTGCCATATATTCTTCAATAGTATATTGGAGACCCATGAGACGTGTGTGATCATATTGAGCACCGGGGCGAGATGCAAAGTATGCACTTACACCATTGACATTGTCAAATCGAAGGAAGGGTTGTTGCAATTTATACGAGTCGCTTCCTAGGATTAGGTTTTTCTGTTTACGCATTTTAACTCCTTTTAGTTTATTTACGTTATATCAATTATAATACAACAATAAAGATTGTACAATTAAATATCAATAAATAGTGTACATTTTTATTTGTGGTGGTATCTTGTTAATATTAACTAATAAGGAATAACTAAATGACTAAAGAATATTTGGAATGCATGTTTCAAGATAAAAAGAATTTACGATTAGATATTACATTCTTAGAAGCAAACATTAACACTTTTGAAGAGTGGTATCCTAAACATAAGAGAGTTGCACTATGTGGCAAAAATAGTATCGCATTAATCACAAAGGCTTTTTATTATTTCGATACATGGTTCTATAAGAGTTCTTATAACTACGAGTCATGGTCAGATAAGCTACCTGTATTCGCTGCTGATAAATTTGATAGATGGTGGGATGAAAAGCAATATGATATGATTGGATGTTGGAGTGTTTTAGTTCAACTGTGTCCTGAAAAGTTTGATATTTATTGGCCAGCACTCCAACGAGAACTTCTTATATCACTTAATGATCCGGAAATTCATACTATGTATGGAAGAAAGGAAGGTTACGTGACAATAGATAACGTAATAGGTCTTTTATCTAACGTACTTCCTAGTAAAATAGATACGTGGTATAGTGAAGAATGGTGCGATAAAACTAAACATGAAATAATTATAGATAATTTATATAGTTGAGGTGTACATTAGCTTTTAGTGTAGTATTGTGTATAAACAATAAAACTAAGGAATATGAATTATGTTTAAACTTTTAAAGCTAATGTTTGGTCCAAATGAACCTAAGCCTAAGCAAAAGACAGTTGAAGTTGAACGTTATGAGCCAACTGAAAAACAACTCAATCATAAAGTAAAAGTTGAACCTGATATTGAAACTAAACCTGAACCATCAAACGATTATTGGATTGACTACTTTCCAGTTAGAGACAAACATTATCCACGTTACAAACAATCATGGCTCAAAACATGTCATCAAACTGGTATCATTAAATTAGATAGTGATGAATTTTCTGGAATGCTTTATGGTGATGCATACTCTGGTGTAGAAGGTAAAGAACAGGCTATCAAAAAACTTAAAGAGTATCAAGAACAAGCAAACATTACATTACGTAAACGAATTGAGGTAGATATCTAATGGAAAATCCACCAACCAAAGCAACAACACTGGTTATGATTAACCAAATGCTATCAGAAGTAACTGACCAAGAAGGTCTTAATTACATGGCTAAGTTTAAGTTCTTAGATGTCAGACTTCAAATTGACACTACTATCTTAATGGCAAAGGTTTATAGTGTTGAACGAAAACGTGAAGAGTATCATACTCTTGGAGCTTATCTACTTAATGCAAAGGCTATCTGATGGATGCTACTAAATTTTTAAAGAAGTATAAAACTGATCAGATTGTAGATCTATCTAAGCTATTCAGTAATTGTAAACTCAGATTTGATTTAGATGAAGTTCTAAATTTACAGAAGATTACTAAAACGGTAGGATCCTCACATTTCAAAAATGTAATGGTATGTTTAGATCAACATAACATATCAGAAGAAACTTTACTTCGTTGGAAAGAAAAGGGTGCACTTAAACAAGCAATTGATTTTTATGCTTCATTAATGTGTATTGAATTAGGATACGAAGAAGATTACTGGTGTGATATCTTAGATAAGTTAAGTAATGCACTTGATAACAAACCTTTATTAGCCAAGAAAAACACATCTTCTACTATTAAACTTAATGCAATGCAAATCATTGTTACTAACAAAATAATGGAAGATACTAAATCTCTTGGTATTTCTGAAACTGCTACAAAGTACTTAAGCAATCCTACTCCTGCTACATGCTTTTTCTTACATTACTCAGAAACTAACATATCTGTGGCTGATCTATTATCTCAGATATTTAGAAACTCGAGATCAAGTGGCGGCAAATGTGGAGACAGATATTTAAAAGGTAATGAAAGTATAGTCAAGAGTTTAGGCGTCCTAGCAATGTTACCATCAAACGATATTTATATGAGAACTTCTGGTAATGTATTCACTGAAATTAATAGAAGAGGTCGAACTGTTAACTTCCTTGACATTGAAACTAGAGCTGATGAAATTTCAGGAGGAAGTAATGCTAGAAGTAATTTCGCTAGACACTGCTACACTTCAGCATATAACTATGCTCTTACTGAATTTAACTCTACTGACATATTCTTTGCTCATGCTGCTAAGTATCAAAAGGATGATGATCTAAACAAGACCATGACTCATTACTTACGATACATTAAGAGATGGAAACATGTTGATTTAGATGTGTTCTTCAGTAAGAACTTATTAAAGATTTTATCTCTTACTTTAGTAAATAAATACGGAGATTATGGATTCCCTTTATATTCATATACAACTAATGTAATCCGTCAAGAATCTAAAGAGATTAGTGACTATATGCTAAACTTATTAGATGATCATCCTTATATATCATGTGAAGTATTACATGCTCTCGTAGAATGCAAGAAGAAAGATGTGTATGTACCTGAAGTGATATTCGAATTCATAGACAACAATAAACGTGATTATAATTTAAAAGAATTGATAATACTAATTGTCAAGCAATCAAAGGATTTATATGCATAACCCAAGTACATCGAAACTAAGTTCATTTCTTTATACAATGTTTCAAACTTATTATAGAGACGATGCTGTCTGTATGCTTAAGCAATCTAACTTAGATAGATTTGATGACTACAACAAAATTCAAGATGTAGTAGACTTTACATTAGATCATAAAGAAGATCCTGTTTTAGTATGTCTAATAGGATGGGAGTTTGGATTAAACTCTGAAGATCTTTCCTATGCAAAAACTCTAGGACAAGATCTCTATGATGTAGTACTTATTGAAGTTATGAAAGCTATTAAAATGGATTCTGCTGAATACATCAAGTTAGCTAGTGGTATTGAATGGAATGCTTCAAGCAAAATAACTTTATTCATTATGCTTCTGAATAATGCGTACAGATCTAAGAATTTAGTTAAAGCAAGACTCAATAAGGCTTTTGATTCTTTACTTTACATCCAAAGATTAAGTCGTTCTAGATTGTATACAACTGATAGCATAAAAGGTAACTATCATTGCTTTGATATTGAAATTCCTAAAAGTAAAAGTTATGCTTACTTCGGTCTTAAAGATGGTAGAGTAGATAACTTCCTTATAGATACAAACAACAAGAATTTGATTGATGTCGATTATATCTTATCTACTCGCATTGGTTTTAGTCAAGGTGATGCAGAAGCTGATTTCACCGCAGTTAAATTCTACGAAGAGATAAAGGTAGAAGAGCCACCTAACGCATGGAATAATGATCCTACTTCTATAAATGCTATTTATAACAGCTATAATTATACTCGCTCTTCTTACAACGACGATTATCAACAAAGGCAATATAGCAATCAAATTCAAATGATAATGAATGGGAATAATAGTTTGAATGCTGTAGCTTTAATGTTAGCTTTCGATTTTCCTGATACAGCCATTGAAGCTATTAAAGTTCAATTAGATAGATTAAAACCTGATGTTAATTACAATGAAATTCAAATTGAGTATATGTTTAATTGTGCAGTTAATGATAGATATATTCCTTCAGTAGTATTTGAAGAAAGATTAACCAGTTACGAAAATATAACAAAAGCCATAGCAAAAGATGCTATGGCTCTCTACGGAGATCATGATGAAGAGCCTCCTTTCTAAGAATAGAGTGTATATGACTTGACTATAAACTCAAGTCTTTCAGCATATTCTTCATCACTGACACTAATATCAAATAATTCTTGGTATTGGTGTCTTTCTATTATGTCTATAACATTCATTTTGCCATAGTCATATTGATCCATACATACTTCTTTAATTCGTACGAGAGCACTTGGATAAGTGGTTACAAGTTCTTTAACCTTATCTAACTTATGGTATTCTGCTAATGACAGAAAGAACTCTTCTAGTACCGACGGGAGTGAATAGCTAAATGCTTGACTAAACTTAGTCGTATCTAATACCAATGACTCGGTTTTGTCAGAAGCCCAATCCGCATCACTATCATCATACAAATCATTAACATAGTTAGAAACTTTAAAGTGTTCAACTTTGTCAAGATCGTTGGTTGCTAGGAATTCCGGATTGATATCAATACACATTTTATCAATGATGGATCCTATACAGTTCTCTTTAAAGTTCTTTACTCCATGAGTTATAGGTGAAGCTGATAAATTGTAGACACCATATTTGTTTAATTCATTATCTACTATATGAGCTATAGCTTTAGCTACTGTCCTAGTTCGAGTATAACTTTTAGATGTACTCGCAGTATAATCATACCCAATCATTCTAGTATTCGATAACGCACCACGTAATAATGAGTCAAACTCCTCTTGTATTTTAGTGGAATAGTCAAAGTCTAACGGGTTTGTTGTTGATAATCTTAGAATAATAGATTGAGGATTATAAACTTGTACAATATCTTCAGCTAGCTTAGTAGGACATTGCTCAGCCATTGATTCATTCTTCAGTTCATTCTTGTTGCTGTTATATACTTTATCATTACTGAGATGTATTAACACCTGATCTTTATTGTTAGTCGTTTCTGCTATACTTCCAGTGATTACATTACTATTTATAAATTTACTAGGACATACATTAAAGTCATTATCGTGCAGTAGAGTGTTGATAACGTATTCATAGTTCTTTTTTCTTAGATCACTGTTAATACCGTTTATCAGTAAAGAACAGTCGTCATCTAACATGTTGTTAGTTACTTCAATCACATCATACATAGCATCAAGAGATTCCTCTAGACATTTAAGTATCCATGATCCTGGTTCTGCTATTATTGCTACTGTTGACATATTAATTCTTTATTTAAATTTATAATTAAAAGAGGGTAGAAATTAATTTCTACCCTCAATTAAATTAACCTAGCAGTAAGCTAGGATCAATTACTACTTTACCACCATCAAGTTCAGCAACAGCCAAATCATTAGCGGCATCAATTTCAGCTTCCATTTCAGCGTCAGTTAATCCAGAAGAATATCCACGATCTTTAGCATAAGACTTATTAAGCTCTGTAATGATCGGTGCCCACATTTCAGTGTCATCAATAAATTGAGATAGTCTGCGTTTCTTTTCAGGATCCGGACTAGACGGAACAGTATAGAAACTACCATGTTGAACAATATGTCCAAAACGTTTAGCATCTTCTACTAATCCAAAGTACTTCTTAGGACCTTGAGCATAGGAGAGGAACATTTCCGATTGATAGAAAGGTTTAACAATTCTGTTCTTAACTGTCAAGAATCTAAGGATAGATGCATTGAAGTGTTGACCTTCAGCTTTACCATTAGCATTCTTTTCATTTTTCTTAGAACATTGGATGATTAAGTGAGCAGCATAAACTACACCTCTACCACCACCCATTGGTTTAACTTTAGTAGCATGCATTGCAGCAGGATCATCATAAGTGTGGTTAATAAGAATACAAGAAGTATCTGATTTGAGAGCAGGAATAATAAGAGCTTTAACTAAAGAGTTAATTTTCTTTGCTCTGCCACCCATCTCTGAAACTTGCTTACCTTTTTCAACAGCATCAACCATTGTCTTATCAGTTACTAGCATACCAAGTGAGTCAAGAATACAAAGGAACTTCGCATCTGGATTATCTTTCTTATATTCACTAAGCTTCTTATAAGTAGTTAGAAGTTTAACTGCACAATCTTCTACAGATTCTACTAACACATGTTCGATCTTATCAGGATCACAACCACGTGATTCAAAGAATTCAACCAAGCCACCACCTTCAGAGTCGAAGTAGAAGATAACATCATAGTCTTCTTCGTTCAATGCATTAGCTGCAATGTTAGCTGCGATAAAAGATTTACCTGAGTTGTGTGAAGCAATTCCACCAGCAAAGTATCTATGATTCTCATGAGCAACTTCGATATCATAGCACATCTCTTTTGTTTTTAGATCTTCTATGTGAGTAACTGCAGCAGGATATACTGATCCTTCAAGTTCAACTTTAGTAATGTCATACTCATTAAGATCTTTAACAAAGACGAATTTTTCAATACCTTCGTTTTCAGTATCAGTAAGTTGTAAAGCATGTTCAGCGGCACATTCAAGTGTAAGCTTACGTTCCTTTTCTTCAAACGTTCCATCTTCTTGTTCAACACTAAACTTGCTAGTAGTTGTAACAGACCAGATATCTTGTTCACCTTTCTCAAAGAAATTTGCTATACGAACTAAACCATCAGGACTTGATACAAATAATCCTTCATGGTTTCCATTTGCTAATAGCTTAATAGGAAGTTCTTTCTCACACATCTGAGACATAAGCATTACTTTAATAAGAGTAAGGTTAGTAAGGTTTCTACCAATCCATTCATATAGAGTAATGTCTTTAGGACGATCTTTACTAAAACTTGCAGATAATAGTTTATTTGGGATAGAAGTTTGAGAAACAATCTCATCTGAAGTAAAACCAAATTCTACTAAAGTTTCAACTGCATGCATAAATGATTGACCTTTACTAATATCAGAATGTTCAGCATAACCTTCTTGGTTCATATTTGCAAGATCTTGTTTATCTGAGTCAGCGACTACGTTAAGGTAGTGATCACTTGCGATAGCTTCAGTGTAATGATCCTCATTAAATAAAGATTTACCATACACATGGAGAAGAGTGTCTCCAGTGATACACTGTGATTCACCAGCAAGAATTATAATTTTACCGGATGGAACACCTCTATCAGTACTACCAGAGATGATAGAGTTTAGAGCCATGTCTCCTGTGGAGATCCAATTCTTAATTACACCATAAGATGATTCAGTGAATGATGCAGAATCTGTTTTCTTGCGGATGTCTTTCATTAGACTTTTTATAGACATATATTTTCCTTTTTTGTTATTGGTTTCATATAGTATATAAAACAAAAAAAGGCGCCGTTAGGCACCTCTTCTCTTATTGATTTGCAACTATTTTAAGTTACTTTATTAAGCACTCACTGTCTCAATAAACTCAGCCATAGCTGCTTCATTAATAGCAAGGAGTTCATCAATATTACCAGCATGTCGTTTAACAGATTCTTTAGCCAGAGCTTTCATCATAGCTAAATCGTCGTCTTCATCTTCTTGAATAACAACAGAAGCTTCTTTACTTGGATTAGCTACTGCGTTAAATGTTGCAACTTGATGAGTCATAACATCAGCTTCTTCTTTAATTTCTACAAGAACCTTTTGAGTTTTGTCATTCAATTTAGTAAGAGCAGTTGCCCATAGTTTAGCATAGGAAGGGTTCTTAAGTTTATCATGGCTTTTACGCTTGATAGTAAGTACGGCATCTTTAGTTGATATAATTTTCTCACCATGCTCTTCCATATCTTTTACTACTTCTGCTACGATAGCTTCAGAGTTTTTAGCTTTTGCTTTAAGAGCTTTAAGACTAGCATTAAGAGCTTCAATCTCTTTGGTATAAGCTTCGTACTCTGCAATTGCAGCTTCTTGTTCTTTAGTAATTGTGATTGCCATCTTACAGTTCCTCTACTTCGATGTTATGTTTCTTGACCAGCTTGGCGAGTTTTGCATCGATTTGGCTATCTGACATGTCAGAGAACTCATCTTTAGATTCTAGAAGGTAACCTTCATATTCTTTAACTTTTTCTAGAAATTCAGAATAAGTATCAACTGCGAATAGCCAATCATCTGATGAATTGTTGAATGCTCCACTTTCTGGAATATCTTGTACAAACAATTGACCTGCATTAGTATCAATTGTTAGTTTTGGATATTTAGAAGCATTAGTAAAAAGACCAATGCCGTGAGTTTCTTCCCATCCATCATCAACCATTTCTTGTTCAGAGTCAGTAAAAGAACGAGTAAATGGCTTGTTTTTAGCATTGTTATAATACATACTGATAAGCTCTTGCTTCTCTTCTTCTGTCATGCTGTACTCTACCCAAAGATCTTCTTGAGCTTTGACAAAATCGGCACCTGGAATGTAAGCGTTAAAGCCTTCTTCGTCGAATACAATATCACTAAACTTCTTATAGATTTCTGACATTCTTTCAGAGCTAGGTTCTTGATAATTTGCATTGTCTTCTGATTCATTAATCGTGGAAGTTAAGTCTCTAAGTTCTTGAACTTTAGGATCGTCCGCAAACTCTTCAGTAACATCTGAGTCATAATCTAACATATCATCATTTCTTATTGCTGCTGTTACCGCATTAATAACGTTATCAATTTTTGATGTATGATAATCACTACTCATTTCATAGTACGTACGGATAGGTCCAGTTGAATCAGTCTTACCTGTCCAATCAAATACAGTTAAACGAGCTTTCTCATCATCTTTATATGAAGGAGAAATCTTTACTCTGTTAGGCCAATCTGAGCTACTCTCATTAAGATTAGAAGTAGTTTCAATTTCTGTAACAAGCTTATCAGTTTTGATTTCAAATTCATTCAGATTAAGAACGAAAATAGCGCCATCAGATAGGGCGTCAATTTCTACTTCTTTATCTGCTGAAGCTTTGAGCTTTTCTAGAACATCAGTACCAGATGATTCGTTGTCTTGTGCTTCTACACCATTAACTGTCATATTGCTAAGTGACTCTATATTGTCACCCCAATCTTTGCCTTCTGCCCATGTCATAACAGCATCAACGGTAGCTACTAATGGACCATCTTCATTCATCAGATGTTTACGAGTATCAGAAGTCCTAGACTCCAAAAGCTCTTTCTTTGTAGACTCTAATAGAGTCTTGAATTTTGTTTCTTTCATATAAGTTCCTGTTGTCGTTTAATTATTAAAAATTTTATCATTAGCATCAGCCATTTCTTCAGGAGTAGAAGAATATGTTATGCCATATTTTGTCATATCAGATGCGATATTATCTGAGTAAGATATTAGATGTTCTAGTTCAAGCAATTGCTCGAATTCCCATTTAGTATCAAGTAAAATAGTTGGATCTTTCTCAGATTCAAGTACAGATACAATAACACTCATATGTCCAGCATCATACTTAGGATCGTTGAATAGTTTAACTTCATCCACAGTAAGATCATCTTCAAGTGCAAACTTAATTGCCATCATCTGATCTGTATCAAACTCAGGGTCAGCATACATTTCAACTGGGAGTTCTTGTTTAATGCCATCAATTAAGAGATGCATTTTACGTGAAGTATAATTACCAGAAGTCTTGTACTTATTGATCTCTGCTAGTATTTCTTCTTCTGTTCTAGTACCTTTGTACTCATCCATCCAAGCCAATGAGCCTGATTCATTGAGCTCTTGTCTAATAGACTCAACAAATGATTTGAACTGAAGCTTTCGTTTCTTACTCATTAGTTATCGTTTCCTTTTTCATTTTCATTATTATATTTATCTCTAAAATAGATGTAAGAAGATATATAAATCCTCTTCCATGCCACCCATAGATATGAATTCATCTAGAATGTCATACACCCTGTCAACAGGGTATTCATTAAGATTTTTAAAGCACGTTTGAAAGTCTTCAAACATCTGATGTATATTATCTGCGACAGGAATAGAAGCACTACGTTCACTAATATTTACACATACTGAATTGAATGCATTAATATAACTATCAATCACGTACATAATACTAGCACGACAATCATCAGATTCTTTTAAGTGTTCTTCATAATTTTTATCTTCACCATCAGATGATCTACAATTTAAATAAGCATGAGCCTTAAAGAAATCAGTGATGTATTTGTTAATATTACGTCTCTGTTTAAAGACACCTAGCTTAAAGTATGATTCTTCTATTAGACTAAGTTTAAAGTTAGATCCAAGTTTAGCATTACGTACTTTAGTGACAGCAGTGATCTCTTCTTCATATACTAAGGTTGGATTAATAGCACCTTCATTAAACTCTTTCTCGGTACACTTGAGTGGTAGTGTGTAGATCTGATACTTAGTTTCGTGATACTGTTTGAATTGAATAATTTTCTCTTTACGTTTAACAACTAAATCTCTACCAAGCCATGCTGCATATAGAATAGGAATAGAAAGCCTAACTGTATGTTTATACTCCTTATCTTTTAATTGTTTATTCTCTTTTAAATAGAAAGCAAATTTGGCATTAGGAATATCTACGAATCGATTTACAAGAGACCAGATCTCCATACACTCAGGAAACTCTACTGAACCATCTTTATTTACTATCATTATACTCTTTCCATTTGCATGATTGAAATTGCATTTTTAATTGACCATGGGTTTTCTTTAATTATCTTAACTGTTTCTGCTAAATATCTTACAACATCTGCTTGAATATCTATAGCATCTTTAAGTTTTTTAATTGATACATCTTTTTCAGCTGCAGCAATAGTAACATACTTAGGAACATGATCTCCTCCGTATTGTTCTACATAAGCATCTTGTAAAGTGTCCAATTTGTTTTCTAATTTCTTGAGGACATGCTGTTCTGTGTGGTGTTTAGTTACCCATGTGAGTGCTATTCTACTTGCAGCCATTGACCTTTCTTGTATATTAAATTCAGATAAATCAAGAGACTCGATAAGAGCTTGGTGTAACTTCTGCATCTTATCTGGTAATACGCTTTCGTAATTACTTTTGAGTATGTCAACTGATGCATCTGATAGACCTTCTATCTGGTCCATAGCGTGTTTATCTTCCATTGCAAAAATCTCTTTTTAGTTTCTAAGAAACATTAATCCAGTTATCATCTAAAATTTTGTTAAGATACTCTATATGTTTTATAAAGTTTTCACTACGTTCATGATATTTAACGTACTTCTGTCTTTGTGTAATAGAAGAACTTTCAATAGGATGTCTAAGATACTTATGTTGTTCTACTGATTCACCGTCACTTAATTGAAATAACCAAAAGAGTTTCATACCTTTAGTTCTTCTCTTGATAAGCAATAAATCAAATACTTGGTATATATCTCCGTCAGAATATCTTACTAGTCTAGTACGAGTCTCGTATGCTAATATTCGATCTCGTTCTTCGCCATTCATATACATCATATCCATGATGATCTATCCTTTTAATGCCGTATGAATAATTGAATCGTAGATTTCGTCTTCACTTAATACATTGATGTTGAGACCTTTTATATCTGGAAAGGTGCTATAATCTTTGAAGTGGGTAAAGTTTAGACTGTTGATTGCCATTTCAGGTTTCATCTGTCCTTTGATTTTTTTGTATCTGCTATAGATCATATTGTAATCACTGATAGGATTTGTTAAGTCTCTTTCAGGTGTAAGAGAGTTACTAAACTTTGCTCTGTATGTATAACCATGTTGAACAATTGGCATGACCGGATTGTAATGTTCGTTCTGTTCGTATAAGAAACCTGCCATTGAAATTCGCATTCGCTTTGATAAGTCAAGAATGAATTCATATCTACCTTCAGACATATCATATTTCTTAATAACTGATTCAATATGTGGCTTAATCTTTTTCTCTAGCATGAAATGATCTTTCACTTTTCTAAGAAAGCTAGTCTGGGAGAATATCATATCATTTGTAGAAAGACCATTCATAAATCTCATAACATGGGCATGTGAGGTAATAAGAATGTCAGTTGAATCAAGACTATCTAATCCTTTTATAATTGATGATTTTTTATCAGGGGCATATACAACTGTATTTTGAGTTTTAGTGTTGTGAGTTCTGAATTCATTTGATACTGCTATAATAAAAATAGCTAGATCAATTGAGCTACAGTAATAATAAGGGATATTAGAAGAGGCACATTGAAAGGTAGTAGTGCTATACGGATCTGGTTGAGATACTAGAACATCATAGTTCTTAATAGATTCAACTGTTTTATTAACAGTTCGTCTTAGCATACATGTATTATCAATACCTTTAAACTTTTCGTTAATAAGCTTACCGAATTCATAAACTTTGTGAAGTTCAGGTTTACTCTTTTTAAGTTCAGCAAGAATATCTACTTCTGATTCACTACTGTAATAAGATTCTGTTCCTGTTAGTCCAATAAGCCGTGATGTCTGTATGATGATTGCTTTCTTATATTCCTTAAAAGATTCGAATAAGCGTTTCTCAATCACTGTTTCATTTGTTAAGTAGCGTTCTTCTATATCATAGCTGATAGATTTGCTTGTTAAAGCAATGTAAGTTGAATCTGATTTGTTGGTATACTCTTCGATAAAGAACTTATGTAGATTGAGATAGGATTCTTCTAATGTACATGCAGTTAGTAAATTGTTATGTGTGTCAGAGATATGCGATGTTGCTTCAGATAGAATTTTCATTTTACCTGTAAGTTCTGTGTAGCCATTGAACGATACTGTCCATTCTAATAAAGAAGATACAATTGTTGTAATGTCTTCATCACCTGTACTATCAGCAATTGCTGTTGCTAAATCTCCAATAGTAGTAAGCTCTCCGTAACCTTCGCCATGAAATAAATCATAGTTATCAAACGTTTCAATTACAGACTCTAATGAAAACATAATTTCTTTAGTATCACCTGTTGAGTTGTGACTTTTAATAAGTTCTTTAAGAGAGTGATTAGCATTTACGAATGGGTTAATATCATCTACTCTAGTAGTGTTAATAATGCATGATGGTTTAATAATATCTAAGCGATCTTTAATAGATGTTAGACTATGTTTCATTGTCTTTTTGAATGCTTTCATTAGAGTTTGAGAGGCTCCAATACTTTGTTCTACTTCTGCTTTGTAATAGTCTACAAATTCTTTAAGAGTAGTAGTGTGATCAAATCTTTCATTGTAATTAAGAAAAGTGTTATCATAATCAAATGAAAGATCTAATGCATCTACATTATCAGATCCATAAGAGTAATCATAGAATCTGAAGGTTGTTTCATTCAGCTTGAAAACTTGACCGTTAACCCATGGTGATGTTTTTTGATTAAGACTAAATACATGCACATCTTCATATAAATAGTTTGACTCGGTACCTAAAGTTGCTAATAAACTTTGTGCCGTAAAATTATCACCAATAATTGCAAGAGTTGCGGGTTTCGTTTTCATTATGTTTAATTTCCTTTTAGTTTTAGTTAGTACTTACTATACCACACTAATAGAAAATTTACACTGCTATATTGTACTTTTTAAACATTTTTATTTGGTTATGTTCAGGTGAACACTCGAACAGTTCATCGATTCTTTTAAGTGATTGAATTGGAACATAGTCTTCAAACTTTTTAGTTTCGTCTTTAGCGTTCTTCAATAGCATTATGATATCAAATAGATCTTGATTATCTGCAATTAGTTGTTCGTTAAGTCTTGGAATTTTCTCAGAAAAGATTAAAGACATGTTACTACCTGAACTGATGTAAGTACCAGACTCGAGTAACATTGCTTCAATAGCAGAATGTACTCGAGTTCTATCTGATGTATCCAATGGAATGAGATGTTGAACTACCTTTGATAAAGTATAATCAGTTAATGCATCGATAACATAACTAGGATCAATTGTTGGATGTTGTCTAACACCATTCTTTACTTCTTTGACAGGTGTTAGTAATTGTTTAATGTATTTAGCTACTTCTTCTCTGTCAGGCATATCATTTGGAAAAATCGATTGCATGGTTGCATCTTGTACTTTCTCTTTAGCTTGTTCTTTAGGGAAGTACTCTACATTAGTAAATCTATTTAGCATTTCTTCCAATGCTTTCTTTCCGTCACGTTTTTGGTGTATCGACATAATTTATATCCTTTATAAGTTTTTTGTATTTTGAATGACTCAACAGTCCAACCTTATTAGCTCTAAGAGTGCGGGCTGCGAGTCTATCAACGGTTGTATTACTTTTCTTCAAGTGCTAACCACTCTTTTCTATCATCAGCTCTACCAGAATTAAATCCTAGATCTAAAAGCTCTACAGTTTCTTTAACATTGGAGTGAGTGATATCATATAAGTAGCTATCAATATTTTTAAAGTAATGTTTGAAGTCTTTAGATGTATGACCACCTAGACCTTTAAAGTATTTAGAAACAAACTTGAGATCAGGATTTTTCTCTTTCCATGCTTCGAAATCTGGTTCTGTTAAGAATTCTGCCATTGGTTCCTTAGCACTCCAAGTTTTCATTACTTTAATAAGAGGTAATCTTAAGTCTTGGAAGAAGTTAAGTTCCATTAATTCAGGCCAGAATTTTACGAACATATTAATCAACAAGAATTTAATGTGAGTTCCATCTACATCCGCATCACAGCAAATGATAAATTTGTTATATCGAAGTTGATCAAGTGATTTAACTTCTATACCAATCTTAAGGCCAATGATAACAATAAGATTTTTGAATTCTTCATTAAGAAGTAGTTTGTTTGGATCAATTCCATTTACATTTACGAACTTACCTCTTAAAGGATAGCCTCCGTAAATAGATTTATCACAACTACCAATGAGACCACTGAGTGCTGATAGACCTTCTGTTGTTAATAGCTTTGCTTTAGTTCTATCTTTAGTTTCAGCATCAATAAGTTTAGCAATTTTACGAGGATTGAATCCATCTACATTCTTATTAAGTTTTCTAAGTTTAGCATTCTCTTCTTGTTTAGCTTTAAGCTCTACATAATCTACAATAGATTGAATAACATCAGTCTTAAGAATGTTTCTCATGAATGACTTAGGAAGTTCGAATGTAGTACCAAAGTTAGCTACTGTAGTAGTTAAAAGTGATTTAGTTTGAGAATCAAATTCAGGGTTAATGATTGTAGCATCAATGTAAAGTTTAATAAAGTTACGAATGATATTTGGCTTAACATCAATTTTATATTTCTTCTTTAGATAAGGTCTAACTTCTGCTATAATCTGATTGATAACATACTGTACGTGAGTTGAACCTGTGTCTGAACATGCAGATCCATTAACAAATGATACTACGTCAAATGATCCATTACTTGGAGCAATCGCAACTTTAAATCTACGATCTTCTGATTCTTCATAGTAGAAGTCATCGATGAATAGTGATACATAATCTTTAAATGATTTGATTCTAATAAGATGTCCATTAATCTTGACTTGAATATTTGAATTAAGACCAGCCATGTCATATACACGCTTAGTAATTGCAGCTACAGTATCTTCATCAAGTTTAGTTCCAAGTCTTTCAAGATCTGGATAGAAAGTAATTTTAGTAAATCCTTTACAATCTTTAGCATCTTTTATTTGAGCTTCATCTCTTTCAAATAGATTGTTCTTGAATGTTTGTTTGAAATGTTTCTTTCCATCAGATGTTTCTACAGTAAATTTAGTAGAGAAGATATTAGTAAGAGTACTACCAACACCATTTGTACCAATCTGAGTACGCTCTTCATCATCGTTATAATTAGAACCACATCGGAGACTAGAGAAGATCATTTCAGGAATCCATTGATCATACTCTTCATGCATTTCTACCGGTATGCCACCATTATCAAAGATAGAAATCCAACCTTTATCAATATCAAAATCTACTTTAATACGATTGAGATCTTTATTTCTTTTAGATTCATCTACGCTATTATCTAGAACTTCGGCTACCATTTTAATTAGAGCAGGGTTATATGTAAGATTTTTCTTTACGAACTTGTTAGATTCTTTATCCATCACCAGAGAATTCTCAAACTTAGTATCGTTAGTATTACCAAGATACATGTTACTTCTTTGTAGTACATGCTCAATGTCAGTAAGTTTTTTATACTTATCTTGATTAGATTTACTCATTTATTTTCCTTGTAAGTTTTTCTTTATTTATCATAGTAAACAATACTAAGAGTAAAGTTTCAATGCTATTGAAATATTCTGTAATTCTTTTAGTGTAGTCTTTTTATAATAGCCAGATTGTACTAAATTCTTGAAAGTTAAGTCGCAGCATTTTGATATCATATATTTACTTGAGTCAAGTCTCATATCTTCTCGGCAACTATCATATGAATCAAGTACTTGAGGTTCAGATACTGCGTGTAATACTAGATCATAGATATATCCATCACGTTTAGGAATAGCAAATACAACTGTAACAAAGTTCTGCATAGAAGTTTCCATTGGCAGGTAATATAGATCTTCAATTAGGTTTATGTTTTCTATTTTTTCACTCATGCGTATAAGCTCCTTAGTTATAAAGTATTGATGACGCAAACAATGTAGCTATATCATCAAGCTTAATTATTATTAGTTCACCACTATCAACAGCATCAAAAAATGAAGGAGTGGATCTATATGGGTGCTTTCCTGTAGTTTTGGTAGATATCAATTCAGGGTTTGCATCTGAGCATAGATGAACGTCATATGATGATATAGTATGCTTAAGCATTTCTATACAATTTTCTACATGTTCACAGTAATAAACATGCATGACAGCCCATCCAAATTCAAATTTAAGCGAAGACTTACTATACGCATAGAACTTAGAATCATAGTCACGATAATTTTTCAAGAGTATAAGCTCCTTACTATTAATAGATGTTCCAGTTCTTCTAAAGTTGTCTCAGTATATTCTCCTGAAGAGATCTTCTCTTGCAAGAAAGCATTTGTCATAGCAGTAACCATGAGACCCATAGCTTCTCTATATAAGTATCTATTAAAGTTAGCATGAAGTCTGTCAATATTTTCATTGTCTAGGTGATGTTCAATTAGATCTGTTGCGTTATCTGTTCTTCTTATACAGTAATACACAATAGCATGTGTATGTTTTGATGCATCCATCGTTTCCGTTTTGTATAGATAAGTAGGATCTTTGTCTGGTTTACCTAATGCAAATTGTGGGTGACTAATCATAAAGCTTGAATGCCCTTCTTCTAAGTGTTATTAAATTGTCCATCTCTTCTTTTGATTCTAATCTACGATAAGTACCATTCATTTCTTTTATAGAAATAGCTATGAAGTGTTCTGATTGTTTTATCATAGTTACAACATTAATCATTTCTAAATTTTCACTACCAAATGTTTTAGGCATCGATGTTACTTCATAGTAATTGTAATGAAAAGATCTTGTGTTGAAATTATCTATCTCAGTTTCTTCAATGTAAAAATGACTATCCATACAACTTACTCGTTAACATTTCTACTCTCATTTCATCTTCATCTTTAAACATGACAACTTTTCTTGCCATAGCTTTTCTAGAAGTAAAGTGATTCCAAACCAGGAAAAAATCGTCTGTATGCAAAGTGTCATCTACATATCTAGATACAAGCCATTCATGTCTACCTTCACATTTATAATGTCCTGACATATAAGTATCAGGACCAGCATCAGGAGAATAAGGAGCAGGCTGAAGAAGATCAGTTAGTTTAAAATAGTAAGTCTTATCTTTATTCATATAACTCTCTACACATTACTTTATTCTGTAAAGCTTCTATATCTAAGTGTTCTTTAAACTTTCCTGTCATTATCTTAATATTTAGAGTATGAGATCCAACTATGAAATTATCACTATCATCCATCATATTACAACAGTCATAATTATCCAGAGTTGAATGTACATCACTGAGATTAAGTGTAGCTTTATAGTATTGCATTTTAGATTCACCGGTGAACCCATTTCCATACCCCTCGAATTCAAAATAAACTATGTCTTTATTCATCGCCATACAACCTTGACACTTCATCATGCAATTTGAACAAATTGTAGTTTTCCCATGAAGGAAAACATTCCAACGCTTCTATATTTAAATGCATCATTGATAAGACGTCTTTAGAATTATGTAAATGATTATAATATGTAACGGATAAATCATCAAGTGATTCTGCTACATAGCATTTATAAGTATCTAAATGAGTCTGTTCGGGTAGCTTCTTTATATAGCATGTTGGATAGTTAGCCATCAGCATTTGGAGAGATTTAGTCGTTCTTAATAATTTTTCATATACCATTTCAGATTTTTCATACTTAATCATATCTGCTTTAGAAATTCTATACCACATTATGAGTACATCCTCGTTGTACTAATATAAGTATACAGCTCTTCATATTTTATTTCTTTTGACATACTCAGTATAGTTTTAAGTTCAAAGTCAAGCTCTGTCTCATTCATAGTAACAGTATAGTAGACATCAGATTCATCGATGCTACAATCAGGTGATGCTAGAATACTTGACATTTTGTAGTATTTTAAATGTAACTTACCTGGCATATATTTAATAAGACTTACGATTACAACAGATTCTATTTTAGTGTTTATATATTCTGTTGTCTTGACATCTGTTATAAATACTCTGTCGGTTGAATGATCAGTTTTAGAGATTTCATCTATATCAATATCATCTAAGAAATCTTTCTGATTTAGATAATAAGGTTGTTCAATAGCTGGGTCTGTCATCTGTCTCTCCGTATAATTGTTCACATGATGTATAAAGTTCAGCAGCATCCTTTGTATTAAAAAGTATTATTTTATTTGTCACACTTAGTGCTAGTAAATCAGCTTCAGAGAAACGAGTAACTTTACTTGTGGTACCAGGAGCATCCCACTTAATAAAGTATTCTAGAACTCCGTCAGAATATCTAATCTTTCCTGAATACAATTTTTCAGGATCAGCCATCTTAGAATAATCTCCAATGACTAACTTAGCTTTTGCTACTACGTATTTATTTACGAAATCAGTCATATAAATCCTTGCATAAGTAATGAGTTTTAAGAACTTCTATGCTCTCATGTATTATAAGACTGTTGAAGCAATCATCGCGAGTATCTTCATCCAGCATAAGATTAATTGTACATTCATCTATAGTTTGACTGCATGTCATATGATCATCTTCCACGAAATGCCAATCAGTATAATATCTTCCGTCGTATGATGTCCATTTAGAGCTGGATGGAGGTATATATTTTAGAATACAATAACATATAGATTGCGATTCATATTCACGTCTACCTTCATATATTTTAGCATGTGAATCATAATCTCTTAGTATTCCATATCTTGCAGACACTATCGCTTTATCGTATTTAGGCATATAGAGCCTTGCAATCTAGATACTTCTGAGCTTCGAATAGATCATTAAGTTTTAAATCACCTTCGCATGCTACATTATATAATGATCCAATATTTCCGTGAATTTTATACAAACGATAAGGCATTTCAAATAAAGCTACACTACCTACTTCTTCAGGTAATTGTAAATGTTTAGCTGGATCAATGAAGTAATTTGCAACTACATAACATCCATCAGTGTCCATGAAATATTTAGCACAAGCATCATATTCAGGAGCTACTTTGCTGTATTTAAAGAGTACAATAAACTCAGCTTTAGTGGCAAGCAATTCTAAATAATCATCTGGAACTATAGCAGATTTATCTCTAAGTTCTTCTCTATCCATATAATTTTCCTACTGTTACATGTTGTATAGCATCTTCTCGATTATCATACTGAGTATAAGCCCACATAGTTTCAAAGGCATCATGGAGTTCATCTTTCAGAGCTCTGGTAAATAAATCAGTATGATGTATTTCTTGTGGTTCAGCATCTCCGTAAGTGGACCATTTGTACCATCTACATACATACCAATTAGTTACAGAAGGACATTGATGAGCTACTAGCATATAAGTACCGATAGCGTTATCTTCTAATCTATATCTGATGTACAGCGGATCAGGCATAGTGCTACTGTGTATTGTTAATTTTTCTCTATCCGTATAATTCATAAGCTATTCCTTGTTCAACTAATATATCCATCGAAGTACTAATTGACACTATCTTTTCAAAAAAACCATAACAATCTTCTATTTCATCTGAATTGAAAACAAACTTAGAAGTTGTATACAATTGAATATTATTATCACTATAGAAATTTATATCATATACTGACATGAAAGAACTACGATTAGCTTTAACTTGTAGTACATCATTAAATACACAGACATCTATAATTCTATAATAAACGAATCTATTTTTACTAATCTGATCCGGGTGATGTACTAAAACATGACATATTTCATAAGGATCTAATTCAGTGAATAATTTTTTATAGTCTTTCATGCGTACATCTTGTTGCAAGTTAATTTATACAAACATTCTTCCATGTCTTTTCCTACTGCTCCAATAAACCAATTAGATTTAATGAATTCATCCTTTATTGAATACTCCAATTCAATTGAATGTGACATGTGTTTAGTGTTTGGTAGTGTTTGAAAATTTGTCCATGTGTCTGGATTAGAAGTTAACTTATCATAAGGTCCAACATCTAATTTAACTGTTAAAATTTTATGACTAATTGTTGTTACTGAGTAGTTTGATGGATCGCGTGAAGAGAAGACCGGATAGTCAGTGCTATATTTAGAAGAATAATCTAATCCTAGTACTATACCAAAACCAAATTTCTTACTAGAATCAAATGACTTAAAATCCATAATAACTCTATTATCATCAGATGCATAAGCTAATACCATTCCTGGTACTAGATTAATCATGAAGTCGTTAGGATGCATTAGATTGAAATGTATCTAAAACAACAATAATCTTCTTCTTCATCTTTGTCGGTAATGTATGCTGATTGGCGACCTACCCAAACTTTAATAGTTCGCTCGACTTCTTTAACTTCGCATTCAGATTTAGTGAGATTAAAGTTAGCAGCTTTTCGAAGATCTTGCACTTCATGCCATTTCTTAAATCGAAGTTTGATATCAAGAATAAATTCATCTACATCAATTTTATTTTTATTTTCTTCTAAAAAGTCATCGGTATGCATACTGTTGATATATAAGCTTCCAATTGGACCAATCTTAAATTTGTAATCATCCATGTAGACATATACAAATTCGCCTGTCTCGTGGTTGGTTTGTTTTAGAAATATTTCAGTAATGTCTTTTTCATATCTTTCATAAACATTGTTACTGAAATATTCTCCATATTTGTAATCATCATCTAGATCTTCTAACATATGATCTTTAGGTGTAATACCTTTAATAGCAAATGTGTTACACTGATTCACTGTAAATAGTTTAGTTTTCCATGGAGCCCATTTAAAAAATTTATCAGGACCTCTGAAGTAAAATTTGATTTTATTTTTATAAAATCTAGTAATGTAATATTCTTTCATTAGAAAAACACCGATTTAGTACGAGTTAGTTTAAACCATGTTCGATCTTCGATAGGACCAGTTTTTGTATTGTCAAGAATATACAAGGTGCGATTATCAAAATCAGAACGTGAACGGAATACATCTATAGTATCATCAACAATAAAGTATACTTCATCATCACCATGTTCAGGTGCTAGATAGACACTGTAATCAACAAGACCACCAAGACCACCAATCATACGCTGACCATCTACGTAAATAGTTTCAGCTCCTTCAAACCAGAGTTTAAGTTGTCTGCGATTTTGTTTAACGAATGTTGATTTGGGTGGGGCGGTTCGTATATGTGGTCGAGGTTTACTCATATTAGCGTTTCCATTTATTAATTGTTATTAGATAATAAACCATCTAAAAGAAATGTACAATCACTTTATGAACTAAATAGCAATTCCAAAGCTAAAAACTATCCTATTTCCTTTAATCACTTCTGTCACTTCATGGCGCTCTTTGTCTGGTCTGAATATGTATATACGATTAAACAGACTAAGTATATTTCTAGTACATACAAAGTCACCACCTTCTTTAGCAGGCTTAATTATTATGTTACATCTGAAATGAGATTTATTTGATACTTCATCTACATGTGGAGATATAGAAGAACCTTCTTTGAATTTAATTAGGTATGCATCAAAGAACCAGAAATATACTAAGCACAGTTTAGAATATCCTGATTCTTGTCTTCCTTTGATCCATTTGAACATCACGTGGAATGGAATCTTAAAAGTAAACCAAAGTCATCAGTTGTTTTATAAATCTTATCTGGTTCTAATGGAGCTAATATAAGATCGCATACATTAACTAATTCACAATCACCGTATAGTAATATAACAGAAAGCCATGTCTCTAATACTTCATATGAACCGAATCTAATTGTTCTGCATTCATGAACACTTGATGACATATATGCGTTGTTTGCACTAAAGCATCGTATTACTGAATTAGGATCATGTGGAATTCTATTAGCTTCAAGCAAAGGGCATATTTTATCAAGTACAGCATGGAGTATTGTAGGTAGACTTAAACTTTTAAGTTCATCTGACAATGTATGTTCAAAGCTATAGTAAGTTTTTAAATATTTCTTAAATGAATGTTCTTTAAACTTTTCCGCGTGTCCTTCTTTATAAATAGTTGCCAACATTAGTAATATACCAGTTCGTAGGTTAAGTCTTCTGGCTTGCTATAAAATTCATAGCCAACTATTGGATGTATTCCTATATGAGAAATTCTATGAATATCAGAACAGTCTCCACCATACATAGAATAAGTAGTAAAAAATAGTAGAAGTTCATCGGAAGTTTTAAACTTTTTCCATTTCTTTTCTAGTATCAAATATTCATCAGTGCCTGGTACTATATGTTTAATTACACTTAATGTTGCTTTACTATGTATAGCTTCTAACGTAAATAACATCGGCTTAATAGCTACAAACGTCTTGTCCATAAATTTAAACAGTGCTTTTTCTGACATCATATCACGCAAATTTGTACTATTTAAAAAGCGCCTAAAGCTAGAATATGTAGAGTTATAAAAGTCGCTTATATCAGGATGCCTCACGGGTAATCTGAATTGTCAGTATCACGATCAATCTCTTTACCTACAATAATAAGTCTTGCTATACAATAAGTCATGTTCATACCAATGATAATTACAACGGCAATCATCAGTTGAACTAATAATTCTTGCTTAGTGAACCAATTTAAATATTCCATCATTTTTTTACCTCTTCTCTTAATCGTTTTAATTCGCAACCTGAGCACTCGGTAATTCTACCGTCACCAGTCAAAGCACCACAAGTTCTACATGGTGTCATTATGCCATTCTCCATTTATTTTATAGTCTTCTTCTTTATAGATCATGAGCGATGTTCCTTGTCCGCAGATCCATTCAAATACTAAGCCATCATACTTTTTAATGTAGCCACCAAATATCGATACTGAAATTTCAATCTCTTCCAAGTCCGATTCATCTATAGCAGAAAACACTTTAATGAGATCATCGTATGGAGTTTTAAAATCATCTGGAAAGTATCGATAAGACTCTTCATCTAGGTGCGCACCTTTGCCATTAATTGCATATCGCATTTCAATGTCAGTATGAATAAGAGTAAGAGCTTTTTTAAATTCATCTGTCTCGAAGTATGCTACATTAGCTAATCGTTTATCTTCAAATTTTTGCATAACTTTTTCTAAAGCTGCTTTACCTTCGGGTGAATCCATACGTTCTTTTATTTTATCTAATCCCTTGCTCATTAGTGTACATCCACGTCGCTTATAGAGTTAATGTTGTATTCAGCAATGTCATCGTTATCTGCCAAATGGAATCCTACATCTTCGATTTTAAGTTCATGCACTGATTCAAAGAAATTATAAAGTCCATCATTGTCCATATCATCAGGAACTAGATAAGACGTGTGATCATACTCATTTTCTCTTCTATCAATGCTATAGAAAATTGCAATGCCTTTCTTAGCTTCTGCTAATTCTTCTTTTAATGTCATGATTATACCCATATCCATAGTGATCTTGATTCATTTAAATAGTTACGAGTTTTAACAATGTTGCCTGCTAGATCTAGCATATTATCACCTACTACTTTCATAACGATTTCCTTTATTAAGTGCTCACTGAAGTGGAGTTGAACCACTGTCTCCGCGGCCTAGAATTATGCACGAATTAATTCATTAACGACTACGGGCTCTACCATTAAGCTATCAGTGAGATTTTTTATTTTTTAAATGCAGATGCAATCTGTTCTTTAAGTTGGGATGCTGTCTTAAATATACTGCCCTTAACATCATCGGTATAAACTCTTTCAAAATACTCAGCATTAACAGGATCTTCGATGATTGCACCGGAAATATACTCAGTGCCATGACTAGTAGTATCCCATACATCTTCAATAGGTTGGAATCCAACTTGATTACTATTATCATATGGCTTCATAGATTCAAGAATAGCACCTTCAGTCCATATGAATGTATCTTTCTTTACTCTGTAATATTTCTTCTTCATTTTACTTTCCTTTATTCGTACGATTGAATTGCAAGTCTGACTGACTGTACAAAGTTTGGTGCTGCAATGTTATACCCTTGGTTGTACAAAGAAAGTATCAAGGTTTCCATTCCTTCAAACTCAGGAGTTTTAGGAAGATCACTTGTAATACCTCTATTAGTAATACCGGTAGTTGTGTCTAAACTGTCTGTTACTTGGATGTTACTTACTCCAAGATTTACTACTTTACTCATCAAATAATCCTTCTGGATAAACTGCTGACATTCTCACACCAACTGTTACATGTCCATGTTTAAATTTAGTAGGTTCGAAATCATTCTTTGAATTATCTGAAATAGGATAACAACACATAAGCCTGATTTCTAATACCTGAAGATCTGGTACTTTATCAAATACTTCTTTAATATCTCTAAACCAAACATCATTGAACTTTTTAGTCTTTACTACTTGCTCATCACCATCCAAATTTGTCCAACGTGGAGATGGTGCCACTCTAACTTTAGAAAAATCTATATCAAGATTCTCTAATCTAGCAATCACATTATTTTCTTTCTGTTTGAGCTTAAGCTCATCTGATTCTAATGTTAAGGTTCTAAGTAAATCTTTAAGTTTTATCATGTTCTTTCCTTTTTTTACTTAATATAATCTTCTATTTTAAAATGTACTCGCACCAAGATTCGAACTTGGGACCTGAAAATTAGAAGTTTTCTGTTCTATCCAACTGAACTATACGAGCATAAAATGGTGGGCGGTTTTTGAATGTTTCCAATCTACCTTTACACACTGTGTATCGCATCCGCCGAGGTAAATGCTAAGTTCGACGGGAGGGAATTGAACCCCCATGCTACACATTATGAGTGTGCTGTATTACCAGTCTACCACCATCGAAGATTTAATCAATTACCATCTTACGCTTAAACATTATCTATACCGAGTTCTACCTATCCGCTCTTATTAATAAGTATATCATCTTGAGCACTTAGGCTATTCTTAGGTGATATACAGTGGCGAAATCAGTGTCTCCTCTATATGGACTTAACATGTTAATATCGAGCGCTCTTCTATTAGTGGCGCTATTATATTGTATTAATTATGCATGTCTAAGATAAGATTATTAATGATGATAGAAAGCATGCTACTTCACATATGCGATTAGGTTCTAGAATAATTGCAACTCCTTTCAGTATTAGAAGAGTAAGTAAGGTATTCTATATCATTAGAACTCTAAATCTAAAGAGTAATTGATTAGTGATTTAAATGATCTTATTCAGAGGTTTAGCTTTCTAAACTTAATTATAAAGAAACACTCGATTGTTATAAAAAACCGAGTACTCCTCCAATTGGAGCTACTAATACTCCAATAACTCGCATCACTACCATACCATCAATATCGCCAGAGGCATAGCTTTGATTAAACACATTTATTAAATTAAGTACCCATCCTACACAGAGGATGGCACACGCTATGGTCATCGGGATAAAACATCCTAATGGTGTTGAACTGAATCTACTTCTACTCATGAAATCTCCATTTCGTTTATTTGTTGCATGTTAGTTGGAAATACAGTACCTTCTGTTTCCTTGATAAAATCTGTCGTAGTCATTGGTGTAAGATCCATTGACGTGATAAAGTTTTGTTTGTCTTCACATGAATCAGCAGGTGTCATTTGGAGGCTGAGAGAGCCATCAATATTTCTTACAATAAAGATATATGAGTTATCACCCCATTCGTCTGTATAGACTCCCATGAACTTCCAGTACTGAATCTTACCTGAAAGTTTAATTCGTTTGTAATACATTAGTTATGCCTCTAATAGTTTAGTATCAATTTCGAAATCATATTCAACGGATGCTTTAAATGCTGTACTAAGATCGCAATGACCTTCGATACAATAAGCTCTTTCTACACCTTCAGGTTTTGACCAGAGGTTGAGTTCTCCTTGAGACTTTGTAATGAAGTCTACTACTAAGCCAAACATTGTGATGGTGTGGCCAGGTTTTGGTTCCCATTCACAGAAGCCTTCTTGAATTTCTTCATCTGCTATAATAAAGCTGTTGTTGAGTAGAGTGGCGATGTTGGATGAGATGTTATTGATCTTTGGCATTGTTCTTTCTCCATAATGTTGTAATAAGTTGATATTAGAAGATATACCAACTATAGCGAATGTAAACCTCTTATTGTAACTTTATTCATTTATTTTTAAAGGTTAACAAGTTAACATCAAATACACACATCTTACAATACTTACTACACCTACTATACAACATGCTATAGATCCTAGTGTAACATCTTTTGCTCTTTTCTGTAGTGCTTCAGCCATTAAAAAACTTATACAAAATAATACAAAGGTTAGTGATATCATAATTATAAATCTCTATTTGGATAAAAGCTCATCTTTTAAAGTATAAATTTTATCATTAGATAAAAGATCAACCTTTATTTTAAATTCATTAATTGAGTCGCGACCATTAATGGCTTTGTATACATTAAACTTTTCACATATAGCGTTATTCAGGTCACATTCAATATCATAAGTCCCATCTGGTGCTTTATCTACTGTTGCACCTTGAGTAATGAAGTAGAATAAGTCTTCTACGTCTCGTACATTAGAGTGTATTGAATGTGCAAATCTCATTACTACTTTAGATTTATCATATTTCAAAGAACCTTTAAATATTTGATTAAGAGCATCCATATAAACTAACTGATTTACTAGAGTTTCATAAGGTATAATTTGTGAATGAACTAAAGTGTGTTCATCTTCGCCAGCTGGACTTGATTCTTTAGTTAAGACATATGTTTTTACTATACTAACAGTGTCGACACCCTTTAATCTAAATACAGTAGCTATGTTATGTTTAGATAAAGTTTTAAAATTATCTCCACCTTTATGCGTATGTATGTTGATATTTTGAGCTTCTAATAAACCTGTCAGTTTAGTTTGAACAAAGTCTGATTTAAAAATAGTGTTGATGTATTTTTTTATAAGATCGTTATTGACACCTTGAGTTATACGAGTTGGTGCAAACTCAATGAGTTCTTCTACTTTTGTTTTCATGATTAAGCTCCTGGTATGATGAGAAATTCCATGATCTCTTCAACAGTGATTATAAGGTTTCGTTTAGACTCACCTCTATTTTCTCTAATAGCATACTCAAGTACTTCTTTAGCTTTAGGATAATCTTTAAGACCTGTCCACTCTTTGATATCTTCATTGAACTTTTCATCAATTGCAATGCAATCTTTTCTTCTTGATTTAGCAAGCTCGCTGTAAAGATCCATTGAATCTTCATAGTCAGAAAGTTGAGCTGCATATGTCATGAGAGCTTTTGAGTAGTTAGTAATGTCAGCAGATGTAGCACGGTTCGAATTTGGTTCTTTTGGTTTAGTAGGTTTCTTTGGTTTAGTTACTGATACAGGGTATTCATATACATCGTTGTCAATGTTTTCGTAAATATCGAGTTGATTTTCCATTTTAAATTTCCTCCAAGTTTGATGTGTTCCAGAATTTGCAACCATGAAGATCTCTGTCAAGCATTACTTGATCCATGTCTTCTCCATAGATGTTAGCAATACATGCTGAGAAATTATCTTCTCTTCCTTCAGGACAATTGTGAATCGATTTTGTCTCTGTGTTAAGTTTTACTAGATCGCCTTTTTTCATGTGGGACTCCTTGTTAAGTTGATAGATCTATTATATACGTGGTTTATTGTTTGTACAACTACTTTACAGAAATAAATTTAACTTTTTTAGAATAACAGATTCCATCTACTTTAAGAAACTGTTCCATTGTCTGGTCACCATTTCTGTGATTAGTTGTTTTAACTGCTAAGTTTGTTTTGTAATGATGAAGAGGTAAAATTGGAATGGCATAAACCGGAGCACCATCAGGCCAAGTCATATGATCTACTAAAACAGATGCTACTGTAGGAATATCATCTTCATAAGTTCCTTGTTTAACCAGTCTACCAAATGTACAATAGCTAGAACGTGTCTTATCAGGATTTTTAATTTCTACAATGCTGCTGTTTCTTCTGAATTTAATTCCGTCATACATCATCTTAATATCCTCCGGTTAGTGTGATTGTAAGATCTGTTGCATAACCATCAAATGTTAAACCTTCTTTAACTAAGCCTGCAATGAGTGATACATATTCTTCCATCGTTTCGCATTTGATAACATTCTTCATAATCTGTTCCTTAGTTAAGTTGATAAGTCTAGTATATACCAACTAAAAGTAATGTACAACACAAAAGACAATAAAAATTAATTTATTGTCCTTTGCCTTAAAACTAATTAATTAGTCCCAGCGTTCTACCCATGATGATCCTACTACCATTTTACCATCAACAAACTTAACACCCTTCTTAAAGTTTCCTGATTTTTCAGCAGCTTCTAATAGATCTGATTCAGATCCTTTATAATTAGTAAAGTCATAAGCAGTTACATCTTTATGATAAGTATCAGTAGAAGCATGACTACCAATGCCCATATCTTTAGAATTACTGGAAGCAGATAGCTTTTCAGATTTAACATACTTCTTATTCCAAAGCCAATTAGAAAAGAAGTTATTAAGTACTCCACCTTCAGTGGAATTATCTGTATTTAGATCTGACATAATATCTCTAGCCATGCTCATTGGATTACCTGTAGGATTTGAAATCCATGCCTTTGTAACTGGCGTACCATAATTAGTATTGCCTGCAGATACAGATAAGCCAGAAATTCTAGACTGTGGTAGGGATATACTTACATCCATAGTAATACGAATAGTAATTCTATCATAAGTTCCATTAGACGGCGTGTTTGAATTAGCAGCAGCATCAACTAAACTTTGATCAAATAATGTCATAAATTCCTCTTTCTCATTAGAAGGAATAAATTCCAATGCTACTAAAGGATCTGCAGCATCTACCGATATGCTATATGAAACATATCCAGAATCTTCTGTGCCATCTTCCCAAACAATTTTGTCACCGTAGTGATGATACTTTTGCTTAGAGTAAGAATTGTCAGTATCCATTCTCATAGTATTAAGGACAGCAGATCCTATTTGTAAGAGTTCAGAGTAAGCTTCGTCTTCAGACTTTTTACCTTCAGTAATGAATTGCTTCTTAGAAGATTCATACAACTTAATAAATTTTGAATTTTTCATTAGAGGTCTAATATCTCCAGGATATCATCGCCAATTGAAATCTCATATTGTTCAATACCTTGTTCCAAAAGTTCATCAGTGAATGAAGCTGCATGATCTTTATCAGCAAATACAAACTCGTTTGTACTTTCCATAGTTCCATTATCTCTATAACCGTCATTGAATACGTCTTGAGCCAATTGAGCTTTAGATGCAACTACTTCCACTGCATAAGAATTAGAACCTTCAGTTACTATTTCTTGATTTGCTTTGAGTTTATCATGACCTTCTTTGATCTTATTAATAGTATCAGAAGAAAGATAAACTCTACTAGTTGTACCAAGAATTTTGTTATAAGTTACTAACTCATAATCATTGCCTGTAACATTAAGTTTATTTAGATATTGATCATCTGATAGAAATACAGTGTCTTCGTCATCATTAGCATCATGATCTTCAGTAACCACTGAGCCATCATCAGACACGTATCTTGAGAAATTATGGAGAGTATAATCAGCTAAGATAATATTGTCTCCATGAAAGATAACAATGTCAGATTTTTCATCAGCATCATCAAGTGTAGAAACTGATGCAGTAGCTCCGTCAGCCAAGTCAATTGTTCTTGGTTCAGAACTGAGTTCTCTAAGATTATTTGCAAGTTGATTAATAGATGCTGCACTAATTTCATCTGCGTTAGCAGTATTAATTACTTGTACGTTCTCATCTTCACCAAATTGAGATTGAATTACATCAGCCATACCTGCGCTGTATACATCACCTAATGATTCAGAATCAAATGTGACTGCTTCTGTAAGTTTTGTTTGTTGTACTGACTCATAAAGAGCAGCGAATATTGATTTTTTCATATTATTTATTGAGCTCCTAAAGCTTCAGTTATTTTATTTAGTTCGTTGTATGCTTCACAAATCGTACTGGCTTGATATACTCCATCTTGCCAAGTCACTGGTTCTTCAGGACCCATTTCAGATTTTTCTGCAAAGAACTTATAATTTTTAAGAGGTGTGTTTGCCATACACTCAATTTCAAGTGTACCATCTTCATATGTTCGCCAAAGAACTTCCAAAGAAGTATGACCTACGAGATCGATTGCAATGTTACCTTCTGCATCAGATACAGATCCTTTGATGTCAGAGATATCTTCTTCGTCTACACCAATTCTTGCATAGAAAGGTCTATCAAGTGTAGCACCTTCTACAGATTCAACTACTAGAGTTTTCTTTGTACTTTCATACAGTTCGTTAAATTTACTCATTAGTCTACCAACCAGTAAGCATCTACATCTTTGAATTTTGAATGCGGTTTAATTTCAACAATACCACGTTGAACTAAATACTGAAACACTGTTCGCATTTCGTCATCCCACATAGCAGCTTGCATGTTGTTACCATTCTTTTTAAGTTGGTCTACAGCAAATCTTTCCATTTCATGAAGTTCTTCAAGTGAATTGGGTTTAGCTCCAGTTTTAGCGGCGCCATCTACTGCATCTTGTTTAACTGTGTCAGATGATCCAACTAATTGATCAGATACATCAGTGGATGTAGCTTTGTTTCTAAGTTGTTCATGAATATATTTAGAAGCTTCTACATATCCCATTTCACTAGGATCTACATAAATCTTTTTATCAGTTTCTTTACTCATGGCAAATATCATTGGTTTACCGGGTCCATCTTCAAGGTCTACGTAGAATGTAACATCGTCTAATTCGAATTCGAATCCAGCACCTGAATCACCGTCATAAGGATCAATATTCCAAAGACCAGTAATACCAGGATAGTTGGTGTTGTTATCAATTTCTTCAGCTATATCGTTAAGAAATTTAATTGCTTCTGAATCTTTAGGTTTATCTATCTTAGGAGCTTTACCAACTTCACCTGTTCCAACTTCATGAACTTTGACAATACCACGATTCATCAAGTTATCAAATGTAGTTTCATGCTCAGATTCTTTGCCAGTTGCTTTGCTTACAGTTTTATAATTAATCCAGCGGCGAGTAGCACCGGCAGGATCATCTTGCATTGAACCATTATGATAACGTTGCTCTCTACGAGTTTCATTTTTTAGTATAGTTACCATGTTACGAGTGGTTTCCCATACTGTTCCAGGAGTAAGCTCAGATGGTTTATTAATACCAGCATCTTTAAGAATTTGTTTAGACTTAGGCTTATTAAGTTTCTGTCTATACTTACCTTTATCATTAGCAGACATAACATCAACATTGCCTCTA